TAGGATTTACTACTTCTCTAAATCCCCAAGCATACCATTGCTGTTCTGTTGCTGATTGTAATCCTACGGTACCATTAAACTCTTTAAAGGTATTTTGGAATCTAAGATTACCGTCTATTATTATTGCTTTCATATGTTTTATATTATTTTATTTACAGCAGCATAGAACCAATAATTACTTGATAATATTGTGCTAAAATTATTACCATAATCTATTGATTTCTTAGGATTATAATTGTAATAACCAACAAGTTGAATTTCCCCTGTTCCTGATAAACCAACAGAGAAAGCACCAGTACTTCCACCAACACCTTTAATTGCCCAAGTAGCACCATAATCATTTGATACATAAATTCCACCAGTATAAGCAGCAGCTGTTTGATACTCACCATTATTTGATAAATCCATTCCTCTCCAATATTTAATACCAGCAGTTGTATTTCTTGTCCATGTAACACCGTAATTTGATGAATAATAGTAATAATAGTTATTTGTTCCTGCTACTTGGTATTGCCCACTAGATGACATTCCAGCAGAAAGCCAAGTTCTAGTGCCAGGTCCTGTTCTTGTAGTCCAAGAGACTCCATAATCATCAGATGTATATATATAGTCACTATCAGCGACAGCTGTTTGATACTGTCCTGTCTGTGATATGCTAATATCAGTCCAATCTATTGCACCTATTGCTGTTAAATCTGCCCAAGTGGCTCCATAATCATTAGAATACTGTAAATAATCTGTTCCATTTTGTGTTCCTGCTAATAGATATTGCCCATTTCCTGACATAGCTATTCTCCTCCATAATTTACTACTTGCTTTTTGATTCCAACTTACTCCATAATTATTTGAAGTATGTATATACCCATCATACGTACAAAAAGCTTGATATTGTCCAGTATTACTAATTGTCACATCTCTTACGCCAGATATAGAAGTATTTTCTGTCCAAGTAGCGCCAGCATTATTAGAACTAAATAAATGATCTGTATTTGATAGTAACATATATTTTCCATCCTCACTTATAAGCATATTACTTTTCAATAATTGATTATTTCCTATTCCCATCATAATTTTACCAATTTATAAGGCCTGAACTAAATACAGGAGTTGTTACATTAAACAAATAAATTTGTATTTGATTTGTTTTAGTACCATCAAATGCTGTCCAATCTCCTTTCACTGTGGTTGGCTTAGTTATTGTATAATTTCCTGTTATTTCTAATGTTATTGTTTTATATTGCTGTGTACTATAATTGGAGAATGTAAGGCTTGTAATAGCACCTGTCATTACCATTTTATAATGAATCCCAAGACTGCAATCAATATTTACAGTACCGCTAACACTTCCAAGATCTGTTCCTGCTTTCAGTTCTGATTTTAGTTCAACAATACCAACAGAGCCAGAAGTTAATCCTGTCCACGGCACATTAACAACACCTTGCCCTGCTGCATTAACTTGTAGCCCATAGGTTCTAAGTGCTGTTGAGCTTATGGCGTTTGAAGCAACCGTTTGTGCTGTGTCAGAGAATAACTCTATTCCTCCAAGTACTGTTGAAGTAGCTGTTGGAATAGTGAAAACAGACGATACTAATTTATGCTCCCATAATCCAGATGTAGTGTTATAAAATATACCTTCATTGTTTAAAGCAGCTCCATCTTCAACATTTACTAAATCTTCTAGGTATAAAGGAGGTATAACACTTGCAGGAATTGGAACTAGTGAACGAACCGGTGTAGTTCCCCCAAATTGAAATTCATAAGTTGGATCACTTCCTAACGGAATTCTTCTTGCATAAAACTTAAATACAATTCTATCAGTGGCTGCAAATACGCCATCATTCCAGATTGCAGTAGCAGAAAATTCAACGTAAAGTGGTGACGTTACTACTAATGTATCAGAAGATAATCCTACTTCAGTTTCAACTCCAGCTGCTGTTCTTTTAAATATACGGTAATGGAAGGTTGCTTCCCCACTACCTAGTGTTTTTCGTATATTTCCAACAATAGTCATGTTAAATACACCTACCTCACCTACAATTATATTAGGAACGGATATTAAAGAAGATATTAACTGGTCTGTTCCGGTTATTGTTCCGGTAGAAATATTGACTGCGGTTGTATTGTAATCTGGGTCAGTTAGAGATTTTACTAATTTAAAATACCCTCCAATGTCAGCTGATGCAGTTGTAGGATATAGTATTAAGTTTGTGGGTAGTTCAGCACTTGTTATATATTTATTTGCATCTACGCTTCCGTCAGCTTTTAAAAATTCGGTTTGTAAACCGCCTACTTTAATAAAGGAGTCCGCAGTTATGTCTCCTGCCTGTATTGTTGTTACTACAGTTAATGAGTTCAAGTTGGCATCTGAGCCACTTGTAATAAGTTTTTTCCAGCTTGGCATATTTATTTGTTACGGTTGGCTACATCAAATGTGTGATGTCCACTTCCCTTTCGGGCCAATAATCAATATACGTATAAATAGAGATGAGACTCGAAAGCCTCATTTATCTATTTTAATGTCTCTATTTTATCTACTAGTTTTACCCAGGTGTTGTAAAACATTTCGAACTCTTCGCCTCGGTAGGTTGCTGATCTCATCTTAGCAAGTATAAATTCTAATTCTTGCTGTGTAAGTTCTCTGCTATCCTCGCTTTTTACTTGCTTCTTAGCTCTATCTAATATTCCCATAACTTATTTTGTACTATTTTATGCGTAAATAAATATATCTCCTGCTTCTATTCTAATGTTACCGTTATGATCTGCTTGAGCAGTTGCTGCATTTGCTACAGTTCCTTCAAAAACACCTCCTACATAGTAAGCCATTGTTTGTGCTCCTGTTGCATTAGAAGCTATCGTACTTACGATTCCTAAACGACCATCGTTTGCATTATAACTAGCATCCCATACAAGTCCTGTTCCTGATTGTGCAACTCCGTTTGTTCCACCAAATATAATACCTGAGTCTGTATTTGCTGCTGATCCTGAGTTCAATAAGATGAAAGTATCTTCTACCTCTAGGTTTGTAGTGTTTACTTGAGTTACATCACCGTTTACCCTTAAATTACCTCCTACTACTAAGCCACCGGTGATTGTTACATCGTTAGGTAATCCTACTGTAATTGAACGATTAGCTCCTAATGCTGCTGCTGCTCCACCTGTTACTTCTACTTCATTAGTTGTACCTAGAACTGTTAATGTTACGTTACCCTGAACTGCTGTGTTTGCTGTTGTACCGTAGTTAACTGCAATAGTAGGTGTTGAACCTTCTCCTGTGTTTGATCCTATTGTTACCCCTGTACCAGTTCCTAAGTTAGCTACATAATCCCCTGTTGTATTTGCTCCTAGTACTACACCTGATATATTAGCACCTGATCCTGAGAATGTTCCTTTAAATGATCCCGTTAAGCTTGAAATACCTCCTGTTAGTCGTATTGAAGTACCACCTGTTATTAAAGTTCCGTTATCTGTTAAAGAAGAGTTTGCAAACTTACCATCGGTGTCATTCCATTTTGTAATTGCATTAGCACTTAAGTCTGCTGCACCTGATACCGCTACCTCCAGAGGAATTTCAGCGTTATACGTGAAAGGTGAAATACCTACTCCACTGGATAAAGCATTTGTTAAGGATTCTGCTGTTGCAACAATTCCTGTTAATCCAGATCCATCTCCTTGAAAGGATCCTGAAAATGATCCGCTTAGTATCGTTGTATCCCCAGATACTAAATAATTTGAATCATTGTTTAACTGAGAGATGTTACTTCCTGAGACAATGACTTTTTTCCACTCTGCCATGTTACTATGCTTTAAAGTTTATTGTAGTTTTTATTATAAATAGCGCTATGTTCTGAATCCAAGGTAGAATGAGTTACTCGCACTGTAAAATAACCCTCCTTCAATTGGGGGAGGTGTTATTGATTGTGAAACTAATTGCAATGTGCCTTCTTCAGTTATTTTAATTGTTTCTGTTCCATTTGAGACTACCGAAAAGTAATCTGATACTCCGTTTAAATTTAGCTGAAAAGATCCAGTTATTCCTACATTTCTGGATGTATTCCAGTAAGATCCTGTCTGTCTAAATATTCCCTGATTAATAGTAGAGAGATTTATTCCATTCAGCTCTATAGATCCTGTAATGTTCAAGGATCCGGTATAGACTGTATCCGTTAAATTACTGCTTATCTGTTTCCACTGTACTAATGCCATCTACTGGTTAAATTTTCCTATTAATACTACCTGATCTACTCCTTGTACGATTGCATAAGCTAATCCTGTAAATATTACCTCTATTCCTGAGGTTGTTTCTACTACTGTTCTTACATCCCCTGGTTGAAGCACTCCATTCACATAAACTGTAAAATCGTCTTGTATTATTGAAAAACCTGCTGGTGTTAATGCAAAAGTTGCTCCTGTAAATAGTGCGGTATCTACATCCATTGTATCAGCAATTGCTGCTGTATTTGTACCTAGGTATACTATCTGCTCTGCTGTCATTCCCGGTACTATGATTGTTGTTGGTGCTGCTGTACCTAAATTATCATAGAAACGTGTAGGAGCTCCTATTTCCGGTGTGTTTGCTTTGGCTATAAGTACCTCAGAACTACCTTCTGTCTCTAGTTTAAAACTTACTGAAGATTTTGAAAAATACTTTAAAGATCCTTTAAGTTGTGCGTTAATTGTATCGGGTACAATATGACCTAACAATTTTATATTAAAGGATGTCTTTACAGCCCTGTCTTTTCCTTGTGTTAATTCAGTCACTAACGTATAGTTATCAATCATTGCACGGAAACTAAACTTTTCCGAGTCTCCCCAATAAGCATCTGATGAATAGTTAATAGCTTCCACTAATTTATTCATTTGTTCCATGTACTCTGTAAATATTATACAGGAATACGTAATATTAACGTAATCAGGTATAACTACTCCTTGGTATTCCTTTACTGCAACTCTGTTATTAACTAAGTTAAACTTACTATATACATTTTTCTGTGAGTATTTCTTTTCAAATACTCCTATATTGTTAGGATTGTTGGCATCTAGTTTATTCCCTAAGTTTCTATTCTTCTCCATCGAATCCCTCTTCACCATTATTAGCGGTGCTTGTATCTTCCCTTGAGCATCCCTATAGAATCCGTCCTGTTGTACTGATTTCCAACGTTCTGGAGATCCGTAGATAACTGGCACGTTTACAACTGTACCGTTTTGAACTACGCTCGGTTTTATTACGTTCTCAAAGTAGTAAAATATAGATTCATCAATATCCTTCAGCCCTAAGCTAAAATGCTGTGCACTATCACCTTTTACGCTTCTTTGATACTCCCTCTTCCTATTATCGACGGTTTTTACTGTTCCTTGGTTTGTATAGGCAGTGAAACTCTCTTCAGAAAGCTGTTTCTGTGTTTTAGGTGTGGGTTTCTTATTATCTGCCATATTTTAAACTTATATGTGTTCTAAGTTGCTTTTTAAATGATGAGAAGATACTAAATAGTTTTTCTAACTTTGCATCATCCGGATATTTCTTCAACACATCCTTAAAGTCCTCATGAATACCCTCTAACTCCTTATCAATAGATTTTAACGGCGTATATTCCACATCCCAACTGTACTGACCTGTTACTTGATCATAGTCTGTCTGTTTAGTCTTAAATTTACCGTCTTCCTCTCTAATAATATCTATTAATTTCATCTTACTTTTCTTATACCTGTTTTATCCCCTCTTGTTAAGTGACAATCTACTATAATAGATATTGATGAACCAAATCTATCTCCATATTCGGTTAAGTTATAAGAGCTGTCTTTCCCTAAGAATAATTGGTTTTCTCGCACTGTATCTACTTCATACAGACCTTTTGACCACTCTATTATATCACCTACCTCAGGTACAGTGTTTACATCAACTAAATCTTCTCTTATAAATGCAAATGATACATCTCTATCTAAGTCTGGTCCGAAATCATCAACTGATATTACTTGATCCCCTCTGGTAATTAGACAATTAAGCTTTACCGGGTCTAAAAAGATTTTATTTAGTGATTCTCCGTATAAATTTGAAATAGTGTCCATTAAAGACATCTTATAGTATATGATCTCTTGCTCTATTACATCGTGTAACAGCTCTCTTGCTATTTTTACCATAAGTCTATGATCTCTTACACTCCCAAATAGCATATTACTTCTTTTTTTCTATTGTTTTTTCCGCTACTTCTAGTTTCTTAACCTCCGGTACTCTACTTATAGAGTTTTGCTTAAAAGCTGCGAATGCTTCCTGTGCTGTCTTAGTGGTTAGTATTTTTACCTTCATAATAGCAGTATTGTTGTTTGATTCATGTGAAACTTGAGTAACTGTAAGTACTCCCGGCACTGCTCTCAACATTTCACCTACATCTTGTACTGTTGCATCTTCTGAATGTGTTATTCTCACCATAGCTTGGTATATTGAGAACTGTATTTCTAATATTATATCTGATATCTTCATTATCCTACGTAAATTAACATTGGTATGCTTGAGAGAGTATTACTTAAGCTGGTAGTCTCATTCGATTGTCTTTCTAATTGCTTTTGACGGGATGTTTGATCTAACATCTCTCTTAAATTAAGTAATAGAGCTTCTTTCTCACTTCTCGCATCTGCTAAAAGGTCTGCCTGGTTTAAAGTAGTCTCTCCTCCCGGTATTTGTACTGTTCCGTACTTTCCTCTAACGTATGCAAGGGTTTCTTTACATAATGCTAAAGCATATTCCCTTATCCACTCTTTACCCACGCTATTTATGTTTCCGTAAATTGGATTAGTATATGGAACGTCCGATACATGAGTAACTACGTTATCTGAGAATGTTCCATCATTTCCTCCTGATTTTTCTAAGTTTTTAAAGTAGTCAAACCATAATGTACCATTTATTTTAGGTCTAGGAAAGATTCTTAGTCGATTATCAACAAGTTCAAAAGAATATGCAGATCTTCTTATCTGATCGTTAAATTCTATAGCTTGAACTTTTAGTAAGTCAAAAGAAGCTGGCATTAGTAGAAAATTCATACCTGGAGAGTATGATCCAAAGTCAAATGAATCCATCAGTGACTGCATTCCTGTTCCTGTTCCTGCGTAAGGATCAAAGTAACGTAAGATTGCAGGTGGAGCATCGTGGTATATTTTTCGAACCTCGATTCCTCCGCTTATATGATTGGTATCTGCCCAAGCGTTTAAGTCATATTCCTGTACCCCTGATGTGATTGCTATACTTCCTTTATACCTTGTAACTAATCCTCCTACTCCTGCTTCTGTACCATAGTTTTTTGAAATTTCTATTGCTCGTGTTAGTGAAGGACGTATTAAAATGTTGTTTAAGTCTCTTGATAGGGGACTTCCTGCTAAATTTAGGTAATTCTCTCTAATGCTGTATTGATATACTTCATTACCGTATACTGTTACGGCTTGTTCGAAGCAAGTATAAAATGATCTTGCATCTAACTCCACATCTAACATAGGAAATCCTAATCTTCTTGCACAGTAATTTGCTACTTTGTCTGCATCTGCTCGAAATGTAGGTTCAAGGTCGTAGAATGCAAACGGTGTAGGTGCTGATTGTGATACAAATACTTCCGTACCCGTCCATGTTACTATATCTGCCATGCTTGTCTATTTTTAATATAAATAGCAGTTAATCTCTGAAGGTTTCGTACACTTTAAGTACCGGTGCTACAATGTCGTGTCTATGGTTATGTTCTAATGCTATTGTTCGAAAACCTTCTACCTGCTCTTCTATTCTAGAAAGGAAGGAGAATCCTGTGTCCCTCTTGTCTTTTAAATCTATTTGAGCCATATCCCCACATACTACCATTTTAGAACCTTTTCCTAAACGTCCTATAACAGTTTCCATTTGGGAATGTGTTACATTTTGTGCTTCGTCTACAATAACGAAGGAGTTTAAGAATGTTCTACCTCTCATGAAAGCAAAAGGTACAATCTCTATCTTACCGTCCTCTAATTCTTTCTTTATTTTCTCCTCACTATATAGTAGGTATAGATTGTGGTAGATTGGTGCTAACCAAGGGTCCATCTTTGCCTGTAAATCTCCTGGTAGAAAGCCTATATCTTCTTTAGCTACGGTTGGACGTGTTATTACAATCTTATCTACTTGTTTACTAAATAACATATCTAAAGCTACCTGGGTTGCTACTAAAGTTTTTCCTGATCCTGCCATTCCTTTTATAACAGTTATAGCAGATTCTAATATTATAGCTTTTGCTTGTTTTTGCTCTTCATTTAGCTGTAAGTTAAATTTAATTGGATTTTTTGGTTTTCTCTTTTGTGCAAATACCTCGTCGGTATATTTGTTTGATGCCATATATTAGAACGTATTTATTTTATAATAAATATACGAAACTTTTAAGTTATTTCCAGCCTTTTGTTATATTTTCCTCCCAGGGCAGCATCTCAAGGTTAGATATGTCTCCTATTTCTTCTGCTGGAATATTTTCTGTAAATCCTTTTTTAATGCTAATGATATGATCTAATGTGTATGCTCCTTCTTGTCCGTTTACTCCTCTTAGCTCAAAATTCTCTAATATCTCAAGTGTTTGCCTTTTTGTAACTCTCCAAACGTCTAGCTTGTAAGATTTCCAGGCTGGTAAGGATGCTTTGTATTCTTCATATGTAGCGTATCCATTTCTTTTTGCAATACCTTCCATTCTCTGCTCGAAGGTAAGTGAGTTGTTTAACCTCACTCCTTGTTCTGAGAGTCCTATGTTCCATGCGACTATATTCGGACCATTTTTCGAACCTCTTGGCCTGCCGGTTGGCTTTATCTTACTATTCGCTCTTCCTATTTCACCTGCACAGTGTTGACAGTTTAATTTACCTGTTTTATTTATCTTTGTTTTTGCATTATACCAGCTCCCTATATTTGTGTAGTGTATTGTAACTTTGCAGGTTGTGCATGTATGTGTCTCTCTAATAAAACTACTCATTGTACCTTTTTTATATAAATAGGGTATAATTACCGAAACAACATAAAAAAAGAGAGCCGAAGCTCTCTTTACCCTATATACAGTTAGTATTACACTGTTTGTAGATCTGATACGAAAATACGACCGTAAAATTCTGGTCTTAACATTTTCTTCGCATATCTCGTCATAATCCCTTTGCGAGGGGTAAAAGTTTCTGGGTCATATACCAAAGGAGTCATCATTAATGGCACGTAAGGGGCATAAACAGCTCCTGTTTCCAAGAATTGTGATCCTCTGTATCCCATTAAGATACTATTTTCAGTCATGTAAGGATTTTTGTATACCTTATAACGTCCGTTCAATTGTCCTACTTTTTGTACACCAAAAGCAAAGTCCATTTTATCACCGTCTGTGTTAGCAGCATATCCAGGAATTGATTCAAGGATTGTAGCTACTGTTGGAGAACATACTAAGAAGTTAGCTCCACCACGTAAAGTTTTTTGGTGAATTTTGTTAGATACTTTTTGGATTTTAGTTCCTAAAGTTTGGAACCATTGTCCTTGTGTATTAAAGAAGTCTGAAGTAGCGGTTGACCATTTAGTACCGTTCCAGAATTTATTGTTAACTGCTGACCATTTTTCAGTTGTAGCAGCATCTTGAATTAACATATCCAAAATCTCTAAATCAATCTCCATAGAGATGTACTCAGATAATAGTGAAGTTAATTCTGCTTCTGCATCAATTGATTGGTAAGCGTTTAAATCTTGAGCAAACTCTGGAGTCCACTGAGCTTTCAACTTTCTAGTTTTAGCTATAATAGATTCAGATGCTAATTCAACGTTAATTTCTGGAATTACGATTGATCCTCCTGGATTATCTTCAAAGTCTCCTCTTGAGTTATCTTTTGGCTGTAAGTGGTAAAGTACTGAACCGCTTAATACAGTTCCTACTATTCCAGTTTTTTTAACTACAAAAGTAACTACGTTTCCAGATACTGTTGTTAAGTCTGGGTTAGATGTTACGTCAGTAGATCCTGATAAGATTCTAAAAGCTCTTACACCTTCTGCATCAAATCCTGTGTTTATTAAATCTTTTTCAAATCTTAAGTATGCAGAAGGAAGAGTTCCGTCTTGATACGCAATAGAAGCAGATGTTGCAGCTGTACCTGATGCAGCAATAGATGCTGTAACTTCATTAATAGAGTATCCAAATTGACCTGCTCCATATAATCCTCCTGATACTTCTTCATCAACAGACATTTTATTTGCAGCTGTAGATACATTACCATACATGTTTTCTGATGCTGTACGTCCGTTTACTCCTGTTCCGTATTTAAAGTCTAAGTAAAATACAAGACCTGAAGGTAAGCTCATCGGCTGAACAGATACAAAATCTTTTGCTGAAATTTGAGCGAATACTTTACGTACTAATGGTAAAGCAACTCCTGCCCACTGTTCACCAGCTCCTGCTGAGAAGCTAGCTCCTGTTCCTGTGTTTGATTGTTCTGATACAATCTGTTTTGCTTGATTCTCAAGAATCATAGCCATGTTATTTCTGTCTACATCTTTAGTAATGTTTTCTAGTAGTCCAGATTTTTCCCATTTCGAGGCTAAACGAACAGCATCAGCTTGTAAGCTTTTGTAGTTGTTTGCACTTTCTAATAATTGATTTACTTCCATAATTGGTTATAAGTTGTTTGTTTTTTATTTTATAATTCCTGCTAATTTTTGCATTCTAAGTACAGCTGCAGATTCCGCTATAATTTCCGGTCTTTTTGCAGTTACTCCTGTTGCTTTGGATGCTCCTCCTAGTAATCCTTCTTTTACTAACCTTTTTCCTGTACTTTCTTCGGATTTGTATTTTAATCCGCTTTTAGATACTGTCTCAAATACTAGCTTAACTTCTTTCACTGTTTCCGCTTTGTCAAAAGCAGTGATTATGTTCACTTTTTGTGATTCGCTTAGTTGATTTGCTTTAAAGATCCTATTTACGTAAAGTAACTTCGCATTAAGTAAGTTTGTTTTTTTAGACTCTTCTGTAAGAGTTCTAATAGTTTTAAGTGCTTCAGCTAATTCCTTAGATGTTTTACTTTCTTCCATACGTCTTACGCTTGCATTATCTGCAGCTAAATCTTGCATGAATTTCAAGGCTTTTGCATGAGCTGCTTTACCTTTTTTAGCTATTAAACTAGCTAATCTAATTAAATCATTGTCGTCTGTAAGATCACCTACTCCGTACCCTGGTCTGTCTTCCTCTATTGGATCTTTTCCCATTTCTGATAGTTCAGAAAGAAGTTCGTCTAAGTCAATTTCTTCTTCGTCCTCAGCTCCGATCATATCGTCTGCTGGTAACTCATCTCCCATTTCTTCTTCTTCTTCTTCCGGTGCTTCTTCTTGTGTAATTAGATCTTTAATAAGGTTTTTTAAATCCCCCATAGTCATAGACTCAAAATCGATAGGTTCATCTTCTAATTCCTCCTCAGATTGTTCTGAGTCTTCGGAACCTTCTTCTCCCTCTAAATTTTCTAAATCTTCTTCTTCGATAGTTATTGATTTTGGTGGGTTTGGTAATTGGTTTTTGTCTTGACTACCCATTGTATAATCAACATCTTCTTCTTCTTCCATTTCTTGAAGTTTTGCAGCTAGCATGTTTTTCAAGTGTGGTGTTAAAGTTTCCTCTAGTGCTGTTTTTGCATTTGCAATTGCAGCTTCACGGATTGACTTAGCTTCGGCAATAGCTTGCTTGAATAAATCTTTGTTTGTCATTTAATTAATTTTTTTTGGTTCTCTACGATTATTTGAATCGTAATTGGAAAGTTTAATTTGCGTAAATACTGTATAAGTAACAGTATATTTTTATTATAAATACACTACTTTTATAAAAACAAAGAAACCCCTACATTTCTGTAGAGGAGTCTTTCTCTGCCTTCGGTAGCGTCCGAGGAATTATCTTTACTCTCTGTCGTCTATAAATATTCCTATTGATTCTAGTTCATTAGGATTGTGACTACTTATTAACCGTTTTTTAATCTAATGAATAATTTGCTAATGAATATAGTGTCATTACATATCCTGTTGCCACATTTTTTACAGTTGCCGATTTATTATCCGATGATAGTACTATATAAGTCTTTCCACTCCTAAATTTATTGGATAACTTACTACCTGGTCTTATATCATCAAAGTTGATTTTCTGCCGGAAACCGGGTGCTTCGTTCAATGGGTTCTCTAGTTCCTCAAGTGAATCTTCTACTTTTAATATTTCCTGGGGTTTAAATTGAGATAAAAATTCTCTTGGAGAAGTTTCCATTGAACCATCTTTACCAGAAATATCATTACCATTTATTGTAAAAAACAACCCTTTTTTACCTTTATACTCATCATCCCAATTCATATCTATAGCGAAATAATCACCATCTGGGAGGTCTAAAACTCTAAAAGAATTTTCTTCAATTTCTTCATCATCTAACCTTTCCTCTAAATTAACCGTACCTTCTATTTCTTCCAAGAATCTTTGTATTCTTCGGTCCGATTCCATGTCTTTATTAAGAATTGTAACAGCATTTGGAAAATCATCTCCTCTTCCAAAATGCCACTCATAGTCTACATCTTCTTCATAATTTTTAAAACCGTATCTCTGTTGTAAGGTTTCTTCAAACTCTTCCATATTCATACCGAAACTATTTGCCATATCATCGCTAATAGTGTAAGTAGTCGTTTTCTCCTCTTTTATAAGTTTAGAAACCCTAGTAAGCTTATTTTCTGTTAAAAAATTTCTTAAGTTAAAAGTACTGTTCATTTTTATAATTGTTTACTGTTATACTCTTAATATATCGTTAATAATGTTGTGGACTTTTCCGTACTTACTTTCTTCTTGCTTTCCTTCATTTAGTGATATAGCAGTCATAAAAGCTCCTTGTGTTGAAGGATTTGATACAAAATCCCATGCACTTAGTTCAAAGTCATCTTGAACTTCTAAAGTTCCTTCATTTGTCTGTTGAACTGATCCGGTTCCTCTTGAGGAGATTCCGATTGTATGTCCTGCTTTGACTATCTCTTTAACAATATTTCCAGAAGGGGTGTTAAGTAGCTCAATTACACCTCTTAGCTCATCTCCTTCCCACCATAATTTTTTTATTACGTGAGATGCATTCTTAAGAGAGACTATTATCGAGTCTGGGTGATCTAGTTCTCCGTAGGCATTCCCTACTTTTACAAAATTCTGTTCGTAAAGTTTAACTTCTCTTTCCAATATTTCTTTTGCGTAAACTCTACCATTCTGGTTTTTAGCTCCAGCTCTTTGTAATATTCCCTCTACTTCAAAGACTCCAGGTTTTTCTCTGGATTCTCTGAGTAAGGATCTGAAAGGTGTTACCTCTACTAATAGTTCTTTCATGTTTAGTTTCCTGTTCGGTTTTTAATTCCAGTGTATGCACTGTACAAATGTTCAGAAATACTTAACGCATCCATATTTGTAAGTACAGGAGCTGCTCTTTTAAAATACTTCGCTAAATCCAGTAAGAAAGCTTCCATTTCATCTGCGCTAAACTCAGTAACGTCCGACATTGTTTCTTTAGCTCCCTCGAAAAGATTTTGTCTTCTCCACCTGTGTATATTAAAATCTTCCATTTACTTTTTTTTATTTGTATATTTGGTACTTTTTGTTTTTCCTTCATTCATTGAAAAAGATGTTCCAGCAGTTTCACTTGGATCAAACCCTAGTTTTTCTAATTCCTCAGGTGATATTCTTTTACTCTTAGGCAGTTCAATTGTCATATACTTATCTAGTACAGGTTTTAGATCATTTTTAAAAGCTTTGGATACTGCTGGAGCCATAAAAGATCCTATTGTTGTGTACACTCCTTCAATTCCTTCTCTTGCTTCTAAATAAGTCTTCTCTATCTTTGCAATATAGTCCGCTAGGGAAGTTGCTCCTTTTCTAATACGTGATGCAAGATCTTCATTTGCATCATTCTCGTAATTTATAAATCTTTCTAAGTTCTCTGCTTTAGCTTCCTTAAGCATTTTCTTATCCTCTGTAAGTATGTTTGTAATTAGTTTCTTAAAGGTTTCTTTTAATTGCTCTTCTTTACTTCCCTCGTTTAATCCCTGTTCTTTATTTTTCTTTGCTGCGTATGCTTGTGCATCTTTTTTTTCAGCAAATCCTTTCACTCTAATTTCTCCTTCCCATACTGCCCAAGGTTCCTTTTTATTTTTACAAGGGCGTACTATATACTTATCGTTCGTATTACCTGAGTGACTTTCATTTACTCCTTCCCAGTCTTGGCTTCTCAGTACTTGCATTAAAGCGAAGACAGCATCTTGTGTTGAATAATTATACCTACTAGCTAATCCCCCTATAAATCTATTTACAAGTTTAGTTACTTCTGGATTAATATTTTCATTTAATTTAGATTCATTTTCTTCTTCATAATCTAGAAAATCAGTACTAGTTTCACCTTTATCTACTCTAGGTTCGTAGTCTCTTCCAGGTTCATATCTTCCGTCACTAAAACCTTCTTCTACGTCTACTTCTAAAAGCTCTCCTGAGAGGTAGTTGATTAGATCTTTCTTAGCGTGGGGTACCATGCCAGGTTCTGTCATTTCACCATTCTTCCATTCATCCCAGACTACTAATAAATGTTTAATAGCCTTGTTCAATCTCGGTCCCATTGACTCTACATACCCTCCTGTGTCGTAATCATTCTCTGTTACAACTTTTCCGCCTTTCATTTTAGCTCTTCTACCTTCTTCTAAAGTTAATTGATCTACTTGCAATGCACCTTCTTCACCATCAAGGTAATCATATGCTCCTTGTAGTTTATCCTTAGCACTACTTATTTTAGCCTGCCACCAATCTGGGAAGTCTACCTCAGAGGACATTTTATCGTACTTATCTAACTTCTTATATAACATTACTGCTAATTTAGCAGCTCTATATGCTTTCTTTTTCAACATAGCCGGTTCATTATCTTGATGTCCTACATCTAAATCTCCTACACTGTAGTCGCTTTCGTTAACCGTCTCAGTGTTTTTCTTTTTAACTACTGCTTCCTTTTTTAGATCTGCTTTCTTTAAGCCGTTGAAAGTATCTACTGTATTTTTTGATGTTGCTGCTGTAAGTTTATCGTGCTTATCTACTTTTTTAGATTCTCCTGCAATATCGTTAATATAAAAATTAGGATCTTTCTTAAGATTTTTTAATGCTTTGTCTTTAGCTTTGTTAAAGTCTTCTTGTGAAATAGTCTCTTGTGACATTAGTCCAGCTTTCTCTAATTCGATATCTATTCCTTGCTCCATTGCACCCATTGAAAACTTATCTATGTTTGCTTCTGGTTCTGATACCTTCTCTGATAACATACCTTTACCTCTAAGTATTGATACTGTATCATCATACCCGTTAAATTGAGTAATTAAATTAGGAAGCCCTAATCTGGCATCTCTTACAAATTGTGATTTTGAGAATGCTCCTTCTTGTATGGCGTTATATTTTTCCTGTAATGTTTTCATTTAACTTATTTTACTGTTTTATATCCTAATTTCTTTAAATTTTCTGTAGCTCTATTAGTTTTTTTCTTACTAAAAGCTTTCGGTGTTGCATACTGTGCTCCTTGACCGGCTGTAAAACTTGCACCGCCGACATTAGTTGCGCTCATTTCATTTAACTCCTGTAATACTTCCTTTATAATGCTTTTTAATTCACCTATCTTCATACTGCTCTCAGTTCTTTTACCAGTTCGTAATACTGTAGGATATCTACAAGGTGTTCATCAGTTACTCTTTGAGTTTTGCTTACGTTAGGTATTCCCTTAAGTACTTCCTCTAACTTAATCTTAATAATAGTATCTTGTACGGTTTCTTTAAGTTCCGTAATTGTTACTTTTAATTTTTTAAATTCTTCATTAACTACTGTTCGCAGTCTTGTAGAAGAATCTACTGATGTTATAAATTCCCTAAGTGTGTTTTTCTGCTCTGGCAGTAAGTCGTTATACTTGCTATTAAACTTCTCTAATAGGATTTTAAAGGCTAGTAACTTTAGATCTTTATCGTATTTCGAATACTCCTCAATTAACGTATCTTTTACTTTGTCTTTATCCTGAGTAGTTGCTGTAAGGTGTTCTAAGACTGTTGTCTTATTTAGTATAAGAAAGTTTGGATCAACTACATCTACTGCTCTATGTGCTTCTAATAAGCAATATAACGCTGCTAGGGGTTTATATGTTTCAACTTTTATAGAGAAAAAATCCTCTATATTATAGTTTTTACTTATTTGCTCAATTAATCTATATTTTTGAGACTTTAATAGTTGGCTATCTATGTTTCGTGATACCTCTATTATTGTTGATACGATTGCTTCAGCTTTAATTTGAGAAACTCTTCTATTCTTAGATACAAGTTCATAAAGTCCAAATTCTCTAACGAGGGCTGTTCTACCTGTAAAGTGTTCTTTAATTATAGCTACTGCAGGAGATTCTTTCTTATTCAGTACATCTGAAGCTATTTGCTTTACTAGTAGTTCAAATATTAATCCTGTATTTTTATACTTCGAGTGTCGAATCTTCATTGGTTTTATATTATTTTACGGCAGGTGTCAGATACCCTTTCAAATAAATAGTATTTAATTATCTAAATCCTTTATTTGATTTTCATTTAATAGTATCTCAATTTCTTCTTCTTTTTTCTCGAAGATGTTCTGTTTATTGTTGGGTACTCCTATTTGAGCAAGTTGATGCATTGCTTGAGATGCTGTGCTTGGCTTTCCTTTATCACTACCTTCTTGCACATTCTCATTATCGCTTGGATATCCCCCTTTCATACCTTCTTTGCCAAGTGGGTCTCTTCCTCCAACTCCTGAGTTTGTACCATATCTTGACATATGTTCTTTTGGTCTTCCTCCCTCAGGTCCCGGTTTCCCGTGTTTTGAAGCTGTTAAAGGAGATGGATGATCTTCATAGCCGGCTGGTACTTCTCCGAAGTCAGGTCCTTTTTCTCCGTTTCCTTGTCTCCTTCCGTAAAGTGTTGCTAAATCGTGAGGTGTTCCATAAGATTTTCCTGATTTAGAAGGGTCATTTCCTTCGTTCTCTATTTGGGCTAATCTAAAGAGTCTTTTTGCATCTTCAGCAACTAGGTCTCTCATCTCCATATATTTATCTTCTGATAGGTTAAAGATGGTATCATAGATATAATCTGTAGAGAATAGCTTAGAGTCCTTCATCTGGTTTGCTAGGTCTATCTTCTCTTTTAGTAATGCGATTTTTTCTTGTTCAAATATGATAGAAGGAGTTGTTAACTTGATGTCAAAATTTGTTAACGATTCTCCTCTAAATCCCTGTGCGTATAAGTGTACTAGTCCTATCTTGGTTAGTTCTGATTCTAGGATCCTTTGAACTCTTTCTACAGTTCTTGCAAATCTAATATCTTCTGCTGCTAAAGTTGCCTTACCCGATAGTTCTCCTTCAAATCCTAAATATGCTTTAGGTATTCTAAGTGCTGCAAATACCTTGGACCTTAGGTACTCAATATCGTTTGTACCGTCATACTCTAATCCTTTAGTTGTTTCTATTCTAGTTGAAGTATCCCCTCCTCTTACTGGAAGATAGAAGTCCTCCATCATATTCATCATGTTGAACCTTAAGTTATAGTCTCCTGTTTGGGGATCCATATAAGGTGTTTTTTTCATTGTATTCACAGTCTTTAACATAAACTGCTCAACTTCGGTTGGCGGAATAGACCCTACATTTACATAAAATATTCTCTTTTCCGGAGCTCTCATAATACGTGAGATAAGCATCGCATCCTCCATTAAGGTAAGTTGCTTATATACTTTTCTTGCAGGTTCTAGATAAGATCTTCCGTATGGTAAATAATTCGTTGCTGACAGTAATCTGAAGTGAGCTATCTCGTAATTGTCAAACTCTAGGATTCTTTCATTTTTAGTTGCAACATAGTTCCTATCCTGTGCTGATGCTAATCCATCTGGGTTTAATTCAAAGGTTACTTTCCCTTGTTTTTCCGGATCTTCACCTTCATGTCTCGACATATGGTAAACTGTATAGGGAAGTACATTGTAGACTCCAAACTCTTCTGCTATCTCTAACTTTAAGAAAAAATCTCCATACTTTACCATTTCACGAGTCCATCCCCAAAGGTTAAACTCTATGTTAAGTACATCGTAGTATAGATTATAAAGTATTCTCTGTAAGTTTTCGTCTGAAGATTTTATTGATAGTACTTCTCCTTGATCACTCTTTAGGGTAGCTTCATCAGCAATAATATCTAATGCAGAAGCTATTATACCATCTGAATCCATTGACTCATAATCTACATAAAGCTGTGATCTTAAAGCTTGGTAGTTTACGTTTGGATTAAATATATTCTTATTGTTGTATACGTAGAGTCTTGAAAACCTGTCTACAAGTGAATTGGTCTGATATTTACCTGTATTCTGTATATGGTTAATATCTGCTACTTTAACTTGATCTCCTCCTACATTCCTAATTATGATATCGGATGAGAATAGTCTGCTAAGTTTTTTAAATAATAAAGTATCTGCCATGTATGCTTATTTGTATATAAATATTATCCTATTCTAAAAGCCAGGATATATCCTCCTTTCCGTACGGGGTATTTACAATATACGGACTATTTTGCGAGTTAGCAACTGAAGAAATTACTGCTGAGTTTCTTGCATTCATATTTGTGAAAGATGATAATGACGCTCTTGCTAGGTCTAACCCCTGTTGTCTCAGTCTTAATGCGGTATCCCTTACATACAGTGCTGTTGCAAGTGACATTACTAAATCATCGTTGTATCCTATCTGAGCTTGAGGTTTTCCGTTCTTCCATACAAATACTCTCATTTCTCCTAGTGTACGTTTTGACTGGACTGTTACTCCTCTATCTCTAACATACTCCATCATCTTTGCAATAACAAGAGGACGTGTTCGGGTAGACATGGTAAAGCCTGGTACTAATTGATCTCTTTCGTACTTAGTCATATAGGATTCTACAGTATCCATTTGGTTTCTAGGACTGTAGTATAAGTTTTTATATTCTCTTTCTAGTATCTGTTCAATGGTGGACCACCCTATATTTGCGTTTTCTACTACAAGTAGTGCATCATTATATTCTGATGCTATGCCTACTAGTACGTTTCCGAATTCTTTCGGTGATAGTTTACCTTTGTATTCTCCTACTTGTCTACAGGCCTCTATATCGAAGATGTGAAATGCTGAATAATCGGCGGAATCCCCTCTTGAAACGTCTGCTACGACTATATACGATTTTGCATAATCTACTCCCTCCCATATCCATAAATTACCGTCAACTCCTCTCTTTTCTGCTGGGTCTTTTAAATATGTACTTTCGTAAAACATAAGATCATCCGGCTCAAATACTGTATCTCCTGAAGCTAAGAAGTCACAATCACACTCCTGCCCTGCCATTCTTGGTCCTAAATCAGCATCCTGCCTATCTCTCCAAACTTGATCTCTCTCAGGGTGAACACTCCAGGGTAATCTTATAGGTACGAATGAATTCTCCCCTGATTCAGCTCTTTCCCAAGTCTGATGGAACCAGTTACCTATTCCGTTTGGGGTTGATAAAGCCATGCACTGTCCTCCGGTAGCAAGTGTTTGCTGTGCTGCTGCAAATGTTTCGTCAATATTCTCTATAAATGCTGCTTCATCTATTAAGAGTAAAGATACAGCTTCAGACCGTGCAGCATCTGCGTTTGAAGATTTTGCCTGTATTTTTGATCCGTTTGTAAGTCTTAAAGATAATTTGTTTTTTTCAACTGCAGGTAGTTTTAACCACTTAGGAAGCTCGTCATACATAAAAGTAGTCTTAGTTACTAGGTTACGGGCTGTAGCTTGTGTAGTTGCTAATGCTAGTATATTTTTATCTTTATGAAATAACATTAACCATAAAGAGTATCCAGCAGCTAGGGTAGATATCCCTAATTGTCTCGATTTAAGCGTTATGATATACTGCTCATCTCTGAATAGATGAAGTATTTTCTCTTGAAATAGGTAAAGTGAGAAGAGTATTCTACCTCGTTTAGGGTGTTGTATATAGCAATACTTCTTCATAAAGTATGCGGGATCTTTTGCACATCTAATATACTCTTGTGCTATTATCTTCTTTATATCGCTATTCTGCATAACTACTTGTAGGTTTTGTATAAATAGCGTATATTAGAAAACCCACCGTTTTAGAGTGGGTTTGATAGTCTATACTTACTTAAAATCTTTTATTTTCTCTAGTAGTTAAGCTAACACCTGTTAACGGCCTCTGCTTAGTACAATGATTCAGCAGCCAATTCTCCTAACTCTCCTGTGTCGCGGTATTCGTCTGTTAGTTGGTCTAACTCGTTGTCATTTAAAGGAGTTCCGTCTGTAAATTCTGCATACGTAATAAATGCATCTACGAAGTCTGGATAGTCCTTTGAATCTACTCCGTCAATTTCAATAGAGCTATGTTCTACTTTAGATGAAAGTTCCTCTGTAGGCTCACTGGTTTGCAAAGGCCCTATTAGCATACTAATTTTATAGTCTCTTCCCGGTTCCTTTTCTGCTAACCTTGCAGCAAGAACTCGTTCAACATCTTGTTTATCTTCTGCATCTATCTGATATCCGTACTGTATCCCTGGTTTATCTGTAAATGATACTCCCACTCTGTAATGTCCCATTTCTTGTTCCTTAAGAAGTCTTGCATTTTTTGTAAGTTTATTCTCCGATAGGAATTGTCTTAAATTAAAGTTATCTGCCATTTGTATTTTATTTTTATTTATAAATAGTTTATTCTTAATACCAGTCTCCATTTCTTTCGATATCTTCAAAGTAATCATCAATACTGTCATACTGATCTTTTACTGCATTCCATTCTTCGTAGTGAGCTTGTATTCCTGCTTCCTCTTCTTCTGGACTTAGTTCATCTGCTTGAGGATTTGTGCTAAAATACCAGTTTTCAATTACATCCTTATCACCCCCATTAAAGTCTTGATCTACATATTCTTTTAATAATCTTGAGTTAGCAGTTATTTTATTCTCTACTAAAAATTTTTTTAAATCAAAATTGCTCATTTTACCTTCCTTTACTGGTTGTTTCTTATCTTGTTTTTTAGTAAATTTTTTCTCACACTCTTTTATTATTGAACTATTGAGTAGTCTTCTGCTTCAAAAAATACAACTGCTAGTTTATAATTTTTATCTCTAGGCATCTCGTCTGCTAAGACTGTATTATTATCGTATTCATAAAATACAGGGAAATCATCTCCTTCCTGATACTCTTCCATAAAATCCTGCTTCAACTCTTCAAGTTCTTTTGCAAGTCTTATAGGATCCTGCTGATAAGGTCTACCCTGTTCGCTGTGAATGACAGTAACCGGTTTAGTCATATCCACTCCTGCTTTCTTAAAGGCTTCTTCTACTGGGTATTTTGCGTCTTCAATACCTTTTATAGGTGATGAAGAAGGAGTAAATTCTTCTTTTAATAATCTTGAATTAGTAGTTATTTTATTCTCTACTAAGAATTGTCTTAAATCAAAGTTATCTGCCATTTGTATTTTATTTTTATTTATAAATAGTTTACTCTTATCTAAAAGATTTTAGTTGAGGATTTGTGCCTACACTATACTTTACTTCGCCTGATTCTACTGCGTCAAGTATGTCTGTCGCTGGTAAGTATGTTCTATAATCTCCTGTCTCGTGGTTGAATAATATATATCTTACTATTCTTTTCTTTTTGATATAACTATCGATCGCAGCTTTCACCATAACTTTCACAGGGTTCTCATCTCCATTTGTAACAAATACTGTACTGCTTGGATACGTACTCTCTATAAAGCTATTCATGTTTTCTATAACATCTTGAAGGTTGCCTTTTTGCTTACCTAATGCTATATCGCTTTTTAAGCTTTTTGACCAGGTTCCTTTCGCCTCTTCATTATAAGGTGAATACTTCACATTTGCTCTATCTCCGGAAAGTCTAGACGTGTTAGCTTTTAACTCTGCTGGTGCTCCGTTAATAATAAAATCACCAGCTGATGTTGTATTTAGTTTTACGTTACTGAAGATTAAGGGGAAAAGAATCTCTCCTTTTCCTATATTTACACTATCCTTAGCTCCTGTTAGATTTGCAAGATCTCTAATCTTCCCTTGTGGAAGTCCTTTAAGTCCATCTTTTACATTTCCCCTTGTTTTTAATGTGCTCTCACTTATAGCTTTAAGAAATGTAGGTATATCATTGGTAGTCCCTCTTATTAAGATAGAAATTACCTCTGCCGGTAAGTTACGGTTTGAAAACGTATCCTTGTTAATTCCTGCGTTAGACAGTACCTGTTTTATTTGATCTATTCCAGCGGATGCGGATAACGTTCTGTAGACTCTTTGTAGTAGTTTATTATTATCTTTGTTTTTTGCTAGAAGGTCTGTTATAGTATCTACTGTTATCTCTTCCTGCTCTTCATTTTCCTGTAATATCATACCACTTTCTACACCTAGTTCACTGTAAATCTCCTTAAGTATTTCTAAGTCCTCAACGTTCTTCATGTCTGGGTATCCTTTTTTACATCTAAAAGCCCATTCCTCAACTATTTTGTCAACTACCTTAATTTTCAATTCTTTACTATTTAAAAGTTATACCTAAATATACGAAATATATATTTAATAAATGACTATTTTGCCGGTTCTTCCCCTGCTTCAAAATCTATTTCCTCATCTCCTAAATCAGCTGGTGCAGCTTCTTCTCCTTCTCCGGGTGCTTCAAAGTCTGGTTCTGCTCCTGCGTCAGCTCCTTCTTCTCCTCCGGGAAAGTCTCCTCCTCCGCCTCCATCAGCTTGTCCGAATCCATCGTCTACTCCTGCCCCTCCTTCTTCTCCTGCTGTTGTAAGCGGTGCTTCTTGATACAGTATTGCAAGTTTATCTAATGCTTGTTGAAATTCACTTAATTTTCCTAGGTAGTAGTTTTTACCTGTAATATTTGCTCTAAAGTTTTTTCCTTCCCACCTTAGAGTAAAGTCCTGACCGTTTGCTAGGTTTATTCTAAATGTGGTTGGACGAGGTGATACCCAGTCTATTGTGTCTAAAAATTCATTGTAATCTCTAGTCATTAACTTTACTAATGCTGCTTTAAGTGTTGGAAATTTTTCAAGCATAGTCTCAGTAGCATCTTCTAGAACAGTTTCTTTACCTGCTCTTTCGTCTCCTATAGGATCTTCTGGTATAATTTCTTCTTGCTCACGTAGAACTTCAATATAAGCTTGTTCTATTAACCTTTTAATATCTTGTACTTTCATCGACTATTTTTTTAATATCTTATGCTTTCTTTCCAGATGATGCTTCGGTAACTTCTCCTGTTGGTAGAATTAACTCATCGTAATGTTCCATTGAAAGTACCTCTTTCTCTTTTGACATTTCAACAGCTCTTTCTGCTACATCATGTAAATCCATATCTTCTTCCGCATCCTCTTTTGAATACTCCAGTATTCTTATAAAAAGTGGAACATCCATTGTAATGGTATCGGTAGGATTTCTTTCTTCATCTGCTAGAGAAAGTTCACCTTCTCTAAGATCTAGTTTAATACCTAGTTTCTTTGCTGCTTTTAAAAGTTTCTCTTTCAGGTCTTTATTATCTACTGCTGATTTATTCTGCTTGTACATATCAAAGGCTCTGAGGTACTTCTCTCTATCTGATTCTTGGTCGTAATTTTCAGCTACTCCTGCTTCAGCGTCGTCGTAGTTACGCGTATATGAATTACCTTTACGTTCTTCCTCATCTTCTATCTGCTGTTTTAATAAAGCATCGAAATCATCATTACTCATTTCGGATTCATTTAAAGCTTCAAAATGTTTTACAAAACTGTTCTTTAGTATATCTTTATGTACAATAGCTTCACCTGACGGTTTAAATCCTACTTCTCCGATTTCTTTATCAAAAGAAAAATCAACTAGGTGTAAAGTATTACTTTCTATATAAAAAGAAAATTCATCTTCAAAGTCATTACTATACTCTACATAAACGGTAAAACTAGCATCTTCCACATCTTTTAGTACCACTCTACTTACCTCATCTCCTACTGTTCTTAATGCATCCACCAAGGGTGATATAACTTCTTTTGCAAGAACTCTTGTCTCTTCACGAGTAAGTATAGCCCCTTCTTCTCCTTGCTCTGCTGTTAACTTCACAGTCGCTCCTGCTTTTGCTAATTCTTTAGCTTTATTCTCATCATCTGTCTGGATTACTCCTATGTTTTCTTCCATAATTAATAGTTTCTGTTTTAAGATTTGTTTTACGCTCTCTAATTGCTGTACTCGCTCTATTGTAAATGCTCCTTTTGGCAGCGGGCTACCATTCTTTACATGGTTCAGCATAACTTCGCATTTATTTAAGCGATCCTTAATTTCGTCGTATGTCATATCTTTATATATTTACCTTTTACAATGCTACTGTGGGGAAAAATAATATTTTTATTGCTAATGCAACTAGTGTTGTAAAAACTATCCAGAGAGCTTTATTTACACCTTCTTTCCATTGTATTAACTCTTTTACTTCTATCTGTACTTTGAGCTTCTCTTCTGGTGAAAATCTGTATTTTGAATTCTCATTTATTTTTACTACCAGTCCTGTCTCTGGGTGCATTAGTGTGTTGGTAAGTTCTGATACATCTATTTTAAGTTCCTCAACTTTTGCCATTACCTGTTTAAGTTCACTACTCGGTATAACTTCTTTTATGTACAATAATTCTTTTAGTACATTTTCTAGTAAATCTTTCTGTGTCATATTAAAATACCGGTTTTCCCTATGTTTCTATTATAAATACACCTATTTTACATGTTCTGAAAGAAGAGTTATATACTGTTTTAAGTTTGCTAGGATTTTACCCTTAAATTCAACTGTATTTACATTCCAATCCTCTATATCTCCTTGTTCGGTTACAAAGTTCTGTTTTTCCTCTACTAACTCTAGTGCCCATTGCTCAATATCTTTCATAAACCCTTTTATATTTCCTCGCATCATCCTCTGCTCATATTGCTCATAAAGTCCTGCTTTCCTTAAATTCGACTCTATATCAACTGTACAATCAAAGCAAAAACCATGTATCTTATACATCTTCTTAGCTAGATGATGCTCCATCCCTCCGTTACACTTTGGACACCTTAACGGTACTCGTAGGGCTTTTTTTGCTTCATCTAACTTAGTAATATTTTGTCTTAGCCCGTTCTTTATAGTCCACTGCTTACCACTTTCTTCCCAGATATCACCTTCTCTGTACTTTTCTAATTTCTTGGTATATCCGGTTTGAAGTTTTGTAGATGCACCGTAGTTTTTACTCACTATGTTACGAACTCTCTCAACATCGCTCCGTTTAAATTCTTTTTTTAATAACGATTCCTTAGCCATTATAACCTAATTTTTTTAAATGATTAATAACTGGTGTAATATTACCATATAGACATCTTAAAGCTATTCCTCCGCTCTGAGTCCATTCTTCAATATTTGACCTTTTATCGTCTATCAGTATTGATTCTGGAGATGCATATTTCTGTTTATCTCCTGCTACTGCGAAAATTACTTTCGGTGAGTCTGTCAAATTATCTCTCACCCATAGGCTTTTTCCCACTCTAGAATTGTTGTCTCTCGAAGGTGATGTAAGTATTTTAGGGTTATACGGTCTTATGAAATTCCACAATTCTTCTCCTCCGGGCATCCATTCCATTTCTGTCCAGAATTTTAAACCTACTTGAACATCCACTAAGTGCCAAAAAGCAGCAGCACCGTGTTTCTGTTCATACTCATCCGGGGAGACTCCTGTAAAGTGTTCAAATCTACCTTGAAAATTTGTCAACACTCCATCCATATCACAATAGATCTGGTACTCTGGTTTGATTGTCTCCTCTGGTGTGCTCTCTAGCCCTATTAGTTCGATTAAACTGTACTTCATAGTTTTTCTTTTATTCCTAATGCTGGTAATCTCTTACGCCACAGTTCCTTTATTTCCTCTTTCTCCTGTAAGGTAATATCTTGTCCTTTCAAATACTCCTCTGCTGCGGCTGCAAATGAAACTTTCTGTTTTTTAGCTTTATAGTATAATCCTTGAATATTTGCATCAACTTCTTTTTCTAACTTAAAATACTCTGCGTTTCTTACTATTCCTGCTTTTACTAAAGCTCTTATCGTGTTATCGTCCTCTAGAAATTTACCGGTTTTTGTATTATCTGAATCTGAATGTGTTAAGTGCTCTATTTCATGTCTTATAATGTCTTTCAAGTTCATTGAAATTATTTCCCAAGCTTCCGGTAGCATTTCTGGATCTACTGTGAATACTGCTTCTATATAATCGTCATATTCTGCTTCTGCTGAATAGTCAGCTCCACCGTCCATTGTAAGTTTTCCGTACCCTTCTTCCACTACTAGTACTGCTTTAACATCAAAAGCTACGTCATTATTATCATAACTTTCTTCATAAACTATACTGTCTTCTTGGGAATCTATATTATTCTTCCAGTATCTAAAAATGTCTGAGGATACCTGGTTTGTTATTGTATCGTATCTACCTTCTGACATTATTTGCGGTATTTCTTCTTTACTGCGGTTGTAGTAGTTTATATCTTTACTTAGCATGTTGAATGCTTGTTGCATAGCTAAGTCCTCACTAAAGTCATTATCCTTTAGCTCAATTTTTGCACCATTTGCTAATTTACCAAGTATTGTGCTCACCCCTACGTTGTATTTACTTGCGAGCGTACTTATTGTTTCCTCTGTTCTTCCTCCTCTATCCCTAATACTTTCATCCGTAGTTTTCATCTTTTCAATATCTTGAGATGTTTCTTTACCTAGATTCTTTACCTTATCCTCCCAGTTTCTAAAAGTTATATTTCCTTTTAGATAAGCTTCTTCTTCTATTTCTCTCAGGTGTGTGCTTGAATTAGTATCTGAACTTTCTATTTGGCCTAGCCTTCCTTCTAGGTTTTGCATATGATGAATCATCTCGTGTGTAAACGATCTCATAATATCTTTTGGATGTCTTCCTTCAACATACAGAACAACTTTCTTTTCGTCAGGGTCATAGTATGCAGTTCTTCCAAAGAAATTTGCTGATTCACTAGCATCTCTTTTTATACAAACTTCCGGTATTGGAACTACTTTCATTCCTTCTTTTATCATATGTTCTAATATAGAAGCCATATAAGGGGTATAATCATGTCCAACAGTCCCTTTTTCTGTCTTACGCTTTACTATTATATGATCACCGTTAAAATTTATTTCATATTCCTCATTTCCTAACAGATTAAGAATCTGTCCGTACGTATCTGCTAATTCTGCCCTCTGTTCTGAAGAAACTACTTCTCCTGGCTTAATAGCTGCTCCGTGAAAGTCCTTACTACTTTCTTCTTCTTGTGTTTCGAACATATTATCTAATGTAGTATTTAATGCTTCATGCATTAATATCTCCTGTTCGGTTGGTGCATTTTTCATGGCTATCTGTGTTACTGCTTTTCTTCCTTTTTCCCCTATCTCATCTGGTATCCATTCTCCGTTTTTTAAATACCTAACTGAGCTCCTCATTGTTGTTGCTGATAGTTTATTTTCTTCGTCTCCTATCTTAGGTAGTACTAATACCTCTACATTTGGATATTTCTCTCTATTTTTCTCAAAGTATATAAACTTTGCAAGTTCTTCCTCTAATGCACCTGTTATAATTTTAGAGTAGTTATCCTTGTTCTGGTCTACAAAGTCATAAATATCTCTTACAGGTGTTACTGAGCTAATTCTTATCTCTACAGGCACATTTAAATACTCTGCATATATTTGCCAAATTTTCTCAGACTGTTCTGGCGATATTCTAATACCTTCCCTAATTTTCGGACCTATAAATATTATAAGTTTATCAGCTTTTCCTGCTAATATCCTTGCATTATTAAAATGAGCTCTATGAGGCGGCTTAAAACCTCCTGCGTAAAGTGCTATTACTTCCCCTGTTGACACTTCTTCTGTTAGGTTTTCTACGTCTGAAGGGTATCTCTTATTTTTAACATTAAATGCTTTCATCCATGGTAACTTTTTCCAAGTACTTACTCCTTTAGGGGTCTCTGCATCATAATATTTTCCTTTATATTCAAGCCATACATGTCCGAAAGATTCATTTGGACCTTCCATTTCTTCTGTATGCATTATTACAGAGCCTGGCAATCTCTTCTGTAACTTATAGGCAAATATATCACAGAATCCTTTATTACATTCCTTGCCATCAAAAACATCCCAGTTTTTATGTACTATCTCTAATGCCTCTTTTTCAGTCTGAGATAGTAGATCTTTGTAATCTATATTTTCATCCTCTAATAACGTGTTCACTGCGTTGAGTGCGTACTCTTTTCCTTTAGCTTTCTCTGTGCCTACTTCACCTGTTTTAACCGATACCATACTATTAAAGATTCCTTTAATTCTACTCTTAGATCTTGGGTTCTTAACTTTCCTCCCTATCTCTGCCAATAGTTCATCAAAATTAGCATCTAGGTTATAGTTTCTAAAAAGTTCCTTTATCAGGTCCCAGTTTGTAGAACTCCATAAATCTTCTCTCGACACTTGGCTAAAGTTTTCTAATTTTACTTTCCTTAAAGTTAACTTATTCGAACTTAAATTAAATTCAAACTCCTCATTAGAGTCTAACGTAGGTAAATCTCCTATACTTAGTCTTTTAAAGATCTCTGCTGGATTTTCTTCTAGTAAAACTACTTTGGATAGTCCTAAAATAAGTCCTTGTTTTTCAGCAGGTAGATCTAGGAAATTATTTTTAAATGCATGCTCTTCCTCGGATAATGCAATTATATTATCTACCTGTATGAATTCTCCTGGTTTTCCCTCAATTGGAAAAAGTACTGTTATTATTTCACCTGAGTTATAGTACTTTTTACCTGTGTATTTTTCACTTTTAAAAGGGACTATTAAACTATTTGGTGAACTATTTGCTTGTTTTATTAACCTTTGTTTAACCTCTTTTTTATCGTCTCCTTCAAAATATACTATTAAGTCTAGATCTCCATAATCTGGTTTTGTTCCTACCTTTACGCTACCTGATAATGTTGCTAATTTAAAACCAGGTATTTTTTCTAGAAAGGTTTTTATATATTTGTTGAACGTACTCTGTACGTCTACCTTCTGTATGCGGTTTCCTCCTGCTACGCCGCTCAAAATGGTAAGTATTCTAATGTATTCATAATTTATACTGCTTTATATGGTGTTAGCTTAGACTCATCAGGTAAAAATTTACCTTTTAAACCTAATTCAGACTGTCTAGATATCCAGTATTTCTGTAAGTCCTCTGGTATATCCGCTCTTGTACTGTCTAATATTTTTAAATAAGTATCCAATACATTTGCTAGGTCCTGTTCGCTAAGATCTTTTCTAAGCTTTTCCATTAGTTTAAAATAATCTCCTAACACTGTATTATCAAACTCTGTATTATACAAGGTGCTTAATAGTTTAATTGCTTTTCTAGGAGTATCGGCTTCGATTTCTTGGGTCTGTTTGTTCTTTACGCCGTAGTTATGTGAAAATGTATATCCCTTATTTGCGAATAAAGATATCATAAGTTGAGTTCTATGTAAACCTTTTACATTACCTTTATATGTTGCAGAATGATATGCAAATTCTAACCACTTTACATCCCCTATGTTAATATCTATTTGTACTCCTACATGTAATTTCTCTCCTTTTTCATCGTACTGAGGGAATGCTAAAAATAGAGCTCCTGCTCCTGATCCTTTTTCATCCACATCTATATCTGTGTTTGCTCCTTCTATTTTTCTTGCCATAGAAGTTATTATCGCACGTTTAATTAACTGCTTATCTGTAGCTGTTTTTGATCTTGTCTTAAACTTTAAAAAGAATTCAGTTACCTCCTTCTTATCTAATCCCCAATCTTCTATTTTTTTAAACACATCTCCCGATAAAGCTAAGTCAATATCTCCTGAGTAATCTTTCTTATAAACTGATCCTAAAGGTCTAATATCCTTAAAATACTTTCTTGCACCTGGGAAAAGTATCCCTAAATGCTCGTAAAACTTTTTTAAGGTTGGTGCTATGTGCTCTTTCTTAATTGGTGCTGTTGTATTAAATATATTTCCTCCCATGTTTATTTTTATATTACTCTCTAAATATACGAAATCTTATGTATATACGCAACTACTTTTTAATAAATAGTGTTTAAAGTTTAATAGATATAGGGTAAGATTTATATTTGGGTTCAATTTGCTTATTCTCAAGCTTGTACAGCTTATAGATTAGTTTAAATAGCTCAAAATTTTCGTCAATATCGTCTACTACCTTAACCTGCCATCCTTTACCTTGCATGATATCCTTCTTATTTGAAGCACTTCTCGTGGAGGCTTTTAACCAGACTACCCCCATTTTATCTATCTTAATACCTTTTAACTCTTCGAGTGCTTTAGCATAAGCTGATAGCTGTAATTCAAAGGTCTTATGTAATGTATTGGATGTTTTAATATCGAGTAGCCATGTTTCTCCGTGCATCTTAACAACTAAATCTGCTGTACCTGCATATTGATGTTCATCTGAGTATACGAAGTCTTCTGTTGAAATAAGCTCCGGTTTTTCTTGTTTCCAGAAGTCTGCAAACTTTAGTATCATATCCCACACCAATTCATTATATTTTGCTTGACCGTATTCATCTAACCAATTTACTTCTTCTCCTTTTACTAACGCTTCAGCGGCTTCGTGTACCTGAGTACCTTCCTTGCCTGCTTTCCTCATTATTATATCAGAGTTGTGTCCTACATCTTTTATCCAATTCTCGAAGAATTTGTTTTTTGGCATATATTGCAATATACTTGTAACGGAAGGGTAGTAAAGGCCTTCTCTTCTTTCATAGACCCTATTATCTAAAAAGTCAATTCTTTTAATCTCTGGATTAAATTTTAAATTCTTTTTACTATGTTCTACTAATATGTTACTTCCTTGTTGTATCATAAATCTCCTAGTTTGTATTGCATTATCCTCCGTAAGGTTAACTCTTTTGCTGTTTGAATATGTTTTGTAAATTTCACAAAACCCATTTCACTTGGGTCTTTTTCTTCCATATCTACGATATAGACTTTCTTTCCTAATGTTATTAATTTTTCTGCATGAATTAAGGATGATTTTATTGCATCTTTATCTAGTGCTAAGTATATATCTTCTGATTTTGATTTTAATAACTGTTTGACTAAGCAGTTTGACATTGATTTTCCTAAGATAGGAATACTATTACGTTTAATAGCAATTGCATCAAATACTCCTTCACATAGTATTATTGGCTGATTCCAGTTGATCAGGTTTTCAAAAAATACAATATCTTTTGAAACTACTGGGTTATTGTATTTACGGTTATCTCTGTTATAAGTTCTTGCAACAAAATAGTTGAGACGATTGGATTCAGAATAACTTGGAATAATGATTCGTCCTCCATAGTCTCCAGTTGTTGCGTACCCAATATTATATTTAATAAAATCATTGTCGCTAAGTCCTCTCCCATATAGATATTTTTTTACTGTATTTGCTATTATTGAAGTTCCTGAAGCTTTGTATATAGGTTGGAACTCTTTTGGCAGTTCCACTACTACATCTACGTAGTACTCATATTTTTTACCTTTCTTTACGTACTGTAATATATCTTGAGCTTTCTCTTTAGGTAGGTTTATTTTCTTAAGTAAAGAGTGTATAGTTTTTCCTCTAGTTCCTTCAGATCCGCATACCCAACATTCCCAAGGATTTTCTCCTTTTTCGTTTGTGTTTAAGTTTATTTCTAATTTAGGTTTAGCATGATTACATACAGGACAATGGAAAGCATAATTATCTCTCGACTTTTTATGACCCTTGCCTATTACATTTTCTAACGCACCTAATAGAATTGCATACTCCATATATAACAGTTTATCTAGCTAAGATACGAAAAAAGATTTGAATTACCAAATCTTCTTTCTTTTACTTGTACGTACTGTACTCCTACTATACGTCTGTCATTTTTAAATGTCCAGTCTTAGGGTCTACCATAAAGTTATCTGGTCTAATATCCAGCTCTTCCGGGTCTATTCCTAAGTTGCTAGCCTCCTTTTCTAAGTTATCTAAGAACTCTTCTGGCATCTCCGATTTGTTTTTTCCCATAATCGGCATTGTAATTATGCCCAGTTTTTCAGATAACCTTTCTACATCGTAAATGTATACGAAGTTATTTGTTTTTTTACCTTTCAGTATTTCTGCATGATCTAGTTCTATAGGATCTGTTGTTACTTTATAAGCTTTCCCGTTTAATAAGTATACTGATCCGTAATCTCCTGAACCTATATATTTTGCACCTTCATCTTCCAACTTATCTACCTCTCGATTAAATTTAGCATCGTATTCGAGCGGCCCTTCTAATATAATCCTAGAGAGTTTCATTAGCTAACGTCCATTGAATCATCATAACTTGCTTCTATTTCGAGAGCTTGTAATTGCTCTACAATATTATCCAATATAGTACTATCGTATCTTCGCGGTATCTTCACCCCTTCAACACCTAAGTAATCTAGTAGATCGTTTGCCTCTTCTATACCTAGCTTATCTCTTTGTTCTCCTCTAAATAAATAAGTAGTATAGTACCGTCCTGATCCTGCTATATATGTTATATCAATTTTACTTATATTGTCCACAAGTCCCTCTGATAGATCGTTTGACATTGTTAAGTCCAAAAATGCAGATGCTACTGCATATTTAAGTCTTTCGTAATTTAATTCTGGAAATGTCTTAAATATTTCGTCTGCTACAACTTTCACTCTTTTTGAGGCCTTCTCATTAGACTGTTCAACTCTACTGGTTACCTCGTCTGCCTCTATTAGTATTCTAGATAGTTTCATCCTATATTAATTTCTGTTAATTTATTATAAATAGCACTTTTTACCTTCCAACTCCTTTTTTTCTTTCTATTGTTGCTCTTAAAGTTACCTGTGGTTTAACACATATACACCTTATCACAATATCCTTACAGTAGCTACGTTGAGTTCGTTAAAGTACCTACTTACTCAATATGATTAAAGTCCTTCCTGTAGAACTTTGCTAGAATGTTGTCGTTTATATACTCACTACTGCCCTCAAGTACTTCCTTAGCAAATAAGTATTTAGTTTCGTAGTATGTTAATAGTTTTTTTGTAGCTACATATGTAAGTATCTCTCTAGTAAATTCTGTTTGTTTATTTGCTTTAACTAGTGCGAGAATATCTTTATGTGACCCGTAGTATGTTTTCCAATCACTTTCTGAGATTACTTTAATCTTTGCTGGTGCTCTTCCTTTTAGTCCTTTCTCTTTTCTTTCTACTTTAAGGTCTTCTAAAGCTTTTTTACCTAGCTTCTTATTCCTTTCAAAGTTAATAACTTTCTTTCCTATGTACCTCTTTTGAGTTGGCGTATGAAGTACCTCATAAATAAATCCAAAAGTACCCTCTGGCATGTCCTCTATATTTTCTATAACTTTTCCTTTATATAACCACATTTTAATTTTACGTTAAAGTTAACTACCTTCTAAATACCACAGATCCTGAGAATGGACTACTGAATGTTACTTCCGATGTGTTAAGACCGGTGCTTTTTACTGTTTGCGGGATTGTCATCTCATATACTCCGGATGAGATGTATCTATAAGCAACAACTGTTGGAAATCTGCTATCCAAACTGTGCGTTACCGGTAAGAAAGCGTAAGCACCTCCGGTTACTACTACCTCTACTGGCGGTATTGATCCTGAGATTACACCTGGAGGTAATAAAGCTTTTACTTGAACTGATCCGGAAACTACACCTATAGGCAGTAAAGCCTTTACTTGAACTGATCCGGAAACTACACCTGGAGGTAACAATGATTTCACTTGGATAGATCCGGAAACTACTCCTAAAGGTAATAAAGCTTTTACTTGAACTGATCCGGAAACTACACCTATAGGCAGTAAAGCCTTTACTTGAACTGATCCGGAAACTACACCTGGAGGTAACAATGATTTCACTTGGATAGATCCGGAAACTACTCCTAAAGGTAATAAAGCTTTTACTTGAACTGATCCGGAAACTACACCTATAGGCAGTAAAGCCTTTACTTGAACTGATCCGGAAACTACACCTGGGGGTAGTACCTGTTTCACTGCGGCAGCTCCAGATGCAATAGTTGCAGCAGTTACTCCGTTAATAAATTGAGTACTTGAAGTATTTAGTATAATTGTTCTTGATTCAGCTATAGATCCTCCACCAAGCAATCCTGCAGTCCCTGTTATTTGAACTGCGGTATGATCTATGTGCCTACTGGCAGAGTACCCTACAGTTTCATTATGATACACAATACCTGGTGAAGCAATTATTCCTGTTAAGCCGGATCCGTCCCCTACAAAAGATCCTGTAAATCCGAGAGAAGCCGTCAAGCTTCCTTGTACGGTAATCGATCCTGTAAAGCTTGTGTTTGCTCCGCTCATATTATGAAGTTCGTATTAATATGAAGTTATCACTTCTGTATAATCCTCCTACAGGTACACCACCAGCTGCTGCTGCGGTATCGTTAACATAATTACGACTTGTAAGAACTTCTGATAATATTAAAAATCCATCTACATGTTCAACGTTTCCTATTATGTTGCTGCTTCCTGATAGTATAAGTGATCCTGTTATTTCGCTTGTTCCACTTACCTTAATCTTTCCTGTTACAGCTACTTTTCCTGTATTTGTTTGATTTCCTACTAGTTTTAATGATCCTAGTATTTCTAGAGATCCTGTTCTTTCATGAACATCGTCTGCAGTATCCCCAAACCTGGTTGAGCCGCTTTCGTAGATCACTGAATTATTAACAAGTTCTGTTTGAAATTCTTGAGCAGTTAATCTTCCTGTAACTATTAGTGATCCTGTAATCTCTTGATTACCTTCTAACTTAAGTAGGTTTTTTTGATACTGGTACTTAAACTTACTACTTCCGGCTAATTGGGTTGACCCACTTTTAAAGATTATCTGTGTGTCTGTTGCATTATCTGAGCCTATATTATGGGTTATAGAGCTGCCCGATGTGTAAAGGGTTATGCTACTTCCCTCCAGAGAAGAGGAGTGATAGAAGCCTTTAAGGTTATTATCCATCTCTGTATGAGTAATAGCTGATCCTTTCCCTGCTCTTGTTGTTATTATTGCCATTTTACTTTATATTTTGTTTAACTCCTACCATGTTGTAGCTAATGCTCTGATCCATGAATTTGTAGCTGTGCATATATACAGTCCTGTTGATGTTAATCTTATCTCCCCTCTTGTTCCAATGGAGCCTGAGGTTGCTGGTGCTGTGTTTAAGTCGGATAGTCTAAGTTGAGTTACTGTTGCTGTTCCCTGCAAGCCTATAGATCCTGTTAGAATTGTGTTTCCTACTCTAGTAATTCCTCCCGTTACTACCTCATTACCTGTTCTAATACTATTTCCTACTAAGTTATAAGATCCAGATATATTAACGGATCCTGTTATTTGATGTGTATCGTTAGCACTGTCTCCAAACTTGGTTGAACCGCTTTGATATACTATTGAACTGTTAACAAGTTCCGTACGAAACTCTTGAGCTGTAACTGTACCTGTAACCTTTAATGATCCTGTAATCTCTACCGGGCCTGTAAATCCTATACTAGGACCTGTCCATAGAAAAGATCCTGAACCATCTAATTTTGCTTGAGGTATTTCAACTCCAAATCCTGTATTACTTCCGGATGTTGAAAATGATCCTGATACTACTACATCTCCTAAAAGTAATGTACTTCCTTCTGATATGAATGATGTTTTAGAAACTACTGCTTGTTGAAATTCGACTGCTCCACCTACTGTTAGGGTATCCGTAAATTCTACAGGACCGTCCCAATACTGCTCTCCTATTCCGTGAAGAGATGCAGTTGGTGTTACTGTGTTTATACCTACCCTACTTGCTGCAGGATTATACATAAAACCAGCTGCTCCTGTTATTTGACTTCCGCTACGGAAAAGCACGCTTAATGGCGGTGCATCTTCTACGTTATATAACGGTATTTCGTGTACAGGATTTTGTATAGGTACGTTTATGCTGCTTGCATAATGCAGTAATAAAGTAGCTCCATTATCTATAACAGAACTTGAATAGAAACATGAACCGAAATTCTCATCCATTTCTGAATAAGTAAGTGCTTCACTTTTATCTGCTCTAAATATAATACTCATAATTTACTTTTTATATATCGATCTGAACTATTAATGTCATATCTGTGTTATTAGGTTTTGGTATAGGTTTACTGTATTTTGCAACTGCTAATAATTCGTTTGCATCGTTGTATAATCCTACCGTTGTGATATATGGTTGAAAATCTGGTCCAGATACATTGTTTAATAAATCTCCCGATGTTCCACTTATTGCTGATGGATTATATGTAAAATTCATCTCCGTGTCTTTAATCTTACAGTGCACGTTATAAGTATAAATAGGTAGATTAGATTTCCATCTAACTCTTGGTCTTGAGTAGGTGCTATAATATCTTGCTACTTCTGGGTTTGTTATTATTACCTGTCCATGGCTGTATATTACATCCCCCACTATACTATCATCTGTACAGCTTCCTAGTCTCGATCCGGAGTATATAAGTTTTCCTTCCCCGTCATCTACTAGCTCTATTCTATGTTGCTCATTACCTACCGTTAAATACTCTCCTCCTGCTTCTAATGTTTCAAGTACATAGTCCCCTTCATTCTCTATATATTCTGAGCATATTACTTCTCTAACAGATCCAAAAACATTGCAGGGAGATATTACATAATTATCTCTAGCGTAATCAGCTAGATAATACCCGTCTTGCATACTGGCAGTACACTCAAAAGGTGATATTACTATTGAATTTGGTTCTAGGTGCGTCCCTGTAACGTTTTGTGAGATTGAAAATACTGCGACTTCATCTTGTATACGTCTTGACTCATCCGTAAAAGAACTTTCAAGTATACTGTCAAAGGATCCTGAGAAGTTTCCGTCTTTATCGACTATTGAATAGTAATTCTGATATACACTTTGCCAGGTTAATGCTTCATAATGGCCCTCTCTTAAATCTGTTAAATAAGGGTATCCTGGGGTTTCATCTTTGAACCCTCTCAGCACCTTTATACCGTAACTATCTGATAATTCAGAACGGCTTCCGCTTACTTCCCATAATTTCTGGGCATTGTATGTAGATACAAATACATCTTGTTTGTTTAGTTTTTTATAAGCGCTCATCTACTACTCTTAGCTATTACTTCGTTTAGTACTAACCACAGCATCAAAAATCTAATTTTATCCGAACTAATGCTTCCTTTGTAAAGTCTTTTAGCAACGGTCTTGATAGTTTAGCTACTGCCAGTAGGTCATTATTATCATTGTAAAGTCCTACAGTTGTTGCATAGGCTTGTGGTGAGTTTATCATTGTATCATGTCTTAACTCTCCTGATCCTGTAATTGCTGAAGGGTTAGTTGTATAGTTAAATTCAGAATTTCTTGCTCTAACAAATACAAAATTTGATGATATTGTTTCTTCTGCGTTTAATCTAAAAGCGCTTCCTGAATTCATTGATAAGATAAGTCTGTTTAGATTTCCTCCGTCTGCTCCTCTTACCCTACTAGTACTTAGTTTGATTCCTCCGGTTGCTATAGGTTCATCTAATGCTGCTCCATTTAGTAAAATTATACCGACGTCTGGTAGAAATTTTCCATAAGACCCTTTAGTTGCTGTATATCCATTAGCGTTAAGGCTCTCGTGACGGTTAGTCAATGATCCAGTAATTAATTCAAAGATTCTTCCAGAATCCGCATAAGATACTGTTGAAACAAAGTTACTATCGTCTACAAGTGTGATTGTCATTGGTTCTGCTTGAACACTTAAGTCTGTGTGTGTTAAGGTAAGGCTAAATGTACCTGGTAGTAATTTTTCCTTATATCTTGCTCTATCTACTGAGATTACATAGAAGTACTCAGAAGGGATCCCTCCAAATTTAAAATCCTGTTCTTCATCTCCCAGTACTAAGCTTCTATATTGTCCGTATACAGTAGAAGTGTGTGAAACACCTGGTACTAATGCGTTATAGTAAAGTGATCCGGAACCTTTCTTATCTGCATATGCTAAGCTAAATTGCATTTCGGCTGCATCCGATGTGAACGGTTCTTGATATACTGTATAATAGTAATCCCCTGATGTACTTGCTGCTTGTGTTGAAGAGATGTAAAAGGATTCAAGTGTGTGTGAATTACCTGTCCATATTGCAGAGGTTACTGATTCTGCACCTACTACTACGTCTTCTTGATCGAATCTTTTATATGACATGATTAAACTGATGTTTTATTTATAGTTACTGGAATTGTTATTCTTGCTCCTGAGTCTCTTCCTGTAACTGTTAGTGTTGTTTGTAGTTTTGTTCTTGTTCCAAACAATGTGTTTAATGTAGTTGCAGTAAGGTTTATAGAAGTTCCCATCACTGTTTTAGATACGTTTGTACCATATGTTGTTGCTGTATTCAATGCAATTGCAGCATCGCTGTTAATTCCTACTCCTGTATATGAGCTAAGAACTCTTACATCTGCTATAGTAGCGGTATAACCTCCTGCTTCAAAAGTAGAAGTTGCTCCTAAATAATTTAAAGTCTGAGGAGTTATAGCAAGTGATGCTCCTTGCTTCAATATAATAGAGGCATAACCTAAATCTAAGATTGGTAATTTTGATGTTCCTCTAGGAAGTGTTGCAAGTTTATACTTCATTATTTGAGTCTCATCCGGGAATGCTTCTAGTAACGGCATATTCTCTATTGCCTCACCGTAGTAAGCAGACCCATTCGGATGACTTGGATTATACAGAGTATAGTCTATCTCATCATCTGCGAGGGCAAATTGTGTTATTTTAAAAGATCCGTCGCCTCTAGCTAATAGTTCTCTACCTTTTTTTGTTAATATTGCATCTACCGTTACGATAGCATTGTCTAAATATCCCATTTCTTACTTATTTAATTATAAATATATTGTTTTATTAATTACTAAACAACTTGAATAACTTTCCCTAGTTTATCTGTTGTATACATTTTACCGTTATCTATTCCATATACTGCTTGTCCTACAATACGGACAAATTTATTACCTATTGCTTGGTATAGTATTTTATTCTCACTAGCATATGTTACCAGTGGAAATTTAGCATCTTTATGTTGAGGTGTATTAAAATATACGTTATATACATCCCTATCACTTAACTGTATAGCTTTTACTGTATCATAGTTAGATCCTGATGCATGTAAACTTCCATCAAAACTTACCAAAGCTAATGCAGGGTTATTACCTTCCACACTTCCGCTAGTCAGTTTTGTTCCTTTATACCTTGCGTTTACCCATCCTGTCAGGCTGTAATTACTGTCTTGAACTTTTGCTGGCGTGGCAGAAGAGCTTACTATAGCTTCATAGTTAGTAGGTATTACCTTATCTGCTAATCTATCTACTTGCTGTATATGTTGAGAGGCTCTTAACTCATTTGCGTTACTGATTAAGGGATTATAGTCGTTATTTCTAAATGAAACTCTAGCGTATGGATTTATTATAACTTCTGAATCTACTGTGCCTGGTAGTGTTTCCCCTACATACCCGTTATATATATCATCCGGCAGGTTTGCTACTTCCTGTATAGGAAATACTATAGAATAGTAACTCCCTTGTAGCACTATGTCTGTTACATTTATAGTTAGCAGTGTTCCGTTAACATTAAATATTAACTCTTCTGCCTCTCTCATTGTCGTACGTAGGTCTATTCCGTTTTTACTTTCAAGGGGAATTGTAATTGCGACGATATCGTAAGGTGCTACTGATCCGGAGTACATTACATTCATGTGCCCCGGTCCTGAAGCTGCTGGGTTAATTTTTATAAAATCTAATAATTTTAATGCCATACTTTACTGTCTATTGTATTTAATATACTCCCTGGTACTCAAAAACTTTACCTTGACTTCCTCCTAATAAATAGAACTTACTTCCGTCTGGTCTGAAATCCATACCTTTTATATTGCTTGTTTGTGTGGATACTAATTTTACACCTACAAATTCGGCAGTTGATAGTTCCCAACTTTTTTGAAGTAAGAATTCAGATACCTTATTATATTCTTGTGATATATAGAATTTATCTCCTACTGTAGATAGTGTTACTTTATTTCCATCTAAGGTTATCCCTAATGGTACTTCATATTTATCTAAGTATGTAGCGGTTGATAGTTTCCAGGCAGTTGATAATTCGTAATGTGCTATATCTCTACTTACCGTATTACTAATATACATATGTGTCCCATCGTTATTAAAATAGAGATCCTCAACTTTAGTATACGGTGCTACATTTAGACTGCCGGAATATACAGCGGTTGGAATATCATGCGGGATTGTTAGGTTATACTGTTGTATATTTGCAGAATTTCCTGCTGTATACAAAAAGTCTCCATCTGTTGATACAAAAGCTGCATACCTTATATTAGGTTCCTGTTCTCCTATAGTAAGTGTTTTAGGTAGCTCTGTATAGCTAGTTATATCCCAGGCGGTTGCTAAAGGAAGTTCATAGACTTTATCTGTTTGATCTCCAGATAGGAATAATTTCTCTCCATTTGATGAAAAGTCTATACCTGTCGGTGATATGTCTATTAAAGATAAATCAATGAAGGGGTTCACACTATCTGATGTTATTATCTCCCATGGTGTTGATAGATTGTAAATATTTACTATATCTGGGGATGGTGCTAGAGAGTTTACATATAAGGTTTCTCCGTTATAGGAGAAGGTTATACTTCCTATACTAGTGCTTTGAGCAGAAACAGTAATTAAAGTTCTATAGGTTGCTGTTGCGATATCCCATGGAGTACTTAGTGCATACTGCACAATTAAATTACTAGTGGTTACTATATACAGTCTATCTCCGTTTGCAGAGAGCGTAATATCTTGTAAACCGTAACCCGAGTTTAGTACTGCTGATTTTACTAATGTTCTTGTACTGCCTGCATTCCAGGCTGTAGATAAGGTATACTGTGTTAGGACTGTATTATATACTGTGTACATTTTGGTACCGTCACTAGAGAATGCTAGTTCAGTTACGTTACCTATATAGGTATATCCTGAGGTTGTTACGCTACTAATTGTCCAAGCTGTTCCTAATACATACCTGTAGATTGTCCAGATTGAAATACCTGCTACGTTTAGCGTAAGTCCGTCTGTACTTATTGTGATTTTTCCAGTAGATGCAGCATTAAGTGATATATACCCTACGGTACTAGCTGTTGAGGTATCCCAAGGATTTGTTAACGTATATTGGTATAACCTGTTAGAAGTTCCTACTTGTCCTGATACGTACATATATAAACCGTTTTCAGAAAATGCGATACTGTAGACTGTTGTGTGTTCTGCAGAATTAAAGCTGTCTAGGTTACGGTTTAACATCTCTTGAAGGTTCCAAGGTGTTGCTGATGTACACTGTGTTACCTTGCCTGTGCCCAGTATATACATGTTTAATCCGTCGTCTGAGAATTTTATACCTTTCGGAGAAGATTCTACATCGTTAATTAATACTGATCCGCTTAAGATTGCTCCAGCGGTTGAGTAGTTTGTAGGTAGTGTGTAAACATCTATTTTTTCTGCATTATTTACGTCTACTATGTTATATAACGTACTTCCTATAGCATCAAAAGTAAATCCTTTTGATAAAGCTGCAATATTAAAGTACCCTGGTATATAAGCAGTAGAAATATTCCAAGCAGTTGTCAGTTTAAACTGTGTTACATCTGAGTTACTTCCTTTATTATTACATCCTGCTATATACATGTTTAGTCCGTCCGGTGAAAATGTTATATCTCGAGGAGTATTTTCTATAGTGTCTAGACTCAGTGTATTAACTATTGCTCCTCTACTAGCAATGGTCCAGGGAGTTGATAAGGTATATTGTAACACTCTATCAAGGGAATAATCTACTGTGTATAGACGTGTTCCGTCAGGTGAAATGTAAAGTCCTCCTGGTGCTTCGTGATTATTTATTTCGTCTACGGTTGATGAACTTATAGGTATAATGTTCCATGCGTTAACAGGGGTTGTTATAATTGCTTCTGGACCGTACCCGTCTATTGTATATAGCTTAGTTCCGTCATACGAGAACTTAATATCTGTTACATATCCTTGGTAGTCCATCACTGGATATGATCCGTTCCAAGTTGCTGTTAGAATATTCCAAGCTTCTGTTAATACATATCTATACACGGTAGATGAGCTTAGTGAATACATATACAAACCGTCTGTTGAGAAGGTTAATGCTCTCTGACCACTACTCACTACTGTATAACTATTTTGAAATGTTGCACTCTTAACATCCCAAGGAGTGCTTAAAGTATAGCTGTTAACTTTGTTAAATTGCTGTCCTATTATAAACATTTTACTTCCGTCTGTGGAAAACTCCACACCGGCCACAAGCGCATCTTGAGCGTATACTGAGTACTGTGTTATCTGTTTTATAGCTGATGTTATATCCCAGGCTGTCTGTAGCGTATATGTGACTATCCTTTTTCTCTCATCCCCCATTATATAAAGTGATGTTCCGTTAGGTGATATTTCAATACCTATTGCGGAGAAATCTTCATTACCTATGTAAAAGTAGCGTCCTGTTGTGTAGTTTGCTGATGTTATATCCCAGGCTGTTTGTAAAGAATATTCATACACCCTATCTCTACTTTCCCCTAGTATAAACATTTTATCTCCAGTTGCAGAGAGTTTTAACCCTGTCACACTTGAATCTACAATAGCTGTAGAGATATTTTGTGGCTTACCTGCAGTATCTATGCTCCAAGGTGTCTGTAAAGTAAATTGTTTTAACTCGTTAGGAGATGTTGTAACTGTATATACTTTTTTTCCATCTTGTGATAACCTAACATTGGTTGTATCTGTTGTTACTGCTAGAGTTCTTCTGTATACGATTTTAAGTATATTCCATGAAGCGGTCAGTGTAGGTACCTCTGTTGTAAGTATCATCGCCATTCCACAGTCTTGCGGTATTTCTGAGAAAAATGTTAAATCAAATAGTACTAAGGGTGCTGTTGGTCTTTTAAACGGATTTGCTCTATTTAATTCTCCGTCAGTTACAACTATGCCGCTATTCTTAAGTTCCCCGTTGAATTTTGCTTCTTCATGTGCATGGTCCTCTCTTACGAGCATTCCTATATATGTACTTACTTCCCTATTATGACTCGTAATGTACTCCTCTATACTCCCGTAAGCTCCTCCATGATTTCCAGAAGTCCTCACCATATCTATAGATCCTGTAAGTTCCATCTCAGTAGAGCTTACTGATACTGTTTTAGCTTTACTTCTATCTAGTATACTAGGTTTTAATATTACCCCTGTATTCATGTTAGATCTGGCAGGAATAAATTCTCGGATAGTTCTAAAGAGAGAGTTATCGAAGAATTTTAATAATCTTATAAAGTTGAACAGATTATATTCTGTTATCTTCATAGTAATGCTTTGATGCTCTTTTGCTAACTCTTTATAAGAAGAAGCACCACTCTGTCTTGGATCACCAATATAATTATCAATATTAAAGGAGCTTGATATATGCTGCTTAACGTATTCATCTACAGGTTTATTTATATTAAACCCTACTTCAACCGTGTGTTTATCGTTTGTGTACTCTTTACCGTTCTTTAATACCGTCGTATGTAAAGATAATGTGTTACCTTCTATTACGCTTCCTGTGTTATCTGTTCTGATTTTTCCTAATGAAGATGTATACTCTGTTTGAGTACCTCTTAAACTGTCCCCTTCTTTTTTTCCTCCTCCACTTAGTTTTATATCTAAAAGCTCATCAGGAATTCCATAACAAGCTATTAAAGCTCTTAAACCTCTTTCAGTTCCTTTTGCTTTTGTTAACAGTGGTAAGTTATGGTAGATACGTTTATATATTTCTTTTCTGTAATTCTCTTTAGGCATTGGTTGTAAATATTCCGATGCACTTCCTGATGTAATTGTGTGTATATCAGTTAACTGTTCGTTTCCTTCATCGTAAGCGTTGCTTGTATATATTGAAAAGAAATCATCTAAGTTTTGACCTGTTTCGTGAATCTTAATCCCAAAACCTTCAATCGCTGTTTTTACTAAATCCCTAGAGATTCCAAACTCTAGTCTGTTGTCTGCATTATACTTATCTGAAATAGCTCTAGCATATATCCATACATTATCGAAATGTTGACCGATCATGTGTATAAAATTCAAATAAGGCTCGTTTGTACTGTCTTCCTTTATGTATGCTGGTACTGTGTTAATAAGTATATCTTCATTATCCCTATCGTGTATGCTCGCTTCTATAAGCTGATTTTCATACCATGTTACTACTTCTGAGGAAGTGCTTGCTTGATTAGTATACGGCCTATTGCTATTTAATTTCGGCCATGCATTAGAACTACTTTCGTAGTATAGAAATCTGTCATAGTGATCAAAATTATCAACTACCCCTTTTATAAGTGTTTCGTAGTATTCTGCTGTCAGTTGAGTTAATGATCCTGTTTCAGATGCTTTTAGCTCATAATTCTCTATTAACCTTAGTTTATAGTCAAAGTTACGTAAGCGTTCTTCTGCTGAAGAGAAATGTATAAAGTTTGAGTAGTTACTATGATCTATGCTTACTTGAGCACTTTTTTCGTTGTACAGCGATCTTAACTCATAGTAGGAACTTGTAACTGGAAAGCTAAATAACTCTGCATAGTTAAAGAACTCTGTAGGGTTATCTACACTATTTTCTAATTCTAGATCGAAATTTGCAGACCTCAAAGTCTTGAACCTTACAGGTTCCTCCTCTACTTGTGCGCTTACTTCGAAAGCTACTGAATCACTTTTCTTAATACTGATACTAAGTAATGTCTTTTCCAAAACATCTTCTGGCAGTGGTTCGTATAGTCTAACTAATACGGCTTTTTTATCTTTATAGTCCTCTGTTGCTATGTTAACTGCAGAGAGTATTCTATTTTCTTGAAGATTTAAGTTAAAGAAAGCTTGGTTAGGTAAGTTATCTATTCCGTTTTTAATTACGGAAGTACCTCTAATTACTACATCGTTGGGCACTTCCAAACTAACTAACCTTACCTCTAATCTATCATTTGATATACTTTCTATGTAAAATGAGGATAGCTCTACTGTAGGTATCTTATAGACGTTTCTTAAAAAATTATAACACAGCCTTACTCCTCCGTATTCATACCCTACTCTTATTGCATCTTTTTCCGGGTCTATGCTTACAACAGAAGCGCCTTCTTTACCTGCTCCAGCTGCGTTTATAGATTGCTTAGCTCCTTTATAATTATGCTCAGAGTATATTAATTCATTATCTAATGAATATACGTGAAGTTCTATAGTGTCCTCAGCTTGATTATATGTTGAATTTACATCAAACGTATCTATAAGTACACCATCTCTCTCAGTTACCTCTAAGTAGTTTGTTAGCTGTGAGGCATTTATCTCATCTATTTTATACTGCACCATTTATAATTGCTGTGTTCTGTGTTTCTATATCTAGTATTTGTTGGTTCGCTAAAAGTAGCTGTTCTCTTAATTGAGAGATTTCTTGTAATAGCGGCTCTATCTCTTCGGTCGATTGTTCAAAGTTTACTAGTTCTGAGCTTCTTTCTACTAAGTACCTGTGCGAGTTTATATCCCCGTCTACTGGTATTTCTATGTACAGTTCTTCGTAATATTTAAAGAATTCTTCAACTGTTACTAAGCTTGCAGGGGCAATAGGTCCTGTAAAGGTCTTAAATTCTCTGTCAACTACTGTATTGTATTGATCTTTATTATATACTGTTGTACTTACCCTAATATCTGTTTCCATTTTCTATAACTTTAAAAACGTTTGTGGTATCTACCGCTACTGTGCTTCCGTCTATTTCTGTTTTTATAAAAATTCTGTAGTATCTTTCCGGTTCTAATCCATCCATATACATATCAAAATAAGGACCTTTATTATCTGCGCTTATCTTAGTGTAATTTTGATCAAAGGTAATAACCATTTCTTTTGTGTATTCATCTCTAACTGCCCAATATGATGCTTCTGGTAGTTTATAATTTGTTAGATATGCAGAGCCTGTTGTAAAAGTTCTTGTAGGGTACGTAGGTCTTGCTGTAATTCTAAACCTTTGTTTTCCTGAATCTAGGTAGGCTCTTTTCATATTAGTCACTTCAATTACTGCTAAACTATCATTTAAGGTAGCTAAGCTACTGCTATATACGCTATCGTCCCATTTTAGTTCTAAGCAAGGAGGGTATATGGTATTCGTGTCTACGCTATAGTATTTTAACTTTATAGCTCTTTCTGCATTAAACTCTAAACTATCTTGTAGCTTTACTATGTAACCGTTATTCACAATAGATTCACTATAATGCATCTTTGTAGCATTGGTAACATCTAAATTTAAATCTAGGTTTTGGTTTAATCTAAAGTTCTCTGTAGATTCTAGATTTATTCCTCCTGATCCTGTGTACCAGCTTCCTCCTCCTGTATGGGCATCTGTAAAAGATCCTGTTACGCCTACTACAACATCTGGTAATGTCCACGTGTTTCCTGGTAATTGTGTAGAGGTTGGATAAGTCCAAGAGACTCCTGTCTTATTTATAGGAGAGTCACCGTACATCCCTACTCCTGATTCCCAGGTATCATAAGAAGGGTATGCATATATTGAAAATTCTGTAGGAAGTTCATAGGCTGTTGCCAGTGATAAACTTAGATTAGCAGTAAAGTCCATTCCGTTTATAGTATTGTCTACTATATCTTGTATTTGCTCTGTGCTGAATTGTATTAGTGTTCTAGAGCAGTGTCCTTCGTCAAATATTGGATACCCTCCTATCTCCAGGATAGCATCCTTACCTGCATTTGCTAAGGGCTGTTCCGTATAAATAAAGCTGCTTTTTTCCGGGAATATTCTATATACTGCCATACTATTTTTTAATTTTTTGAAGAAACAACTTATAATACTTATCTCTCATTACTTTCTGAGCCTCGGGTGTTAATTTATCAAACTGATCTCCCACTTCTCTAGCAGCTGCCATTACATACTGTGCGGACTTTTCCATTCCTGTAATATGTCCATCTTTCTCAGCAGTATTTAAAAGCTTCACCTGAGTGCTTGGTTTCTGCCTGTTTATTAACTCTTCTTTAATTAGTTCAATAAGTTCTTTTTTTTTCATAATTACAATGTAGTTACTCGTCCTTGTATATCTATATCTGGGTATTTTACTTCAAATATCATAGGGTCATAAGAAGGATATACTATATTATCTTTAGTTGATCCTTCAACGTCGTATGCATACTCTGAATAATTTCCCCCTGTCCTACCGTATACTTTTATCTTCTGTACTGTCTGTACTCCTTTAACTTTGTCTAATAGTGTAAATATGGAAGATACATTAATTGGCTGATTTATTGACCATTTTTCTATCTCAAAGTGCACCTTTAAAGCTTCCGTACAACGTAGTAAAACTTCTTTTGATATAAAATTAGGTAATGTTATAATTTCAAACTGAACTCCTATGTTTATAATAAATGCGTCTTTTAAGTTAATTGCATCTGTAAGTAACATATACTGCGATAGATATGTACGTAGGTTTGCTTTTAAGTTTGTGCTTGAAGTAGTAAGTTTCCCTTCGTTATCGTATGCAAGTGTGTATAGGGCAAGTGCGAGTGGGTTACTAAAAGAATCTGTACTATTTGCAGATTGGTCTTGTGTTACGTATATTTTAGCAAGTGTTCCGTATTTTGGCGGTAATGACATTGCTCTTACAGTATAATCCTGTAAACTTACTGCTCTACTCTGTTCTCCAAATGACCTAAGTGCGTTTTGTCTCAACTCCTCTACTGTATCTCCGTCTTTTCCTCCTGTTGCAGGTAGGTTATTATTAAATGTTAACGTATTTACGTAGCTGGTATCTGTTGCAGAAGTTGTAACTCCAGATGCTTGTGTGATAGTGTTAGCTGGTGCGTTTGATACAATTCCTCCTCCTGTTATATACCTTATTGTAAGTACAGTGTTTGAAGGAGCGAGTCCATAAGATTTACTAAATAAAAAATTCGAAGGATCGTACGCTTGATCTAAACTATTTATTCCAATACCCGTACTATTATTAAGTACGTTTTTAGGATTAGGTAAAAAGTTTGTTTCATCTCCCTCTACTACTCCTGCTCCAAATTGGATCTGCATTTGACCGGTTGAAGTAAATCTAGTTACAAATCGTTTATTAACTTTTTCCAACTGTAAGCTGTAAGGTACTGCTGCTCTATCTGCTGCTACATTTGCAGCATCGGTATATACTGTGCTTTGTCCTAAATAAGGTACCTCGTACCATTTATTATCATCGCTATCTGTTATATCTAATATCCCTATTATATCTGTATCTTCTATTACAATTGTTTTAAACTTTTCTGCCGACTCACATGTTTCGCTATATGTTTTGATAACTCCTGATATTGCCTTTACTTTCTTACTTAGGATATACTCTGCAGGGTTTCCGCTATCTACTGAGTAGATTACTATTGAGGTAGGATCGTATGAGCTTGAGAAGTTAAAATCTACCGGGTCTGTGATTAAAAATTTAGGGTTTCCGGTTGAAGTTGCAGTAACTACAGTATTTGCTCCTAGTACTATAGCTTGATCCCAATTTGGGGAATACCCTGTACCTGTTGCGGATACCAGTTGGCTAACTTCTAGCTCTACTTCTGAAACAGTACTTATTTTAGGTCGGTATCCCATCATATATGCGATTGCATACAGGTTTGCAGGGTCCTTTGCGTATTGTGTAAATGTTTCTTGTAGCTGTGTGTCTTGGTAAAATGCTAGTACATCTCCTACATAGGCAGCCATTTCGATGAACATTGTGCCCGGTGATGAAGGTGAAAAATCGTTATAAGTATCCGGGAAGTAATTTTTTGCAAACTCTGTAAGTTGTGTTTTAAAATCTCCGAACTCTTTGTTAATATATTTTATGTCTCTTTCTATAGCCATTATGCCTCAAAGTTAATAGTTATTTCATCCTCTATGTTTGTGTCTACTACTGTATAACTCATCATAAGGTTTATTGTATTATGACTTGGATCTGATTCTATCAATAGCTCTTTTACGGAAACTGTTGGAAAATAGCTACTTATTGTATTTCTAACTTCTCTATCTAGTCGTCGAACTGTTGTATCTGTAATTTGTTCAAATAAAACCTCTCTAAGGTTTGTACCAAATAGAGGGTTAAGTACTCTTTCTCCTCTACCTGTAAGTAGTAAATTCACTAGATTAGTTCTAATCGCATCTTTAGACTGATATGTTAAATTAAAGACAGCTCCTGCAGAGAAAGGCAATGCTACTCCTATTGCTTTTCTAGGCTGTAAATCTAAAGGGTTTATTTTTCTTGCTAAATATGCCATTATATGTTTCTACTTTACTCCTTCTTTTTCAACTACTGCTTTATTTATTGCACTTGCTTTCTTTAAAAAATTAAGATTTTCTAAATTTATTCCTGGTTCTGTTGAGAGTAATCCCATTTGTGCTGCTCTTCTTGATGCTACCGAATTAGTAGACATACTGGAGTCCATATTTATTGCTGTTCTGTAATTTTCACTTTCGTTATTAGCTCTCATACTCTGCTCTGTCTCTAATAGTAGTTCAGATATAGGGTCTCCTTGATATTTTAAAAATTGCTCTCTAACCTCTTTTTCTATTCTCGGTTCAATAAATGCTGGTGTAGCAGGTATTTTTACTGAGTCTGCAGGTGTAGATGCAATTGTTATTGCCTCTGTAAGAACCTCTTGTAATTCCTCTCTAATTGCAAGTCTTACTTCTTCTCTAATAGCCTTCTTTAATTCTGTTAGTGTCATATGTTTATAAATAGCGTTATTATGCAAGTTGATTATCCAGTCTAAATTTAAGCTCGTCTAGTAATATTGAAGTGTCTGAGCTATATGATGCTGGTCCTGTAAGAACTACTACGTTTTGAATATCTCTTGCAGTTGCATAGTGTTGTGTTAATGTTGAATTTGTTTGTTTATTTGCTAATATCTCTAATGTATATTGTTGACCGTTCCTGGCGGTATATTGATAGTTCGGTGATACTTCGTATTTTGCTTTACTGTACAGTTGTAAGGTATCGTAAATCTCTGCTATATTATCTGTAAGGTTGGGTACTTTATCTAGGTTAAGTCTTAAAAGAGTATCTAATCCGGATTTTAATTGAACTGTTGCGTTATATAACTTATTAGTATATATACTACCTTCTTTGCTTACCTCTTCTGCAAGATCTATTCTTATATTTTTAAAAACACTATCTCCTGTATCTCCAAATAACGACATGATTTTCAACACTTCCTCCGAAGCTGGTGCTCCTGTCTCTACTGCACTGCTTGGTATTATTACTAAAATCCCCCCTGATAATGTAGCTTTTGAAGCATTTAAAGTGTTTGATAATACTAACCCTCCTGTTATATTATTATTAGAAATAACTACCTCCTTTATATCCACTTTAATAATATTGTTTGTTAATGTAAGACCCCCACTTAATGTTCCGTTAAGAATCTCTCCATTACTAATAGTGGTATTTACTAGGTCTGCTCTTACAACCCTACCTGCTATCACTACACCTTCTTTTATTTCTATATCTTCAATCGTTACAGGAACTTCCGTAATACCTAATCTACTTTTAATTATAATCCCATCTCTCTGCTCCCTATCTATCTCTTCTGCTACAAGTGCATTGTATGCATCTACTTCATTCTGCTTAATAAGGTTTAACGCTATCTCTAATTGAGTTGCTACTGCAATAATATCAAATAGCGATAATCTTTTTATAAGATTCTGTAGGTCTTCTAAAGGATCTTTTAATACCTCTTCTACTCCGTCAGCATCTTCTGATAGTTGTTTAATATACTCTTTAACTTTATGCATTAAGTTAGCGTACTTGGTCGTAATAGATATAGGTAGTCCTATCCCGGGTGGAACAGCTTGCGGAATTGGTAATGCTAATATTAGGTTTAACATCGTTTTTAAAGCTGCTAAAGGTGCTCTTATTCTGCCCGGTATACTGTTTAACTTAGTAAGTCTACTATTAACATTACTTATAGTCTTAGTTAAGTTTGCCCTTGTCTGGTTTAATCTTTTTACATCTAGATTAGTAGGTGCAGTATCCTGTGCAAATTTTCTAACTGCTTTATATAAAGTATCCGATACTTTTCCCATTACCTTCCCTTGAGCGCTGCCTACTAGCTTTGCTATGCCTCCTACTAATTTCGAATCTGGGATATTAACGTATGCCATTACTCTATAAATACTTTTTTAGACACCAGTGTACCTACCCTACCTTTTAGAGCTTTTACTACCGGTAGTACTGTACTACCTCCCACAATAAGTTTAGCAACTGCTGCTGGTGGTGCTGGGGGGAGGGTTGCCATTGTATTTGCTAATTTCTCTACCTGTTTTATTAATTCCTTTAACCAATCCACAGCAGATTGACCTAATATTGCAGGTTCTGTTTCTAACCTAAGTGCTACATTACCCAAGTATATTTTCTCAGCGTCAATACATACATAATCTTCTCCATCTATCGACACTGTTTTGCTACTTATTCCTAAAGCTTCTTTAGACATTAGCAAAATATCATTTTCTTTCGCATTAAATATAAGTCTTCCTGCATTTACTACTACTTGATTTCCCTTAAATCTATTTACTGCCTGGGGAAGTTCTTTAAAAGCTTTCTGTTTACTGTTCGCTGGTTCAAGCTCGATTCTATGGTTAGAGGCTAGGTAGATTGAATTGTAATCCTTATTTACATCCTCTACTACACTATCAAATCCGTTGTCAGTTTCTACTTGACCATTACTTATAACCACCAACGGTGACCCATTATTGCTTGAATTAATCCAAGGATTATCCCCGTGCTTAGCTCCTGTCATTCTAATAGATTGTCCAAACCTACCTTCTATTAACGTATCTCCAGGGAAGCTTTGAAGAGGGTTAACTGTGCTTTTTTCTTCGAATTCTTTACCTAAGTCTGCTTCAGATGATTTAAATTGAGTTGTATCTGGGTATGCATTATGATGAGGGTGATTCCATAGAGGAACTATCTCTGTATAGTATGTCTTTTTAGCGTTAGGGTTAACCTCTCTACCCCCCTCAGAAGGTCCAGATGTAAGTTTTACTATTTCTCCTTTAAGAGGTACTGTTTTAATAGACATACTCCCTTGAGATGCAAATTTTAAATCCTCATCTGTAGATTCTACGCCAGGGTTCCCTAACTCCCTATATAATATCCCGTTAATAGCTTGGGATTTACCGTATTTTTCAAATTGCGGATGAAAAGAGTCCATTATTATATCCACTACTCTACCGTATCCACTAGAAGTCTTTCCTCCTTTAGAAGAACTACTTGATCTCTTATACCCTGGTGATGTACTAAATCGTGGCATTACTCTATATTTTTACTTCTTTGCTCCTCTAATTTTTCTTGCTCTTGTAATAAGTCTTGTAATTCAGAAAAATCTATCATATCTGGTGATGTTCCTTTTACTGTTGCTGTTTCTATTCTCTGAATTACTGTTGCAAGTTTAATAAGATGTTCATCATTTTTTATACCTATATCCATGTACTCTTTTATCATAGGTACCACTAAAGAAGCATCGCCTACACCTTCAATTAACTCTTTTAATTGCCCTATTAATGCTTTCACCTGTCCTCTTGTATTTTTAGAGTTATCATAGATCTCCTTAAACAAGTCTGATAAGGTTTTCCCTTTAAATATCTCTTTATCTCCCATTCTCGTGCTGTTTTCTATATAAATAGATTTAACTTACTTTATTATTGACGTCTTCTATAACATTACTACAGTAGTAATCGTACATATAGATAAACTCTGATTTAAGTTTGGTGATCACTCTAGTTAAATGAGTAGTTTCACATTCTGTAATCTCTCGTATGTATATATATAACGCTTTCTTTTTAAAAATATCTAAGTCATATCTAGTTTTAAATACAGTTAGTACTGCTTCCGCTACTTTCCTCTCCTGTTCTTTTGCAAAAAGCTCTGGCAGCTTTACGTACATTTCGTTTATATAGAAATCTACAAACTCTCTTAGCTCTTCCTGTCTTAACATATTTAAGTCATAACTCTTCTCATAACTCTCTTCTACTTCCCCGAAATCTCCTACCTGTTTTAGCTTTTTATAATTTCTTTTATTATAATTTATTAACCATCTCTTAACTATTGTTCCAAAGTAAGAGTAAGCTTTAGCACCATTCGCTGCATCAAACCTATGTATCTTCTCTTCATATAGTATTGAAACTATATCATGCTTTAAATCCTCTACCTTATCTACATCCATATAATAGAATTTAAAGGTATGTATAATATTCTCCGCTAACTTATAGAAAGGGTAATATATATGCTCTGTAAATATTCTAGCTTTATACTCTTCATCTATAGAGTTGTTATACTTTACTATATATTCTTGAGTTTGCTCTGTAAAGTAGTTACTCTCCGATTTCTTTCTTGCCATACGTTTGTTCTAATATATACTTATTAAGCTCCTCTTGTATTTTCATTAAGTTTTTAAAAAAATCTCCTACCTCATCATCTGCTTTAAAAGCTCCTAATAAATCTACCTTCTCTAATTGTTCTTGAGAAGCTGTGATCACCTCATAGATAGAGTTTAAAGTCTCTTGCTGCTCCCTCAAAGCACGCTCATACCTAACTACCTTATTTAAAGCTGTGTTTAATAAGGAAAGTAGCGCTATAATTATCGCTAAACTAATTATTACTAATAATATCTCCATAAATATTTATCTATTTACTGTTTATTTTATATAAATCTGCCTCTACTTTACTCGCTAAATAGTCTGCTGTATGTAGTATATGAACTAAATTACTTTTAAGTTTAGAAGACTCTATACGATTAAAAAAATACGCTTTATTTGCATCATCAAAGACTCCATCATGTATCCTAATGCCTATATATTCTTGCTGAGATAATTTAATACCGTATTTTTGAAGTAGGTATAGTGACCTATCCTGAATTAGCATGAAATCTAAGTCTGGGTTATTTATATAAATTTCCCCTAAGTTATCTCTCCTCCATTTATTTTCTTGAGGAAGGTAGTTATACCCTTCTCCATCCCCTATTTTACCTAAATCATGAAATAAAGCTGCTACTACTAACTCCTCTACTTCAAAATCTATTATACCCCCCATATCTTTATAGGTATTTAATTGTAATAAAGAATATTTTACCACCCTATTCACATGGTCTATATATCCTCCAGGAATAGCATTATGATACATATGCTTTGTACTCGCTGGAGACATAGTATAATTATCCCCTAATTCTTCTATCATACTATATATCTGCCCTCTCCTAGTACCTACGTAAGCTTCTATAATTTTAATATGAGTATTGTAATTAGCCTGTATTTGTTCTGCTGTTAACATTTTTTATAAATTTTATTATTAAGGTTTTAATATTTTTTTATATTTACTTTTTAATTAGTTACTATGAGTAAGGTACGAAGAAAAAATTTAAGAAACAACTATTTAAAAAACGAGTTAAATCTTATTAAAAACTATATATAATATACGAAATTATAAGCAGGTAGTCAACTGGAGAGAGGAAGTAACTAATTTTTTTATGTTTAATATTTTAGCACAATATTCATAATATTCTAATTCTTCAAAGTAATCTAATAACTCTTGTAAAGATTCGTGAATACCCTCAGGATAACGTAGCTGCTCTATTTTTAAAGCATCTTTAATGTACTCTATATTTAACCCAGAAATAGTTGAATACACAATAATAAAATACTTGTACTTGTAACTATCTTCCACAGATTCAAATTTATCCGGAAACTTAGCCTTATACATCCGGCTTAACTGTAGGTATCTCTGCATAAATCCTTGAAAGTTACGTAAAGATTCGTAAAATACATCAGATACAGAAGGTTCCTGCACACCTGCGTAATACTCTTCTTGAAAGCTTTCAAAAAATTTATTAGGATCTAATTTTAACATTTACCGTTTAACTTTAATATACATAGCTAAATCAGCTGTAAGCTATAGAAAAAAGGGTTTAGACGGAAAATTTTCCGGAATTTTTTTTTAATTATAGTGAAAAAAGTCGGTAAAAAGGTAAAAAGGAAACCGCGAGCGTATTTTTAAGAGATTTTTAAGAAGTATACAGTTAAGAGCTTTCCGCGCAATCTCTCGGAAGTCCTACCCGACTTTTACATTCTACAATCAGATACCTTTATAGTAAATTACCCGGCAGAGGGTAGCCTGGGTAAGAAAGACCTCTCAATAGTTCAGTGAACTAAAACACAAAAAAAGATTAACAGGTTAGAGGCATTTGCAACAGGTAAAATAACGTCAAGGTTACCGGATAACGAAATAGAGGGATAGATACACAACCTTATTAAAAAAGAAGACCCCGAAGAAATTCGGGGTTTTTCCATACAATACTTAAAAGTATAGTTAGAGGATCTTGATTAACCTTCCAGAGACATCATATACTTCGGTAGTTTCAAATCGTATTGCATATTGGCGGACGACATCTGACAGTACTTGGTTAAAATCTGTAAAAGTCATCAGTAAGTGGAGTAGACTATTCTCATCAAGAAACGGCTTATGTTTCTCTCGATCAAACCGCTCTTGGTAGAAGGGGTAAATCAAGCGTCTTTCATCCGAAAGACGTATCTGGATATACTGTTCTTTTGTCATTATTCTTTGATTTTAAGTAGAGGGTGTCCTGTTAATGTTAACGGAGGATATGAATGTACATTAGAGGAGTAGCTGCCCCCTTCTACTTGTGTCTCTCTCATTTTTTTCATTTCGAAATAGAAGAGTATAGACTTGTACATTTCGTACCCTAAGTCCGCCTCTATAAACTTTCCTATACCGTAAGATGCTCCATCTGCTAATTCGGGAAAAGCAAGTTTCTTTATCTCTTTTAGGTAAGTGTCAATAGAATCTCTTCTTTCCCAAAATTCATCATTATATGCACAATCCCTATAAAGGGCTGTCTCTAAAGCAGTAAGGTGGTGTAGTTCAAATTGTCCGCATAAAGTCCTTGAATGGGTTTCTAAGGCTAGAGCAATTAGTCTTGCTTGATCTTCATTTAGTTCTATTGTCATGTTATTATAGCTTTTTATTCCAATTTGTGTAGATGTACCTAATAAGGTGCGAGATAAGTAAAATAACTAGTAGGAACGTAGCCCATCTCCATGATACCTCAAGTAGGTTATCTGAAGGAAAGCAAGGACGGTCTAGGATTCCTCCGAAATCTGTTTTGTAGCTTAACATTGTATAAAGTATGGCGGATAGTACTATTACTATATATCTTACTTTAGTGATTTTGTTTTTCGCATTCATATTCATTAATTTTGATTAAAATATATATTTTTTTATTCACTCAATTTCTATCAGAAATAGATCCTCACGTATGGCGCTTCCCTACGCCTCTCCCACCGCTTAAGGGAACCTTACTGTCAGTGTTATATAAGCCTTATATAAGAGTGATATAACCTTGCACTAATTCCTCTCTCGCTACTCACTAAGTAATTCTTGTATCATACATAGACTCTATCTTAACACCCTCCTCAGTATACAGATCGTAATCTTCCCAATTGATACCGTAAGCTAATCCTTCTTCCCCATAGCTTTCTATCAAGGCTTCATTCTCATTATCATCATCCGATACTGTAAAGACCTGTGTACCATCAAATAGATACTCTGATGATCTATAAGGATTGTTCCTTGCTTCTATTAATTCTCTTAGTGTGTGGATATCTATCATCATAGTTCTTTGATTAAATGTTATGGAAAGGATTGAGGTAGCTTATTATGAAACTACCTCCCTTACCTTTTTCTTCTTTAAAGTTTAAATAGATTTTTAAATTGAAACTTCACCTCTACTTTCTTTCCCATAATAAAAGTAAATCCTTTAAACCCTGTCTTAGTAATCTCCGATATATTTACTTCTGAATCTGTAAGGATTATTTCTCCTGTAAGTGACGATACATAATTTCTATATATCGCATTAATTCCCCCTATATTTATAAAGTTGTAATCAGTTCTAGATCTCCCGTAAACGATTGCTTCTAAGCTAAATCTTTCTCCGTTTAAAAATTCTTGTTTTGTCATAACCTTTATTTGTTTTAATTATACCTAAATATATGAACTTTAATTAATATAAGCAACTTCTTTATGAACTATTTTATACCCCTTTTACCTTATATATTCAACATCTTCTTCTTCTACAACCCCTCTCTATATTCATCTGCCCTATCCACAACCCATTCCTTCCACACTAAATCATTGTAACCTAATCCAACTACCAATGTACGAAAGGCTTCCATTAAATCATCGATATCAGTATCACTATGGTCCAACTCCACTGACACCTTTATACCATATTGTTGTGCTGTAATAAGTGTTGGATTTAAAAAGTCTGCTATTCCGTTATTTTTCATACCCTTCGTTTTAATTTATAGATTCAACATCTTCTTCTTCTACATAGCTATCACTACCTGCTATACTTTCGAAATGACCATCTTTGAACCACCCTTCAATCCCTTTATTAATATAAACCTCGATTAATCCTTCAGACTTTAACTCATCTAAATAAAGCCCCCTAACCCCATCCTTAAAAAAGGTTGATGTTGACACAGCTACACCAGAGTATAGGTCATAAAAATCTTCATCATAATCCCTTAATTCAGAATATTGATCTACATAGTAAACATCCGTTAGTAATCTATGAGTAGGAATTTCTACATTTTCATCTACTAATTGATCTCCATCGTAATCACTATCTTTAAAGCAATCTTGGTACAAATCATTATTCCATCCCTCTCGAATAAATTGATTCAAATCCTCCTTAATATAGTTTTCTACATCCTTACTGAGATCTAATCCTACTACATCAAAATCTACATTATCAACTAATTTTAAACCCATTTCCTCAGCAACTCTTTGTAATCCTTTTAAGAAATCCTCTTGACTAACTTGAAACGTAACTGTGATTGTTTTCATATCTTTATTTGTTTTTAACTATACCTAAATATACGAATTAACTTTGTAACTAGCAACTTTATTTTAACTTATTGATTAAGTAAAAAAGGACTTGAGGTTATGAAGTTCAAGCCCTTTTAGCATAATCAAAACAAAATATTATTTACTACGAGTTACATTTGATGTTAAAAACTGCTCTATGTAGCTCATTTTTATTTTAGGCCAGTTTGAAGTATATTCAGTATCTAGATATACTTTATTCTCATCATCCCATCCCTGAGTTGCTATTGTTACTTTTACTTCTGCAGATTTCCCTGAGTATGATTTTGAAAGTATTTGGATCTTTTTAACCTTATTTATCTGATCCTTATATCCTATATTAAAGTCAGGATACCCTCCCCATCTACCTTCAGACTTTGTAAAATGTATTTCTTCAATTTCTGCTCTTTTAAGTAAGGTTGCTAAATCCCCCTCTTTAATTAATTTTTTAACAATCGATATCTCTCTCTCTACTGCCCATTCCTCATCTCTAACTCTAGTATAGGATTCCTTAAATTCTAACATTACAGAATTATAAACTGCTAAAATTTCCTTCTGAAAATCTAATATACTTTGAGCTGCTTTTCCTACTGAGATTAATCTTTTTAATTCCCATTCATCATTTCCACTAGAAGAATATACAGAAGTATTTACTTGATTAGCTTCCCCTGTTGACCAATCTGTTCTAAAATAAACTTCAAAATAAGTCTTGTTATAAGTATAACCCTCTTGAGGTCTTAAAAATTCCATACGATCTAACGATACTTTAATTTCATCCTTTTCCTCTACCACATTTGTAAAGTAAGGTATTAATAAATCTTGTAAAGCTTGCTTTCTTGAAGCTTCTACTAAAAACCTAGCTTGTTCTTTTACTAGTAATTCTTCTTTTAATGTTTCTAACTTTTGTATCATAACCTTTATTGTTTTTAATTATACCTAAATATAAGAAGAATAATTAAGGTAGGCAACTAAATACCTACCTTTTTTTAAATTTGTTTAAAGCTTAATCTCTTTAGTGCTTTTGCTAATATGCACTGTTGCCCCTGGTGTTGTATAAAATTTGTTTGTGCTACGATACATATAATAATTTTCTGCATAACCTACCTTAGTTACAAAAGGTAATTTAAGTATTTCATCCCCCTGCTCTTTACTAAAAGGTTTAGTATAAGCAAATTTAATTCTTACTCCCTCATCTCTTGTATCCACATATGCTTTTACTCCTTCTAAATTTGCAATCTTTTCAATTGCTTTTCTAATTTGTGATTTTGCCATAATGTCTTATTTGTTTTTAAAATATTAAATTACATCAAATTTAACCTCACCATTTAGTGACATTTCTTTACAGTATTCCCTAATTAATGAAATTGATTTAAAAACTTTATCATCTTTCTCAAAATATTGCTGTTTATCTTCAACAAACATTTTATATGTTAATTCCTTTATAGTTGAATAAACTCCGATATCTTCTAACAATAATGAAGTACAATACTCCATATTTAAAGAACCTCCAACAATTAATATTGAATCTTGTAATAATTTTTTAGAACATTTCATAACCTTTAATTATTTATTTTTAATTATAACTAAATATAAGAAGAATAAGTAAGGTAGCCAACTAAATGACTACCTTTTTTTTAGGATTATTTATAAGTATATCCCGATACTGAATTCCCGTATTTAGCAGATAATTCTTTTAGTTTACTTCCTACAGCAAAGTCAATCATTTTAGCTTGAAACATATACCTCATAGTTTGGTCATGTTGAAAAGATTGATGATCTCCTATTTTATAAAGAGGGACTGTTCCTGAGGTTGCTACAATTTTGTGAATAATTTTTCTAGGGTCTAAATTTGAAGTTGTTTCCCAAACCTCGTAAGTTGTATCTTCTCCCCAGGTACTGTATACATTGAAGTATTTTGAAGTTCCTGTTTTTAAATTAATTTTACCTAAGGGTAATATTGGACTTCCATTTCTCATAATATGTTTGTTTTTAATTATACCTAAATATAAGAACTATAATTCAGTTAGGCAACTTTATTTTATAGAAAGTAAATATGAAGTATTTCCTTGAAATCTTCCTCCAACCAGTCTTCCTCAAAAATGTAAGCTAAATCTGAATAGTCTTCTGTCTGCTCAACTTCTGAGATTAAATCCTCTCCAAACAACGCCTCATCTTCCACGTTACATGCTCTTAAGTACTCAATTGCTACTTCCTTTAGTTTTTCAAATCTTCTCATAATTTTATTTCTTTTTAATTAAGATGTATATCTCATCCAAACATCTAACACTTCTTCCTTTCTTTCTCCTATATAAACATATCCTCCCATATCATCACTAAAACAAAATACACCATCCTCTTCATCTATCCATTCCTCTATATATTCATCCACTCCATCCTCACTATATAATCCTGAGAATCCTGTTAAAAGTATCTTTTTAATAGTAGCTATATCTGCACTACCTTCTATGAACCCTTTAAAGAATAAATCATCAGATCCTCTTTGAGCTTCTCCATACATTACATATACCTTTCCTTCCATAACTAATATACTATAAAGTCTACTACCTCTTCTCCAATCCCTTTTCCATTCTTAGTAATTTCATAGGAAGGATCCATCCCACTTCTCATTACATCTTCTACTAATTCATTAATAGAATCAAATTCCTTATCGAAATAACTACATTTTAAACTGTATACATTTTTCATAACCTTTATTGTTTTTAATTATACCTAAATATAAGAAGAATAATTCAGTTAGGCAACTTTTATTTGAAATATAAACATAAAGACAGTATTAGAAAAAAAATAATCTAATTGACCTTAGCTACCATATCTTAGTAATATCTAACAATATTAGAACAACAATATTACTTACTTCGTTTTTTACTAGTTGAATTCTTTAATAAAGGACTACCTTACATTCCTGTCTAATATTGATCCTTTTGGCTGACCAAGCAACACCACTAACTAAAGATATAGTTCTAGGTAGGTTAAGTATACTCGCAATAGCCTACAATTGTTAGGCCCACAAAAAAAGGCCTTACTAGAATTAACTAATAAGACCTTATTTAAAAAAAATAATGATCAGCCTCTACTCTAATCATCATTTATAAATACTCGTTCTTTTAATATAAGAACTATGTTTTGATTTACAAACTAGATAACTTTCTGTAGAGGATAGTTAACTTTCGTCTATATATAAATAGGCTTATAATTCAAAAAAAGGAGGCTTTTACACCTCCCTTATGTATTTAGTTTACATATGCCATTGCCATTTTAAATAGCTTCTGATTGACATCTATATCCTTTTCAAAACCTTTGATGGGTCTCACCTTACGTACCTTAGCACCCTTCAATGCTTGGTTGTAACCCCCTTTAATTAACTTCTCTTGAATAATGTTTAAAGTTATCCAAACATCATCAGACCCTTTGTCTGCTTCTCTTTTAGGATCTAATATATCCTCAATAGTTTCATCATCATACTCAGGCTGTACATCCGTAGGTTTAATCCCTGCTCTTAGTAACATTGCATCGATAGCAAACTGTCTCTTTTGCTCCTCAGTCAATATGGTAGATTTCATCCTGTTAAGTACTTCAACCTTGTTAGGAAGATCCGTCATTGCTGTGTTTACAACGTTTCTAAGCTCTTCAAATGTGTACCCCATATGTTTGATCTTGAAAGCAGAAAACTCATCCTCAGCTATAACTAATCCATTTGAACAAACAAGACGATATACCCCTACCTTAAAGGAAAAAGCATTTAATCCATCATGACTGTTTGTAAGAATAATTCTAGGATAAGCATCAATTTCACCTTCCTTATTAAGGATTCTTACATCCGGGTTTTGAAAAGAAACCATGTGCTTGCTGAAGATTGTATTAATCCCTCTAGACTTTCTCATTGCAGCCTGTACAGGGTACCAATTCAATTTCGCTAGATCATCAATAATCGTCTCTGTGTTAACATGTAAGTACTTGTTACTTACTCTATCACTAGTAGGAGTTGCTGCAAACACGACAGGTGCTTGTTGTCTAATCTGCTCTTTTGTTAGGTAAGATCCTAACCCTTTATCAAATCTCATCATAATGTCTTGCATAATCTATATTGTTTTAATTATTAATACCTAAATATATGAACTTTAATTAAGGTAGGCAACTTTTTATTACTCTTTTTCAGCATAAAACCTTATCAACATTACACCATCTTCCTCCTCTATTAAACTATCAATTAGTACAACATCACTATGTTGATAACCTTCTGTATATCCTCCTTCATCAAATTGTGTAAGGATTGGATAGTTTAAATCATTTTCTAACATTTTCTCTACATTTAGTAAAGTGTTTTCTAAGCTTTCTTTTAGTCTAAGTAAATTCTGTTTTGTCATAACTTATATTGTTTTAATTATTAATACCTAAATATATGAACTTTAATTAAGGTAGGCAACTTTTTATTACTCTTTTTCAGCATAAAACCTTATCAACATTACACCATCTTCCTCCTCTATTAAACTATCAATTAGTACAACATCACTATGTTGATAACCTTCTGTATATCCTCCTTCATCAAATTGTGTAAGGATTGGATAGTTTAAATCATTTTCTAACATTTTCTCTACATTTAGTAAAGTGTTTTCTAAGCTTTCTTTTAGTCTAAGTAAATTCTGTTTTGTCATAACTTATATTGTTTTAATTATTAATACCTAAATATATGAACTTTAATTAAGGTAGGCAACTAATCACCTACCTTTTTTAGCTACACTAACTACCTTTATTCATCATCCCTCTCTTCATCAACAGGTCTAAGAAAATACTCATCACTAAGGTCCATAAAATTATTTTCTAAAGCATCCTTTAAGTTTTCTAGTTGAATAGGTGTATGACATATTACAAGCCTATTCTCATAAGCTAATTCAAACTCAATTGCTTCAACATCTACAATTTGGTCAGGACTATTCTCAGCCCAGTCAAGAATATTCTCAATTGCTCTTTGAATATCTTCTACTAGAATTCCTTTTCCCTCGATTGAATTAATAAGGGTAATAACATCTTCTTTTGAAAAGATTGAGCTTACTGAATCTTTAACCGATTTTAATACTAATTCTTTTGTCATAATTTATATTGTTTTTAATTATACCTAAATATACGAATTAACTTTGTAACTACCAACTTTTAAATAAAGTATTTTACCTCATCCCAACCTTTTTCTTTCTTAACTTTACAAAAATAAGTTGGACCTTTTCTAAACTTTTTACCAAATTCACTCTCATCTTTAAACAAGAAAGGAGTATATTTACCTATATCTTTTTCTTCGATTTCTATCATAAGCTAAATATAAGGAAAAGTCAGTAGAGTACCAACTTTTCCTTTGTTTATTTTAAAATTAATAATTGACTGATTTAATCAAATCTAAAATGACTTTGTCGGATAAAATTGCTTCAGCTTTGTCCTGTAAAAGTCTGTCATAATCAATCCCCATTTCTAAATGAAAATCCTTGAATTTGTGATAGTTCGTAAGTGCAACTCCTTGAAAGTAAATATCTATAAGGTCCACCCATTCATATTCTGCTGTAGGTTTTCCCTCTACACTTCCTTCAGAAATAGAGAATTGGTACTCCATATCTGCTACTAAACCTCCGACTTGTACTGGAATTGATAAAGTCAGTAAAACTGTTTTTCTTAATACTTTCATAATACGTTTGTTTGTTTTAATTATACCTAAATATACGAATTAATTTTGTAACTAGCAACTAATTTATAAAAAAAAGAGTAACTTTTTTAAGGTTACTCCTCTTCCTAATTAAAAACAATAAGGAGTTATGACTTCCTTATATTGTTCAGGAGAGCTAGCTTTACAGGTAAGTAGCCCTCCCCCTATTAAAAAATTTATAAATTAACTCTTCTTTTTCTAGTCTTACTACGTTTTAAACTTAAGAAAGCTTTTGCTACCCCTAAAACTAAAATTGCTGAAAGACCTACTATTATTAGAATAGCTAAACCTATCCATAAAGGAGCAGTTACCCACCACCAAGACCAGTCTATGGTGCCTGTAAGTTTTAATACTAGAAAAATTAAAAAGAGTACTGTGCCTAATCCGGCTGATGATTTATTTTCCATAATGCTTTGTTTGTTTTAACTATACCTAAATATAAGAAGAAGCCTCCGAAGAGGCAACTTTTTTATTGATTTTCTCTTACTGCTTTTAAAAATGCTTCAACTACAAAATGATCTCCACTAAAATATCCTAATTGCTCAAGATTGCCATCTTCAATATCATTTAAAATATTTCCTAGTGTTCTATAAGAATCAATCTGATAGATTATACTTCCAAGATTTCTATAATGATTTCTATAGGATTCTACCGTGTCATCTAAATCAGACCTACGATCGTCATAGATACATGTTGCTACTTGTATAAGTGTTTGTTTTGCAGTTGATAATAAATTTCCCATAATTTTATATTTGTTTTTAATTATTATATCTAAAGATAAGAAGAAGCCTCCGAAGAGGCAACTTTATTTTTAAAATTTATCACTAATGTAGACTATTTGTGCAGATGTTAATTCAACCTTACACCTCTCAGCTACTTGTGCTACTAGGTTAGGACTTACCAAGTCACTAGATATTTTAAAGTTTATGATACTTAGAATTACTGTTCTCATATTTTCACTTACAATCATCTTTAATATAGTTTAATTATACCTAAATATACGAAGAATAAATAAGGTAAGCAACTAATCACTTATCTTCTTTATACTTAATTTACTATAATTGGTTATTTATTAATGTTTGAATTATTTCTAAGACATCTGCTTCTGTATACAAATTATCTGTTTTCCAATAATTTCTCCCATCTTTTCTGTCTTGTACTGCTTCAATGTTTTGTTCATTCAACCATTGTCGTGTAGTCATAAATTGTGGAACCATAATCTTTATTGTTTTTAATTATACCTAAATATAAGAAAAATATTAATATAAAACAACTTTATACTAATATTTTTCTTACCTTAATTTAAATTACTAATACATCATACATTCATTCCTAAATTTCTCAACCAACTCATCCATCATTTTACTTACATCCCCATCCATATTCTTAACAACTACCTCATCCTTAATAACCTCATTCCTAACTTGAAAATCAATACTAACAACTTCCTTAACCTTATAACCTTCATTTAACAATCCTCTTCCATAAAAATCTCCCCCACCTAACTTAATTCCTTTTACCTCCAAAATACTTACCCTTAACTTTTCTTCTATCTTTCTTACTTCCTCTATTCCATTATTAACTTCCCCTACTAATTTTCTATATTCCTTTATTAAATACTTATTTTTACTTTCAAACTCCTCTAAAACCTTATTATTTTCCTTTTCCTTACCCTCTCTAATCCTTTTACTAATTAAATTTACTAAACTTTCAATCTCATAATTTTTTAAATTTCCCATAATTTTATATTTGTTTTTAATTATTATACCTAAATATACGAAATAACTTTGTAACTAGCAACTTTTACACTATGTTTGTTTTAAAATATTTTTGTTTTATAATGTAATAGTAATATAGCTTCCTACTATCGGATGCTGTTTTCCATAGTATTCTCTTATATAAACCTTTCTCTAACCCCCTTCTTAACATCTCCGCATATTTCTTATTACTTTCATAAGAAGAACTTCTGTAATAATTAAATACTTTTTCCTGTATTTGAGATTCTGTTTGAGGGTTTGAAGTTTCAAGAAACTTAACAATTTCCTTTACTGAACGGTATTGGGCTGTTTTCATAATATGTTTGTTTTTAATTATACCTAAATATACGAACAATAATTAAGGTAGGCAACTAATTACCTACCTTTTTTATTACCTGCTTATAACCTTCTCAATAGCTTCAGATCCCATATTTACCATATCTAATACTAAGTTCCAATTCCCTTCATCTGCTTGCCATTCTATTTCAAATGGTTTGTGTTTCATTCCCCAATTTGATAAAGCAAAACCCATTCCGGACATTTTAAATTCCTCCCTATCATTTTTAGAAAACCTAATTGTACCTTTGTTATCACACATACAAGAAACTGTGTAAACTATTACTTCTTTTGCCCCTTGTTTAATTTCTAATTTAGGAGGACTAATTCTTAATTCTGAATACCTACTCATAACCTATATTGTTTTTTAATTATACCTAAATATACGAACAATAATTAAGTTAGACAACTTTTATTTAAGTTATTCTAAGTCATTTCCATGTTCATCTAAATATTCCCCCCAATCTATCCTATCATCAGGATGACATTGACTATTCCAATCATTCCAAGCTTTTCTTAATTCTACTAATGTTACCATATTTTCTTTTAACTATACCTAAATATAAGAACTTTAATTAAGTTAGACAACTTTATTTACCTATTTCTTTATAATAGTCCTGATTATATTTTCTATTCCTGTAGGAACTACCTGTTCATTTGTATTCTGAAGATATACAGGACCTGTGTAAGTAAACGTATTAAACTCAGGATTAACAAGTTCTTCTCTAGGGGAAGGCTGTCTTACAATTTCTGTTATCCTTCTAGCTCCATCAAAGGACCTAAATTCATTGCAGGTAGTCCTATACCAATTACCTTTAATCTGCACCTCTAGTACAGCAGCTGTATTGAAGTCATACTTCTTCTTTACTGTTCCTCCCTTTTTCTCTCCCATAAAAAAATATTAAGTTAAACAACTAATCACCTACCTTTTTTCACTCACTTTTCTAGTAAGTACCAACTAGACATTCCTTCCTCAAAAAACATTTTTACTTCTTCTTCACTTTCAAATACAAGTTTCTCCTCGTCCTCTTTCATTTCATTAATTTCTTCTTCATCATAATCTTCACTCAACTCCTCTAATACAAACTCCTCTAAAGTCTTACCTTCTTTCAAATCAAAGAATTCAATATCATTCTCCATCATTCCCCAATCATTTGTAACTATAACTTTTAATACTCTCATAATATGTTTGTTTTTAATTATACCTAAATATATGAAAAAGAATTAAGGTACCCAACTAAATGACTACCTTTTTTTAAATTTGTTTAAGCGGATAATAGTAAATCACGCCTAAATCCATTTCCCTATCCCTCTCACATTCAGTTGTAAAGCCAAAGGGTTTTAAAATATCCTTTAACTCCTCTAAATTAACCTTATCCCAATCCCCAAATTTAAGGTAAGGATGAGTATTCATAAAAGCATAACTACTATCAATTTCTTTATCTGTCCAAACCTCTAAAACTCCTAAAACATCTCTACTTATATAATTCATAATATCTATTTGTTTTTAATTATACCTAAATATAAGAACTTTATTTAATATAAGCAACTAATCTTTTTTAAAAAAACATTGTTACTTAGTTGCCTGACAAAGATAAGTTTCGTATCTTTAGGTATAGATGAAGATCTAGGGGCGTAGTGTAACACCAACACTGGAAGAGTAGACGGGCGGGTACCTCACAGTCTGCAAAACCCTAAACACCCTCTATGTGCAGATCTCACCCCATATCCCTAATCTCCCTATATACCCCTTTTTCCTTGATAGAGGTAAAAATCCTTGATAGAGTGCTTTTTCCTTGATAGAGTGCTTTTTCCTTGATAGAGGTAAAAATCCTTGATAGAGTGCTTTTTCCTTGATAAGACTAAATTGCTTGAATGGAAGGACAAAGCTTGAATAGGTGTTTCCTATGGTAGAATTTAAGCATATCCCTTAAAAGTACTATAGCAACTTCCCCTTTGACTATGTAAAATCTCTAAGATATACTATAACTTTGTTACTTGTACTTGTTTTTAGATGTTTTTCCATAGGGACTCCCTATACTACTTTACTTTTTCGTATTCTTTTAAGAGTCTCTCGTAAGGACTCACGTAGTACATTATTAAAGGTAGTTAGCATCTCTAGATCTTCCAAGGAAGGGTCGGCAGGTAGGTGCTTCCTGTTAAAGTTAACTATGAGTTTTTCTAAGGCTCCCTTATGACTCAAAGAATCAGCACTATTAATCACCTTAAGTACCCAGAAGGTATCTGAGTATATAGATCTGTATTCAATATTTAGTCCTCTTGTTTTCATACTGTAAAGATAAGAAGAATTAATCTAATCTACAACTCTCTACCCTTATCTTTTTACCCCTCTCTCTTTAAGGTTATTTTTTTATCTATGTGAGATGATTAATAAGGCAGGAGAACGTAGGGAAGAAGGCGGGAAGATGCCGTGAGGACAGTGGGAGATACTAAAGGCGGGAGGACGTAGTGAGGATGCCGTGAGGATATCGTGAGTCTCTAGTGATTTTTCTATATTCTGAGAGAATTTATGAAGGGAGAGAGGCGCATCCCTATTCTTTACTTCCTTTCTAACATACCTGCCTTACTTTCTATTTATACACTACTATGATATCATTATAATATTACTTTAATATCATTATTATATTATATGCATATTATTTTAACTAAATACTTACCCTTCTATTCTCCTCTTCTTATAACTATATGATTACTTTCGTTTCTTTATAGGTTTTAATAGGTTCTCTCCTTAGTTCAATTGTCTAATAAGCCTTTCTATTGTACCACTCTTACCCCTCTTCATATACGTTATTCTTTCAGTATGACTTTTATATCTCTTTCAGTATCCTATCTCTATCTCTCCATACAGTCAATTAGGATTCAAGTATGGTCTGCTTATCAATCTCCCAATCACCTGTCAGTTCAGGATGGAACTCCCAGAACATTCCAGATCTTAATACCTTATCGTAATCTTCTTTTGTTTTTATTTGCCAGTACATCTTAATGAATTTATCTGAGTTATACTATTGGTATTGGTCTTTATGTTTATATCTTTCTCTCTAGTGCTTGTAGTTCTTTGATTATTACTTGAGGCTATTTATCTCTCCAAATTTTTACTATTTGATAGGTTCCCCAATATCCCATTCCCACTCCAAGTAAGACTATAACTATTATTAGAATCTTTTGTATTATCACAAAGCTTACTATACTTGCTATGATTGCTAGTACCGTTAAAATTAATACAACTGCTATTAAGTGATCTACTATACTGTCTTTCATTTTATTTAACATGCTATCTTACTATTAGTTTATAAGTTATATTATAATCAATCCTTAATCCTTAAACCATACTGTAGGTCAAACCAGCTAAAGGTCTGTGCAGAAGCAGTCTTACTACATCTATATGCTTTGCTTATTAAAGGAACAGCATATGCTTTAAACTCATCATGCTGTCTGGAGGTCATGGTCCATTCACTATACCATTTAGGTTCGGCTGTTGCCTGGTCTAACGTCTTACCAACCATTGCCAATTGATACTCAATCAAATGATCAGCCAAAGTATGTCTGGTAAGTTTAAGTTTCTTTTCCATCTTATTACTATTCATTCTAGTTATTCTAACTCTATCTCTAAGCCCCATTCTAACCACCAAATACCAAGCCTATAGTTTCCTGTTAACATCCTATCATAGGTCACCACCACCGTAGGCAGTAGGTATAGTTGATATAGAGGTTTATTAAATGATATTTTCATACTCCTTTATTTATATTATTAATAACTTTCCTGCAAGGCAGGTTAAATATTTTAAAAATATGTGAACTTATTAATAACTTTCCTGCAAGGCAGGTTAAATATTTTAAAAATATGCGCGAGACGAAATTAATAAGACGCCCCCTCTTCTGCCTGTACTCTTTATACTGCCTGTACTCTTCTCCTTTTAATATTTATTCCAACCCGTTCGCCTAGCTTTCAATAGTCTATTACTTCTATATCCAATATATTCTAAAAATTCATCCGTTGGCTTTACTCCATGCACTAATACATAATGTGGTGCAAAATCTTCCGGCCATATCCATTCATCTGTTTGATATTCTTGATTACCCAGTCTTTCGCCCGTAATTCTACTTTTAGTCGAACCCATATAACCAATTTCCTTTGCCGTTTTCTCTTTCAATCGTATCAATTCGTAAATATCGTTTGCCTCTACTGGTGATAATACGTTTGGAATTGGTATTGGATACTCAACTTTATCTCTGGATGATATCATTTCTCGTGTTATTGAAGTCCTACCATCAGCTGATGTCATTGTTACCATGTGAGGTGGTTTTTTCCAATATCCCTCTATGTTTCTACCTTTATAATCTTTGTGTATCATAATTTACCTTTCTTAAAAAAAATATGTTGTCGAAAGTAGAAAGTATATAGACTATGTCAAATATAAAATCAATGTCAAAAACCTTCCTCTACCTCAAAGGCAAAGTTAAAACCTAAGTCTCAGTTACAATAGCCAATTATCTGTCTAGTTTTAAAGATTTCTCTTTCTCTATGAGCTTTCAGTAACTTGTCTATTAGTTGAGTTCTATCTCAGTTTTAGTTTTTTTGTAGTGGAAGCGAAGTTTAAATAAGGCCCATGGCCGTTTAATTGCTTAGATTGATATCTGTCTCTTATGTAGTTTTAGAAATCCTTCCACTTTCGACACAAAACCAAAAGACATAGGCTTCTGCTTAGCCTTTTGGTACCATATATTATTTTAACTCTTTTAAAAACATGTCAATTGTTGATTGAAAAATTGGATCAACTTCTATCTTAAGGTTAGCTGCTGCTTGAATACTTATCTGACGTGTTACTTCAAAGTCTTTTACTGCTTGCTTTTGATCATCCACCCACTTACTGTATGCATTCTTATACTCAACATTCTGTTTTAACATAATCTCATTCACCTCAGATTGTATATCAGCTCTCTCTTTTGCAATACGAGCATTCTCTAAGGTAGTTAAGTTTTTTACCTTTGCTTTAGAGTAGTTTACCTTTTGTTCATAATCTCTATGAAGTCCTGCTAGTTGCTCATGTAAAGTCAATAGCTCAGCTGCAGTATGATGAACCTTGATTATCATCGGAGTCCTCTTCCCTGCTTCAATTTCTATAAACTCTAAGGTTTTAATAGTAGGAAGTTCAGATCTTAATCTATCTAGCTTACCGCCTTTATGTATAAATTGTCCAATATGTGAAGCATATGACTCAGCTTCTAGGAATTCATTATACTCTTTTGTTGACAACTGTGCCCATCCCCAGTCCTCATTTACCGCCGATGGTAAATCCTTAACAACTGATCTAGGCATTTGAGGCATTTCTACAGCATACTCATAATTTTCCTGTTGAATATTTTTAATCAGCTGATCTTTTGCTTTAATATTTTCCATTAGGAATGCCTGGGTAGCATGTAGTCTTGCTTTTTCAGTTAACATCTCTACTACACCTTTAGGCATACGGTTTCCTTGTTGATCCATGTATGTTACGTTATCAATAACTACTGCTTTGCTAGCGTTATTAATATCCGTCAATGCTGCTGTAATATCTTTTGAACGCTGATTGCATAGGTTTGAAACTGACTGTGCTGTAGACATTGATAGTCCTTTTGATGCTAATGAATTTTTCATATTTATATCTTTTATTTAATTTAGTATCTATATTTAAATATACGAATTATATTTGTATTATGCAACTTTTTACTAAGTTTTTTAAAGTATCTTATCTTCTCGGTACTACCTTAGTAATGTTGTTACTTACGTCTAATCTATTAAACCTACTGTAGGAAGTTTCTTTCTTATTTTAAATTCTATTTCGCTTAACAGTCCTTCCTCATTTATAAACATTTCATTTTTTCTTCTATCTCTATCTTTATGAATATACTCCAAAACAATTGCGATTACTTTTTCAGCAAATTTTACTCCTGTTTTACTTGTATAGTAAAACTTATGGTTTGTAATTTGTATATGGTCATCTCCTATAAAAATATAGTAGTTAAGTTTCTTATTCTCTATAAGATAGTTATCTGTTGTAGGATCAACTAGTACCGTTGTATCTAAATGCTTTAGGATAAGTTCCACAATATTTATAATTTGTGTTTCTTTTGGTGTAAAGTTAATTTTCTTCTTTAGGAAATTTATCATTTTCATAACTTTTAATGTAACTAATTAAATTATTATTTGTGTAAAGTTTTACCACATTGATGACAGTATACAACATTATCAACCCAATGTAACCTACTAAAAGGATGAATACATGTTTCTTGTGATTCTTTTATAGGATTTTCCATTATTTAAAATTTAGAATATAATACATTTTTGCTGTATGAATTAATTTATAACATTTAGAACCAAATTCTGTTTCATCTATTAAATTATTATAAAAGTTTATTCCTTTTGTGAATCTAGTTTCCATCTTTATGTTGGTAAAACTTTTACTACTCTTAGCCATACATTTTTAAAATACCATAAATATGGTTTTTCTGTCCAATGAGTTTTATTAGTACCTGCGTTAAGTAATACCATAGGCATCCCTAATAATAAAATAGGAAGTACAGGTATAAAAATTATTAACATAAGTATAAACATAAAAATGAAATACATAAAAAGTGAAATTATATCTGTAATCATTATTAGTATATTTTTCATTTGATTATTTGTTTAATTATTAATGTATAACGTCTGTTTTTAGCATAACTTATATCTAAATATACGTTAAATAATCGTAGCAACCAACTTTATTTTGGAATTTAGGTATCTTTTCTATATACTTATTTAAATTACTTTTCACTATAAACCGCTTAGGAGTAATCCATATTCCAACGCTCCCTCCATTATAGCATATTTTCTTTAATCTACCTGTCTGTGTGTTAAAGATCTTTTTACATGTTGAAATTTGGATGTGTGGATAGTCTACAAATCTCCATTTCAAAGTGTAATTAATTGATATTGAATTCATTATGCTTTGGTATTTGTTAGTATATTAATTGTTGTAAAACATTAAAGCTGATGTTGGCTATCGTATATTTGTGAAAGTTCAGTAAAAGTATATTCTTTGTCTTTGTATAAAAACATTCCATAGCCTAAGTACCTCGCGTCTTGTTTTATCCAATCCCATAAAGTTATTTCTTCCTTTTCCTTTAACGATTTTACAACTGCGGGTAAAATTAACGCTTGCTTTTTCGCTTCTTTTAAACATTGAATAAATGCCCATTTCTCTTTTTCAAGTCCATCTAAACTATCACACATTTCTATTTTTCTCTCTAAGTACTCTATCATTTTTTCCATAAATCTTATTTTTTTTAATTAATTCGCTTGTAATCTTACCCGCTTAAAGTTAAAAGCAATTACAAGTTTTCTCGCTCTTTTCTAAGTCTTTTTAACTCTTTTCCTATATGTTTTTTGGCTGACATATCCCCAAGTTCGTCTGCATTTATATAGCTATCTTCTAAAATATGTATCTCATTTGTAACTTTAGTTAATTGTTCCTCAATCTCTAAAACTTGCAACGTGCTATTAACTGCGCAAAAGGTTAATGCTTTGCCAAGTTTAGCAAATACCATATCAAAATCGTCATAACTAATTTTATCAGCGAAGTACATTTCTGTAAACACTTTGCCTAACTCTAGTAATTCTTTTTTTATTTCTTCCATAATAATTAAATTTTGTATTTATTAAATCGCAATAACATTTTACGCTTATAGTTGTAGTTTATTACCGTTTTCTTAACCATTCTATACAATCAATGAAACCTTGTTTGTAAATTTCATCGTCTCTGTATGTTTGTAAAGTTTCTGTAAATCCTCTATGTTTTTTTTTTAACTCTTTTTTCTATTTCCGAAAACTGTTCTTCTTCTGTCGGTAACAAAACCCCAACTAAATTATAACCATTATTTTCACTTTCTTTTTTATTTACGATATTTCCATATATGCTTTTTGCCATTTCTTTATTTTTTAAGTTTGTTAATATTCCTTTAAAACAATGGTTATACTCATCGTTATAAAACATTTAAACTTTGTTGTAACCTGTCTATTTCTGCGATAAATATATCAATATTTACATCTATTTGTCTTTTTTCTAACTTAAGTAATTCTATTTGCTTATAGTTAAAGTCAATACTTTCTTGAATGTTTTTTTTGTCCATTTTTTAAACGTTTAATAACTATGCAAATAATTTATATTGCGTAGTCGGTTAGTATTCAGTTTTTGTTAATCAATTTAATTTATTTCAATATTTAAAATTCGTAATTCTTAGGCAATACAAATCATTTACTAATACAGTTAGCAGTAATACTAACCTTCGTTCTCCCAAACAATAGATTTGTACATACTCTCTATTCTACTATGTAATGCGTTTGAAACTTCCATTTTGTTTCCAAGTGCTTCATTCGCACATTCAGCAGCAAATCTTTTCGCTACATCTTCTGCATACATTTGCATTAATTCTTCCGTTGTAAAGTTTCCTTTAATTGAATTGTAAAACTCCTTTGCTGTTCTTAATTGATAAATTCTCATTTTATTTATATTTAGTTGTTAATAATCCGTACTACTGCTAACACCACCTATACGCAAGTTTTGTGAAAAACAAAACCTGACGTATAGCTGTAACCGTTATGCGTAATTAAAGCCGACTTTTTATGTTTACGCTAATGGTTTTTAGGCTTTTTGTCTTTGCTTTACTTGCTATTTTCTGTAATGTTCCCTTTAAAATCGCATAACTCCGTATAAAAAATAAATTACATTTTTCTTTTAAAGTAACTTACTATTAGTAATCCTATTGCAAATCCAACTGCAATACCACCAATAAAAAATACTATCATTATTTCTATTTCTTCCATTTTATTATAATTTAAGTTAATTAACCATTCATTTTTTATACTATAAAGTTGTAGTTAATTGCCGTTGTCTTTTAACTTGTTTTTTAACCAATCAAAGCAAGCGTTAAATCCAAAAATATACTGTATACTTTCATTTCTGTTATTCACAAACTTGTTTGCAGTCAATCGTTCTAACTCCGATACCATTTGTTCTTTTGTCGGCAACGTAACACCAACTACGCATAAACGTATAAAATGCTCTACGTAATGCTTTAGTTCTTCTCCAGTAAATTGAATCATAGCTATTTGCTTTAGGTTTGTTATTTCCTCTCCGTAAAAGCTTGTGTGTAATTTGCAAAATTCTTTTTTAGTCATAATATTTAGTATTTATTAATTATTTTATACGTTTATACGTTTAAAGTTAGCAAACATAAAATTATTCACACTCCACCTCGTCTTTTGAAAATGATATACCGTATGCTTTTGCAACATCCCATTCAAAATCATTACCAGAATCAATTAAACTTCTTCTAATACCATTTTTTACTGTACGGTCGTTACAAAACCACCCACAATTAATAAATTGTCGTTTTACTTCTTCATCTCCTTTATAAAAAATAACTACACTTGGTAAACTCATAATTTTACGATTTGCTAACAAGGTATATATGCAATACCCTATTAAGGTTTATATTAAATTTTAAAGTTCTCGGTACTCCGTGAAGGTCACAGAAGTAATGTATAATCTTATCAGTAAATGGTGAAAGATTACCATAATCACCTTGAAATACACCATTTTTAGCGGGAACTTTTCCTCTACGCTGGTCTTCAGTTAATAGATTGATACGTTCTTCCCAAGTTAATTCTCTTTCCATATTCTATATTTTTTTACAAAGGTAAAACAAATTAATGACAAAACCTAACAAAGAATATGTATCATTAAAACGAACACATATTCTCAAACGTTATGTGTAATAAAATAAAAAATTATTTACCATATCTACTATTAACAAAAACTCTATTCGCACCTATTGTAAGTGATAGTTGATTTTGTTCTTTCATAAGTATCTCAAATTGATTTTCTATTCTTAACCTATCTAAATTAATTTTTAACATATTAACCAATTTATCCAACTCTGTATCTCTTTTTGAAGTTAGAAAATCAATTTGTTCTTTGTAATGTAGTTCGAGTTTTTGTTCCATTTGTATAATTTTTTATTTTACTAAATATATCAACAAATATAAGAAATAAATCTTACTTTGTCTATTTTTTAATGAAAAGATTTACTTCTCATATTTGTGACCGTTATAAGTAATAAAACAAAAATTATGAGTTTTCATTTTTCTTTGTTCCATCCTCATTCCACTTTTTAAGAAACTCCTGATTTTCAGGTTTTGAAAGTTCTTCTTTCATCGCCTCGTCAAATTTATTTTGTATTTCAGTGTTTTGTTTATCTGTTAATGTATTCAAATCCTGAAAATCTTCTTTTGTTATTTTTGATTTCATTTTATATAATTTTTGTTTTACATACTTATAACAAAGTGTAAAAAACATTAAAACAATTTTTTATACTCAACCGTTATAAGTAATATTATTTTTGTTTTGAATTTTTATAACTATCGTGTGTTTTATTAACAGCATCTTGAACACTTTCCATCCAAGTTCTGAATATTGGTCTGAAGTTAAATATACTCATCTCAGCATCCCAAATTACTTTTGGTATTTCAATTTTAATAATTTTTCGGTTTTTCATAATTTAATTTCGTATTCATTCATTTTAATTAATTTTTTAAAAGTTCATATTCTTAAAAGTTATGCGTAATTGCAGGTTTTCTCTTAATTTTCTAAGTCTTTTTAACTCTTTGCCTATGTGTTTTTTAGCGGATATATCATCACATTCGTCTGCATTTATATAGCTATCTTCTAACTCATATATTTGTTGTGTTAGGGATTTTTCCCCCAATGAACCAACCTTTAACTTTCCGCTAACTGCGCTTAAATTTGATTGCTCGTTATGGTATTCTTCGGCAATATTTGCACATTGACTTGCTATTAATTCTTTCCTTGGGTTTGTATCTAACCACTTTTGGAATTTCGCTATTAATTTTTTTCTATCTTCTGTCATAATTTTTAAATTTTGTCTTTTATTTATTGTTTTTAAATTCTAGTTTCTATTAACCACCCGCCCAAACTAATAAGTATATACTGTACCCTCTAAAATTCTTAGAAATTATTATCATAAAAGTCATCATTACTACCAAAAATTGGTAAAGATAGAAATGCTATTACTAAACCTAAAACTATATGTATCCTCCAAGCATGCATTCCAGGTAATAATTCACCTGAATAATAATATAATTGGAGAAATCCCCAATAAGAAGCATTAGGGTCAAGAACATTTAGTATCCAAAATATAGTGAACATTAATAGTGCAAATAAGGGTATAATAGATGATACGAAAACATACCCCAATAATACTCTACTTATATAATTTTCTATTTTTTTCATATTTTAGTTTTCTTCTGCTAAATATATAGTAATAATCATTGCAGGGATCCACATTATTAAAATTGTACCAAGCCAACCATCTTCTACTTTATATGCTAAATATATAGGAAGAGCTAACCAAATTACAAGAAATGTAATTACATCTCTGAGTCTTGTCCAATAGTTCATTTTTTATGTTTTAAATAATTTTCTAAAAATTTCATGGTTTTAATTTATTATACAAGTCTTCAACAATAGCTCCTATTAAACCTCTACGATTTGTGATATCATATAATGTAAACCCTCTTCGTAACAATTTATCTGTTACATAACTCTCCAGATATGCAATTTCTAACCCTATATTAACAACATCTTCATTCTTAACTTTAATTAAGAATTCACTACAAGTTCTAAATTGTGCTTTACCAAAACTTACCCTAGCATCCTGGATATAACCTGTTTTATAACCTGGAACTATAAAGTTTGTAATGCCAACTTCTAAAACTGTACCAACTATATCTTCTAACTTTTTAGTTGAGCCTGTTTCATCAGGGTATTGGTTTACAATATAGAAATCTCCTTTAACCCCAATACAACTTAGGGATGAACCATCTATGATTTTAACTTGGTCACCAACCTTGATTGAAGGGTTGGTATGACTCTTTACTTCGAAACTATTTTTTTCCATAATTATTTTTTTACTCCATTAATAAATTTTCCTACTGCCTCACCTGCCCCTTCAGGGTCAGATATTAAATTGTAACCAATATAGGCGTAGAATGCCCAACTAGCTAAAATTCCGATTAATGTTATTACAAACATTATATTAAATATTTTGGAAAAGTTTCTATGATTTATCATAACTTATTTCTTTTTAAATTGTTCAAATAAATCTTTTAATAATTTTCTCCCAGTTTTTAAATCTAACATTTTTATATTAGTTCTTTTTAACATTGCAGAATTAGCTAATTCTAATAGATATTTACCAAACTCTAACATTTCTTCCTCACTGTACATTCTTTCAGCTTGCCAGTTAGCACCGTCAATAAGACCATCCTTATAATCTCCCTTTGGAAATTTTTTAGTAGCTTTTTCTATTGTTTCTTGTTTTTTGTTCTTCATCTTATTTCTTTTTAAATTGTTCAAACCATTCTTTAAAAGATTTAGGTTTATAATCTATCTTACCTTCCCAATCAAGATTTGCTTTTTGTGATTGTATTAATTCTTCATAACTTCTACCTGCTTCAAATGATTTTTCCATATCTTCTTCACTATAACTTCTTTCTTGTTGCCATTTAGCACCTAATTTAAAAGATGCAAAATCAAACTCTGTAAAATCAATTGAATTATATATTTTGTCAAAGGCTTCTTCAAGTGTTTCTTGTTTAGGTTTTTTACATTTAACATTTACAAATCCTCTACACTCTGTATCACAAATGCATTCACTTTGATATTCTTGTTTAGATTCTTCTTTTGGAATGATGATTTTGTATAAATCTATATATTCATCTTTTTCTAAGTCAACATACTCATCATTTACAACATCAACACTATCACAACTTTTATTCTTAATAAACCATTCTAAAAACTCATCATCAATATCTTGTACACCATCTTTGATTAAGTCTTGGTCTGTTGTTAAGATTATTTTTTTATAAAACTCCAAATGACACTGCGGAGATGGAGATTGTTTACTAATAGTACCGTCATCTGTAAATGATTTAATCTTATCATTGTTTAATTTTGTTACAAATCGAAGACCTCCATTCGTAATTACCCAATCACCTTCTTTAATTTCTTCTGAATTAGTGATGTAGATGTGAAACCCTTTAAATTCCCCGTATCTAATTTTTTCTATAATGGAAAAGTGTAATCCATTTTGTAACTCGAATATACCTGTTGGTTTATCTGTTGGTACTATGTGTATGTTTTTCATAATTCTAATTTTTATTTTTTAGCAGCCCATTTAGCTAGTCTGTATGCTATGTACCACATGGCAATAATAATGGTAAACTCTAATAGTGTTTTCATAATTTTTGTTTCATATGTTCTTGAAGTTCCTTCATTTTATCTAAGGAGTTTTGTAAGTTATCAAAGTCAAACAGTTCCCAATTAGAAATAAAAGGAATTATGTACTTTACTTCCTTACTAAGTAATTCGTAGTTTTTAAAATCTGTATCCATATGTTTAATTTTTAACTATACCTAAATATATGAAAAAATCCCTTATAAAACTACTATTTACAGGGATTTTTATTACAGTATTATTAAAAGTTTGTATGTCTAAGGCTGTTCTTGCATTCTGTAAGGTTCTCCTATTCTCTCTACAACCGATACAGCTTCCTTTACCGATATGTTAAAAAACTCTTTCTTTTTATTTACCCTAAATCCATGGTACTCTAGGTAACTGTGTATCTCTCCTTCAAGGTCATGGGCATTAAAGCAAGGAAACTGATAACATACGTCAAAGTCTATAGCGACACCTGTAGCAGAGTTTATTTGCTTTACTCTCTCGGTAGGTTTACTTTTAGTAAAACCTATCTTACATAAGCCAGGCATAGCTTTATTAGTAAGTATATAAATGTACTGACTTCCTACTAGCCCTTTAGGAATTTTAATATTTTTGGACCTGTTTGTATAGTAAGTAACATCCTCCCAGCCTTCTTCTGCTGGATACTTCTTATTATTAGAGGGTGTTAGTGTGTAATACCTGGTAGGCATGTTAAGTTGATCTTCTTTACATGAGATAAAATCTTCCGCTATAAAGCTGTTTATTCTACTTATATCCGGTATGTTACTATTATTTGCCATCTTGTTTAGTGTTGCGGTACTTCCCACAATCACATTCTTCTGTTACTTCGTAAAATAGTGATTTAATAACTCTTATACGGTCCTCCTGGTTTTCCTCTCTAGCTAGAATATACTTCTTTCCTAGAAATTCTTGTACCATTCTAATTTCTGCTTGACTCATTCACTACCTTATTTATGTTTAAATAATTCGCATGTATAATCTCTACTAGGTATTAGTGTAGTAAATGTTTCTTTAAAACTATTACGTTTAGGATGATTACATCTCATACCTAATCCTAATGCAATCAAATGTACTACATACTTACAGTTTATACAGACTTCTTTACTATTACTTTCCATAGGGTATTGACTTCTGATTAGCTTGCTAGGCTATTCTGCAAAGTCTGATTTTTTATTTTTATAAGGTGGATTGCCACTTTTCCAACTTCCATCTTTTTGAGGTGTCTCTCTTGACTTATATTCTTTTGTCAATCTTCCTGCTAAAATTAGCAACACTGCCATAACTAATACTAAAACTAATATGCTCATATTTTTTAATTTAATTTAATTTAATTTAATTTAAGATTTATATATAATGTAAAATACCTAAGGTAGTATAGCAACTATATTGTAAGGTTACAACTTTACCGCTATATCTTTTAAAGACTCTCCCTACAGAGTTTATATTCACTATTCTGCGTTTTAAAATGCACTAAACTATCTGATTTACTTATAATCTCAGTGATAGGTGTGGTCATCCATGTATAAGTAATTGAGAAAGGAGACATAATTAGACTGTACCCTATGCACGGTTCTTCATGTTCTTTTTCAACTCCCCCAGATGAGTGCCACTCTATCCATGATATAGCTTCTGAATATTTAACTAGCTGGTCTTCTCTTCGGAATAGCTTCCAACGAAAAGCTGTACCTTCTATATTTAGTCTACCTAGACTATCTACTGCAATGTTAAATTTATGTTGTTTAATTTTTGACATAGTATTTAGAAGTTATTATTGTTTTCTTAACTGTTTTTTATATCCGTACGGGCAATGCTTACATCCATTTTTACAACAAAATCCTCTTCCCTCTAAAAACTCTTTAGTAAATACGTACTTTCCGTCTTCGTCTATAATGTAGTCAGCCATGCTTGTTACTATGAATATATTAACATCTGTTCATCTGTTGTTAAACTACGTAATCTTCTCCGTACTACCCTTCCTCTCGGTTTTTTTGATAACTGTTGATATATTCTTCCTTCAATTTCTATAGTACTATCGTTTATTACTATATCTTGTATTTTTAAATTTACTTTTACGATAGGAACATATACTGTTTGATTTACGTTTTGCATTTATTTTGGAGTTTAAATTTTATAATTTATTTTTTACTACCTTTGAAAGTAACTGCCAGGTATCTATGCATTCATCCGAACAGTTAAGTTCCTCATAATGTTTTAGACAGTTTTCCAACGCTGTCTTCCATTGCTTAGCTGGAAGAGATATTTCGTAAGATAGATCTGTGTTTTCAAAGGATACTTGAAACATTATAGCTGTTTTTTTACCTTGCTCTATTGCTTCAGTTATCGCTTCTATAATAGCGTCTGTGACTTCTTTAGATTTTTTTGAGAATAATTTCTCAAACCCGTCTGGAGTTGTAAAGTTTAATTCTTTCATTTAGTATATTTTTTATCTCTTATTACATCTAAATATACGAATTTTTAGTAAGAAAAACAACTATTCTAAAAGAAATCTAACCAATCCGTATTCATTTTTTTTTCTTTTAACTTTCCATTACGTTCAGATAACTTTACTAAAGTGTCGGCTAATTTATCTTCTCGAGATTTCTTTTTCGAAAAATGTTTTTTTATATCTTTTTTCATTTACAGTCTACTTATATACTCTTCCCCCGGTCTCTTATCATCATCCTCAAAAAGTCCTAATGATTTAAGATGTTCTATATGGTGTTCATCTAACTGCCAATCTATGTCCGGTGTAATTCGATCTACAAAGTCCTCCATAGCTTCAACTTGTTTTTCTGTAATGGCAGAAGCTGCATATAGAAATGAACAATTATAACATAGAAACTCTAAATTTTCAAAAAGAAAGTTATTAGTATTTCCATCCTTATGACTAAGTATTAAAGGTACTTTAGTATCTATTACTCTTCTTTCTACAAACCCACACTTGTTACACTTCTCTTCTAATACTCCTTCTAGTATTATTCTTTGTTTAAGTTTCTGAGGGCTAAAATGTTCTGCAGGAACTCTTCCTTCTACTATATCAAGTAATGCTGGCTGTTTATCCTTACTTGTTAAAAACTTAGGTATTCCTACTCCTGCTTGATTTTTATGAAGTTCGTGTAAACTGCTGCCGGTTTCTTCATCCTTGTACATTTTAGCATACTCTGCATAATGCGGGTAAGAGACATGGCAGTATCTTGCAGCTGCAAAATTAGAACGGGTCATTTTCATGGCCCGTAATACTGTCTCTTTTGATAATATCTTTGAAGGTCTACCTCTTCCCATTATTTGAATAACCTTTTAATCTTACTAATCTATGTCCTCACTATCACTATCGTCATCGTTATCACTACCGTTATCGCTATCGCTATCGTTACTGGTATCACTATCGTCTTCGAGCACTTTGCTTATTCTCTCTCTTACTACCTGGTCAACTTCAAATTCTTCCATTGAGTCTACATCGGAAGGTATGTGAAACTTTTTACCTCTTATTTCTGCTTCCCGTTTAGCAATTGCATTGGCAGTTGACTGTTCAAGTATAATCAGTCCATTCCACGTATGGTCTCCTACTCCTTCTACAGTAGTTATTCCTACCTTTGCCTCTATTGTTGAACAATCAACACAGAAGTTGTACCCATACTTAGTCTTTCTAAGTTCCGGAAAATCTTGTTTACATTTTGGACAAGGTATCATTTTCAGTTCTTGCATATAACCTATTTTTATTTATACCTAAATGTACGATCTTTTCTTAACATATACAACTATTCTACAGGATTTATTCTCTCTAATACTTCCCAAACTTGCTCAGGTGTTTTAAAACCCACTATTTCAACTGTTTCCTGTGTTTTTATCTCAATTGTACCGTCCCAATCTTTATCTTCACTAAGAGAATATAAATACATTTCGATTAACTTACACTGTTCTTCTGAAAAGGTTATTCTAAAAAGGTTTTCGATAACTATAAAGAATTTATCTTCGTATAGGCTCATATCAACTCCTAATTCACTCTGCATAAAATCTGTTCTATCTTCTATTTCCTTTAACGTATTGATTGCTTCTATAAACAGCTTACGTCTGGTAACATCTCTTTTCGGTTTCTTTTCGTAAATTCTATACTGCAGGTCATTATTGGTTTTTAACACTTTTCTGATAAATTCTTTCATTTTTTTCAGTTTAGATAATATACGTACTTTTTCTAAAACTCACAACTCTTTTACATAGCCTCTTCCTCAGCTCCTCTTGGGTTTTGATCTGATAGTACTTGTCTTATTATCTTATCGAAGTATTCAATGTAGATAAAGAAGCCTACAACTGTCTTATCCTTAAGATTCCTATCTCTCTCCACCTTTAAGTCGTATTGGTCTAGTCCTGCCTCTAATCTCTTTTCTAATTCAATAGCGATGTCGTTTTGCTGTGTGGAGGATATCTGTCCAAAGGTTGTAGGTATAAATTGAACTTTAATACCTTTTTTCTGAGGATCTTCATTTACATCTACCTTTAGCATAAATTGATGACCTGCAAATTTAATCCTTGCTGATTCTGAGATTACTTGCTTAACTGTCTCTAATATTGTTTTTTTATCTAGTTTCATGTATATATTTTATAATAATAAATAGCTTATAATTCTATCCCAGTAATATTGATTTCTGATTACTTACAGTCTCTGCTATAGTTTTATGTGTACTGATTGGCTTATTTCTACAGTAGTCTTTTACGGTCTTTTCTATATTGGCTGTTTCAAACTCAACTTCAAAAGATCTTCCTTCTGTGTCTATGAATTCTATAGTATATTTTTTCATAAGTACTTTACTGGTTTAATTTATATTTATAATTAGTTATAGTTTCCTTATAGTCTTTAATGCCTTGTAAATGTTTTGAATTAGTATTTACACCACTTCCTATATAACTGCCCCATTTTTCTTTAGCAAACTTATGACAATTTCTCTCGTCTATCTGCGATTTTTTAATTTCTGTTTCTGATTTTGCTGTCAATGATACAAAATGATAAAAATGACATGTATAACTTCTAAAGGTATTAATTCCGTTTAACCTGTACTTTAAAAATAAGTCCCAATCCGCTACATATCCTGCCGAAGAAGGGTACTGTTCATCATAGCCCCCTACTTTATTCCAGTTTAATTTACTTGTATAGATTGGAAAGGTCGATCCTTCATTAGTTACTTCTTCTTTACTGCAAGTATTCTCAAACTCCCAATACGACTTCAAGTCAAAAGTTTTTGGATCTCTACCCAGGTCTTTTATAATAAATTGAGGAAACATGCTACTGAAAGGTTCTATCTGGTTAGGAGATACTACTGTGTTAGTTATATCTAAGCTGCTTAAGCTTACGTCCCAATTCTTTGGAAAAACATTGTCATCGTTCACAATTAGTATATTGTTGCTCTTAGCTTGAAATACCCCTAAGTTCAGTATACGTGCTACTCCTATGTTTTCTTCTAATATTAAGAAATTAACCTTCCCTTTCCATTTCTCAATTACATGTTTATTTTGATCTGCCATACCATCTACCAGTACCAGTATCTCATTAATTCCTTGCTGCCCTTCGTATGCAGACTTTATACACAGATCCAAAGCATCAGGACAGTTATAAGTAGGTATAAGCGCTGTTATCATAGTATACTAATTTTTTCCCAATCTGTTAATGGTGCTAGCCAAGCTGTCTCACCATGGGTTGAATATCCCGGTATTGAAGATAGTAATATACGATTACTTTTACCGAGCTCCAAGAACATATCAAAATCTCTTGGGTAAGTTCCTGTCGTATGTTTTCTCAGTATATGCTCTACCTCTCTCAATGTCTTTACCTTTGCTGCAAAAGTCATAGTAGTTGAATTAGTTATTTTCCAATGAGTAGACTTTGTCAAATATACTCCTGTTGGTTCGGCTCCTCCCTGACAGTATGGGTTTCCTCCTCTTGAAGGATCTAGATACTTATCAGGATGGTCATAAAGTGTAATAAAAGAAGCTCCTAATTCTAAACCTTCCTTGATTACTTCTTCACTGCCCGGTTTATGTAAATAATCATTCTCAATAAAATAGACAATTTCATCATCGTCATAACTTAAAGCCTCGTCTAATGCAAGGTTAAATGTCTGAGCTCCTGATCCTTGAGAGGTATATAAGATAATACTCCTACTAACGTACTTTTGAACCATATCATCTGTCTCTGCCGAAATATTATCTGCTATAACAGACCAGGTACTATTTTGAAATACCTTGGTAGCATTTCTAAGGCAGTTTTCATTTGTGATATAGCCCGGCTTCACCTTACTGTACCCCGCATCTGATATTCTATAAATTATTCTCATACTAGTTTGTTTAGTGCTGCTTGCATTTTAACTTCTTCTGACCTTTGCTTAACTCTACCTGGACCTCCATTAATATATATGTTAGGTAAGTGATGAATTATATTATCCTCAAACTCCGATATACAGATTACCTTTCTCATACCACAGTGTTGGTATATATCTGTGTTAGTCTTACACTTCAAGCTGTATTGATCATTGCCTAAGAACCTAGTAAAGTCCTTTTCCTTCTTTATATTTGCTAACTGTTCCTTAGATATTAAGAAGGAAGCTTGATGTACATTAGTAAAGTGTGCAAACTTTTTACCCTCAAACTCTTCTACTGAATTATAGTCCCAGTCATAATGAGCATGGTATGCAGGGTAGAACCTACCTGTCTCATTTTCCTCATACTGTATCAATCCAGCTATTCTATCTTTAGGAAGTATTTTTTCGTACTCAATAAACTTATCTACATGATGCTCTTTCCATAAATGATCATTCTCTGAAAAAATAAAGTAATCAAAGTTTTCTGATTCTTGATCAATCAATTGTCGACAAGTCATCGGAAGTAGTTGATAGTTGTCTAGCTTTACAATGTTTACCTGATCGATTCCTATTATAGTCGGAAGAGGTATATTGGAATGTACAACAACAGTTACTTGATATTTCTTAAAAGATTTTAACTCTGAAACTACTTCTTGAAGGTATTCTAACTGTTCTTCTCCAAAATTTACTAAAACTGCTAATATTTTCATGTTCTTTTTATTTATTTCTCCAGTAACTGTAGAGCCCTTTATCTAGTTCATACTCCGACCAAACAAATCTATCTCTTGTAGGCTGTTGCTTAGCCCATTCCCACATTTGAGCTAACCCCTCTCTAAGGTCAGTCTTATGTTTAAATCCTAAAATATTAACTGATTTCTGAAATGTAGGTATAGAGTGTTTAACTTCATGTCTACCTTCTAAGTGAATTACTTTTTCAGCTCCTATCACCTCTCTTAGTATGCTGCTTGCTTCTTTAATAGAGTATTCCTCGATGCCCCCTAGGTTAATTATCTCTTTAGATGCTCTTGGTTCAATCGCAGCGTTCCATAGCGGCTCTAACGAATCATCTATATAGCTAAATGCTCTTGTCTGTTCCCCATCTCCAAATATAGTTATCGGGTCTCCGTTAAGATATTGGTACATCCAAATACCTAGTACGTTTCTATACTTATCCCAGATATTCTGCTTAATCCCATATACGTTATGTGGCCTAATAATACAGTAATCTAATCCATGTTGTTCGTTAGCTATCTGGATATCCATTTCACATGCATACTTAGCTACTCCGTAAGGGTCAATCGGTTTAGGTATTTGTGTTTCTTCAAATACTCCTCCGTACCCATGTCCATATACCGCTAGTGTGGATGTAAATACTAATCTCGTTACATCATGCTTAATACATTGGTTAACTATTCTAGCTGTAGCTTTAAGATTATTATCGTAATTATAAGATCTAATGAATGGAGATAACCCTTCTGCAGCATATGCAGCAAAATGAAATACGTAATCAATCTTACCAGCTTTAAAACAATTCTCAATAGGACCTCCTACAAGGTTCATTTCCCAAAACTCAACTCTCGGGTCAATATTCTCTTGAAAACCTCCGCTTAAGTCATCTATCCCTATTACCGTATACTCAGGCTTATTTTCAAGTATCCAATCAGCTAACCTTGATCCGAGCAATCCTGCTACTCCTGTTATTAATACTCTTTTTCCCATTATTATTATTAGTTATTATAGTAGTTTAGTAAACTGATCGACTGTAATTAAATTTAAAGCATTAACTCTATTTTCGTCGAACCATTTATATTCTAAAACTTTAGGAAGAATATAGTTACATTTACCTTTACCTTCTCTTATTACGCCGATTCCTAAATCTGTGTCCACTACATAGGTAGTATACTTTGTATGGTTATTATAATTAAACTCGACTAAAGATCGCCATACATCTCCTGTCCAGCAGTTTGATACTCTAGGAACTATTTGAGATTGTTCATCAGGAGGAGAACAATCATGAAGTATCACAGCTCCGTGTTTATTTAAAGCTTTAATCGAATTTGCTATATCTTTTGTTACCTGTTCTGAATGATGTAAACCGTCTATAAAGATAATATCATATGTTTTCTCAGGATATGTTTCAAAAAACTCATCAGATGTCATTCTATAAGTCGGGTTAGCATGACTGTATTGACCGGTTGAAGGATCTATGCTCTCTTTACTCTCTACTTCAATCTGCTTAAAGTTTAATCCCGTATCTAATCCTATTTCTAGATAACTTTTATAATTATACTTCTTTATGAGTCTTTGTATAACTTCTGTTCTTACCATTTTTCTTTTACTTTATTTATTAAGTCGTTATAGTTATTAAATCCAAATATGTTTGCTCCACCTAAAAGTCTTAACCACGAGTCTGTCTTCCATACGCCCCTGCCTGCTCCTGCACCTTCTATACTGTCAAATATTAGCACATCTCCTCCGAAGTATGAAGCAATACATGCGTTACCTCCTGATACTGTTATATGTTTTTCAGAGCAAGCTTCAATCATAAATTGTAATATATTATAGTTCATATCCGGGTATGTGTTCTTAAAGTCTTCTATGGTATAAACCTCAGGATAGTTCTGCTTAATAAATTCATAGTCGTTAAACTTCCTAATCTCATTTTCATCTTTATAGTAGTCCCTAGACCCACCTGTAGGTCTTATATATACAATATCGTACTTTTCTTTTAGGTATCCAAATAATTCACCTAATACTTCTGTTGGAAAATAATTAAACGGCCCTTGTCCCCATTCTAATGAAAATTTATTCTGAATAACGACGACAGGTTTGTTAAATTTAATACTGTCTTTAAAATGTTCTTTCATAGGAGGAGGAGTCCATTCTAACTCTGTATATCCTGGTGGTTCCGTGCTATATGAAGCAGAATCATTGTCTGCATCAAATCTCTCTACTTCCTGTACGTTTGAACTAAAGTAATACACTTGCTTTAATCCTGGTTTGCATTTTACTTGGTACGGTATTTTATTACTCTCATAATAATAAGCTTTAGGTAAAGCTTTAATCATATCCCAAGTAAACTCGTGGAACTCTTCTACTACCTTCATGTTATATTTTTAAATTTCTATGATAACCTCTTGTTGCTTTTCCTACGTACGGATCAAATACACTTCCAACATCTATATATGTGTTTGTCTTATTCTCTTTCCATAATTCATGTATAAATACATTTGTAGCCATACCGGCTGAGAAACAGTATACTTTAGGAGTGTTCTCAAATGTACTCCTAACTATTTCCATTAATTCCTCCTTTTGCAACCATACATTGTTCTGAGGTATGACTATAAACTGGTTTACAAAAGTGAGGTTTACTAAGTCTGAGTTTCCAATATAGGTTACCTGTTTGCTAGTTAAGATATCTATAAACGGTTGAAGTTTTCCCTCCATACTTGCTTTATGAAAAATATCAGCATCTATCCAATCCTGGTCGTAGTCCTCTACGTCTGAGGTTAAATTAAAGGTCTTGTAGTCTTGTGCCCCTAGTATGTAATCTTGTTTTACGCTTACTATCTCTTTTAAAGCATCTCCTAGGTCTGGGTAGTATATGTTTCCATCACAGTTCGCTCCTTGAAGTTTTCTTATGTTATACCATTCTCCGTCTCCCCATCTAGTTAAAGCGAAAGGTTCATTAGATTCTATCTTATAAATTATATCCTTTAATGTCATATTCTTTTATTTCTAGTATATTAAAAAGGTTCCACAATGTTCTCTTGAATAAAAAACTCTTTCCATCCCGGACTTTTACTTTTACCTTTTCTAACTGCATTAAAGTACACGGAAGGTACTTTTTTATCAATAAAGATGTTATACCCTCCCCCTAACATTTTACGTGACCCTTCTATTTCAAAATCCCAAGGTGAATATTCCGGAAGGAGCACATCATACAGAAATGACTTCCTCCAAATTGAAGGTTGCATAGATATTAAGTATTCACTATTATCTGAAAACTGTGTTACTCCATCTACTTCTATGTTTGAATATAGTTGATGTCCGCTTGGAGATATTTGTAACCTATCTATGTTATGTTTATCACATATTTCTAAATAACCCTGTAACTGTTCCCCTGTATAGGTATAATTAAAAAGGTAATCCTCTAATATAAAGAAGATATAATCAGTTTTACACGACTCAATTCCTTTTCTCATACGTGCTCCCCAGCTATCATTTTTAGATAAAATAGTTGTAAAGTTAGTATCTGTATAGGACGGAACTTCTACTGTTTCCCCAACGAATATATTATTAGTAGATATCTTCCAGTATCTATCGAATGTAATCTGAAATGGTTTCCAAAGTGATGAGTAACTATCACACGTACCGATTAGAGTAGTTAAGTTCATACTAACTTATTACTTTTACATATAATGATATGGTTATCATGATATGATGTTTTTGGTATTTCTTTTTCAACACTGACAGTATCAAATATAGTTTTAAGTTGTTTTACCAATTCATTAAATAAAGTTCCGCTTGAATTTACAGTAAAATACCCGTGCTTACATTTACTTATAATATTCTCTACATAGAACGTAATTCCGGTTAAGTCCAATTCAGATAGGCAGTAGTCAGAGATTACTAAATCATAGTACCTATCAGTACGTATATTTAGGGTATCCATGAATTTCGCATCACATTTATTAAGTTTCAAATACGCACTTGACACTAATAGGCTCTCCGGTATGTCAACCAGACTATAGTCTACATCCATGTACGATTTAATTACTAAACACTGACCGCCATAACCCGAACCGATTTCAACGATACTGTTAATATCTTTGTCTATTTCTAGAATATCTCCCAATACTCGCATAAATCTTAGAGTTCCAGGTGATATAGTATTGGTTTCAATATCATATATGTATGGGCTACCTGTTATATCATTCTTGCAAAATTTATCAATGGTATCTCGTTCAAGTAAAAGTGGGTAATTTTCTTTAATATGCTTATAGAACGCGATGGCAGTCTCTTCATCTCTTAAATCATTTCCAATAAAATTAGCGTATACTGGGTTTTGTTTAAAATTATCTAGATTTTTTGAAATTTTAACACACTCTAACTTAAATTCTTCAACTGATGGAAGCCATACTCCTTCGAAGTTTTTCATATTAGTTCTTTTATCTCCTCAATAGTAAATTCTTGTACTTCATTCGAATAGGGTCCTTCATCTAGAACCTTTTCATGTAAATTCTCACCAGGTTGTAATCCTATAATACTAATTGGAATATCAACTCCATTCGAATATTTTTCTACCATTGCCTGTAAAAGGTTCGCTATACTCATAGATTTCATGGATGGACAGTAAGGTGTACTATCAGTTGCATGTTTCATACAATCTAAAATTAGTTCTATAGCTTGTTCTACAGTCCAGAAAAATCTTGTAGCTTTAGGCTCTGTAACGGTAACACCTTTACCAGCTTCTATTAAATCTTTCCATTTACATAGTACTGAACCTGTAGAGTATAGTACGTTTCCGTATCTCACAACTCTATATTTACATTTTGGATTTAAGTCTTCGTACTGTTTAGCTAATCTCTCCATTAAAAATTTGGTAGCCCCGTATACTCCTGATACCTGTGCTGCTTTATCCGTAGAGATAACTAATACAAACGTTAGATCTTGTTTAATTGACTGTTCGTAAATATTTAGAGATCCTATAGTATTTGTTTTTATATTCTCTCTTACAAACTTTTCTGCTAGTCCGACATGTTTAGAGGCAGCTAAATGAAATACACCGGTTACATTTTTCATTGCTTGCATAACTTCAAAAGTGTCCGAAATATCTCCTGTATAGATTTCTACTGATGGGTGTTTTTCTTTTAACGCTACTAACGTTCCCTCGTCTCTTCCTAAAACTCTTACTCTAGCTCCTTGGCTAAGTATATGTTCAACTAACGGCTTTCCTAGAAAACCCGCTCCTCCTGTTACTAAGTACAGTCTGTTTCTTTCTATCTTAATCATTATATCTATGTTTATTTTTTTTATTCACTTACTGCTCTTCCTTTTGACTTTTCCCAATCCTTTTCCGGTCTAACCTCTAAGTTTGTTTTCCATCCTCCTTTAATTGTATGTAAGGGTGTTCCTAACTTATCTGCTAAAGTTATTAATGCGTTAACATCTTTTGGAAAGCAAGTTCCTCCGTATCCTAATTTTCCATCCGGTCCCGGTACATGTAGGTGACTATCTCCTATTCTTCCATCGGATGCAAATCCATTTAAAGCATCGACCCAGTTTGTACCTAGTTTATCTGAAAGTAACTTAAATTCATTCATTATGGATACTTTTGTTGCAAAGAATGAATTATTCATATACTTAATTAATTCTGCAGTTGTTGAGTCTGTATGAATTATATTTCTGTTCATAAATCTTTGCTCAAATAGATATTGGACTCTCTGTGTAAATTCAAGAGGTCCTCCTAGTACAATTCTTGCTTGAGTAAGCATATCTAATTTAGCGGTTCTCTCAGTTAAAAACTCAGGGCTAAACACTATACTTAACTTTGGGTATCTCCTACAGAGATCCGCCGTAGTACCAGGAAGTACTGTTGATTTAATAATATAGATCGGCCCTTCTACTGCTTGGTCAAACACTTTCTCAATGTACGATAAGTCTTGCGAACCGTCTCTATGCATTGGGGTCGGTACACATATGAAGATAAAATCACATTCATCTACCTCTTCCTTTGTATGACTAGCCTTTAATGGATCTACATCATAAATTCTTAAATCAGTTGTTGGTGAAAATGCGAATGCTAGACTCTCTCCTACAAACCCATTTCCCAATACTCCTACTTTGTATATTTCGTTTTTCATTAACTAATAATTATGTATTGCTTTCCTTACGTTAAATTTTAGCTGTATTACCTTATGTGTGTCTTCGCTCCAATCAAATTCCCCGAAATTAACTGACTCAACTGTTCCATATAGTACCCATTCCTCTACAATATCGCCTACTGGTCCTACTGAGTTAAGTTTAACTTGGATTGTTCTATCATCTCGTGTTCGCTGATACCTTAATCCTTCGTTAATTGCTTGTGAAGTGGACGGACTAATCGGGTCGTACATGTAAAATGTAATTGGGTCAACTTTCATACTTCCGCCATCCATTATAATAGGGGATACTTTAAAGATCGTGGAAGGGTTTATTTCAAACTCTTCTGGAAATAGTACGGTAAATCGGTTTGTTTGCTTTGGGAATGATGGTACGGGCATTCCGTTAGTAATATATTCATAGTTGTTTTTCATAATGTGCGTTATTTCATTAACAAGTAGCTTGCATTCTGTTTTTCTTGTTTTTCTATAGTTTTATGGTGGTATAAACAGTATTCTTCAATATCTGGCAGTAATGAATACTTTTCAAATCCTTTTAATGTCTCGTGGACTTTTCCTTGCCATTTAATTTCCGGCTTATTTTTCCATATTCTCATCTGCCAATCCGGAAAGTTCACCCAGCCCTTGTCATTGATTCTCCAATTCCAATCTGCTATGTGATTTGCGGATAGGTCCTTAACTGTATTTATCCTCGGTACCATTAGTACCTCCAACTCTCCATTAGTCTCTAACATTTCCGGTAGTGCTTGTATCAAGGTAAGGTTGGGGATTTCGTCTGCATCTATATTAAAAATATAATCCCCAGTACAGTACTCTACTAATTTATTTTTCCAATCAGCAAAGTGTCCTTCAAAGTTTCCTCTCCAAGTTTGTACGTTTGGCAGTTTATTAAACTTTAAAAGGTACTGTAGTACTTCCTTATTTCCGTTTTTTTCATCGTAAAGTATCACTATTTCATCCTGAATCCGTTTATGTTCCAGTAGGAAAGTTAGTAAATTTTGAATCTCTATGAACTCTGTGCAGACTGTTATTGCATATGATAATTTCATACTGGTATTAGTCTTTAAAAAAACCTATATGTTCTAATGCATCAACAAAATCTCTTTGATCAAACTTCTTCATATTTTTCATATCCATTTTCATTTGCTGATCAGTAGGAAACTTTTTGGATTCCCTATCTTCCTCTGTAATAGCTACCGACCTAACTGCGGACCATTGCCAATCTTTCTTTGAGATACCATCAAGAAACACCATACCTTTATCAGGTATTGTTACAGTTGCTGGAGCCCATACTCTACCGTCTGCATCTTCAAACATTAAGTCTCTGTATAACTCAGGTGATGAGCTTTTTAAAGTCTCTGCAACTTTTCCTCCTTTGTTCATCAGTGTTGAGCTTGTAAAGCCACATCCTACACAGAACCAAGTGATAACATCCGCACCGATATGCTGTTCGTAACAAGCGTTACCGCCACATCTGTTACATACTATTAATTTGTCTTTTTCCATATTTTTTAAATTTTTGTAAATTTTGGTAAGTTAAGTGGAATTTGTAATGGTTGTAAGATTACGTGTTCCTTTATAATATGCTTAAGACTGTCTGACATTTTATCGTAACTAAACCGAGTTCTTGTTATATAGCCTTGTCTTTTAGCCAACTCTTTATACTTTTTATAGTTCTTAAATACTTCTTTAAAAGCTTGTGATACTTGTTCATCACTAGGTGTAAACCATAGAGCTTCCTCTAGTATCATTCCTTTAACTGCTGCGCTTTTATCTACTTTTCTTAACTCTCCTCCTACTACTATTGTAAATTCTTTAGATAAGAAATCAACTTGACCTGACCAGCCTGATGCTATTACCGGTTTATCGGTTGTTGTAAACTCTAGTAAAGGTCTTCCAAATCCTTCTCCCTTTGTTAGAGATACCATCGCTTTAACTTTCTCATGATTATACAGCTCATTCACTTCTTCGTCTGACAATTCTCCATGCAGTACGTAAATGTTAGGAAGCGTTCCTTTAACGGTTTTTCTTATTTCATCTATCTTTTTCAAAATTTTCTCCTTATCCATCACGGAACTTCCTCCTACTTGTGTTTTTAGTATAAGAGCTGGAGCATTAGGCTTATTCTTAAAAGTCTCTAAAAAACTCTTAACAAGATACCCTACGTTTTTTCTATCTTCTCCTATTTTTCCTTGCATCCAATGTCCAACAAAAAGATAACACCAGCTTTCTTTTATTGAAGATATATCGAGTGTGGACTTAACAGGAAAATATGTATTTAAATCTACTCCTTCAAATAGTATTTTTATAGGAGTTCCAAGCTCTACCTTAGAAGTTATCTGACCTGTTCTTGAATCTTGTACACTATACTTGCTATCCTGTAGTACAGTTTTTCCATGTTCTGAAGAGACTATAATTAAGTCCATTCTATTACATCCCTCTATCCAACTTGCATCTGCTAAAGTAGTTTCCATAGCAGCTGTTACTCCTATATTGTACCTACCTACTTTTTGAAATTCATTCGGGACTGTAATTTGAATAAATACATCAGGTTGGTAGTCTGCTGAATTTACTATTAACGGTGTAAGCATTGTATCGTTATGATCTGCTAAGTAACCTGTTCTTGTATTTCCCCATCTCTTAGAAAGTATTTTTACATCCCAATCAGGTTGTGTTTCTATAAGCGCTTTTACGAAGTCCCTACTACGAGCTCCATATCCAGAGAATGTATCTACTGGTGCTGATACTATACATGTTGCTTTTCTCATATTAATAATCTGTGATTTTATGTGTTATATATTTTTTAGGTACCTCTTTAGCTTTATATATGTTGTACTTAGGTCTAGGTATAAAGTTCTCTAACACAGTATCCATAGCGTTAATAACATTATTACACATTCCTTTTGCACTCATTCCGGATTCTTCTGATAATACCCATTCTCTTCCTGCTTTACCTCTTCTCTCTCTTTCTTCCGTAGACATTTTATAGACTTCCCCTATTGCTGTTGCAATATCTTCTGCTGATGCTCTATCATCTGAAATGTATGGTGTAGGTATGGATCCTACAATATGTAAATTGCTAGGAAAAACTGGGATTGCCCATTCACCACAATCTTTAACTGTTCCTCTATGGTTGGAAGGAAAATCAGAGTTAAAATCTATCCACTTTCCATCTTTTTCAAATCTCATTTGATCTTGCATCCCTCCTGTAACTGTTGCTATAATCATAGTCTCAGACATCATAGATTCTGTCAAGGATAATCCCCAACCTTCATTTGAGGAAGTTAGTAAGCTTACATCTGCTAAGTTATACAGGTAATTCATCTGAGGTGTGTTCAAATGATCTGTGGAAAAATATACATTTATATAACTATCATCACAAAACGCATCTCGTACTGCATATAGGTCTGTTCCGTTACTGTCTACTGGATCTGTGTGCATAACAAGGGCACATTTACTAGATGCTTCCTTACCTATTCTGTCACAGAATATTCGATAAGCTACCATGATATTTGCAGGACCTTTTCTTTGAATATTCCTAGAATTCCAAAATACTACGTACTTTATATCCTTACCGTTAAATATAGTTTCCTTAAAAGCTCGGTATGTCTCATCCTCTCCTATCTTATAGAAAGATTCGCTATTAATACCATGAGGTACATATTTAATTAATATTTTTTGTTTCTCTTGCATAACTTTTATTTATCCTAAATCAATTATTTCTAATTCTGTACGTTCTAATATAGATTTTGTGAGTGCTTTAGTCTGCTTAGAGATACACATGTGCAAATCTACAGATTCATAAAACGCTTCATTATATAATGGTGCTGGAGTTGAATCCCATATAGAAAGGTATGCGATTGGAATTGTTGACCTAATCTCTCTCTCTATATCGAATAACCATGTCCAATATCTTGGATCGGTAAATATCATTACTATATCAGGTTTTTCTAGTCTCATAAGATGTCTGATTGTATCTGCATCTCCATACCCTATGTTAGGTAACACTCTTACGTTCGAATCTTTTAGTCCTGTAATTCTATTCACTTCATCCGAAAGACTGAGAATCTTACCTGCATCCGGGTTACTTAGTGCTGCACCTAGATTTATCCAGTTATAGTGGTGGGCTGTACCGATTACAATCTCTCTTGCCATCGTAGCTATACCAGAACTCATACGAATATCATCACACAACAGTAGGACTTTTTTCCTGTCCTCTTGTTTTAATGGTTTAAGTTTTTCTTGCATGTTACTTTTTTACTTTTGTACTACTTTGATTATACACTTTCTCCTTATACTCCATATCTGTAAGATATAAAAAAATCGAACGGGATACAAGCTTTTGTAATGAAAACTTATCTCTCTTACATTGATCTTTAAACTCCTCGTACAATTGTGGATCTAGTCGTATTGACGTTAGCGATTTGTTTTCGTTTTTCATATTATAATTATTTAATTATTGCATCTTTACATATTCCCAGTTTTGCAAAATCACAAAACCTACAAGCTTTTTCTGAAGGAGTACTTATGTGTTGTTTATCAATCACTTCACTACCTTCCTCTAATACGCTTTTAACAAAGCTATTTAATGCACTGATAGCTTTTCCTCGTTTTATTTTACCGGAAGCAGGTACAAATTGTTGTACTCTTCTTTGCATAGCTGGAAAATCAGCTTCAACAGGTATATGTCTTTTTACGATGAAGTACTCTACGTCCACGTTATCTACACTAACTCCGTACTGTTCCGCAAAATACTCTTTATATAGCAGTATTTGAGCGATTTTTGTATCATCTGCTTTTTGCCACTTGTTCCAACCTGTTGTAGAAGTTTTTATATCTAATATTAACCATTTTTCTGTAGCTTCATTATAGAATACTAAATCGATATACCCTCGATAGTATACGTTAGGGCGTAACTCCCTGTATAATAGCGTTTCTATCCCTGCTAAATGTACCTGCTTACTACTAAAGTATGTTAAGCGTTTTCTCTTTATATAGTCCAGTATGTAGGTCCCTTCTAAGTAAAACATTTGAAGTTCTTCTGAAGAAGAAAATAATTTATCTGAAGATTCCTTCTGTTTAACGTACTCTTTTACCATTGAGTTGTATAGTAAGGAGTTCACATCCATCTCGTTAGCATCTTTTATACTTCCATTATATACTACATCTAACCAAGCCTGTAATGTTTCATGAAAAGCTGTTCCGAATACTAAATGTATAGATGGTTCCTGTACACCTAGTTTATCTAAGTATTTATATTGCCACTGTTTTGGACAGTTCAAATAAGTTGTCAGTTGACTGTATGAAAAAGTCTTAGCACCTTCTACCGGGGTAGGTGTTTTACTTTTAAAGTCTTTTATAATATTAGGAATTTTTTTTGCCAAACTATTTCCAGTTTTTTCTCCCTACTATCATGCCAATTATTCCATAATTTGCAATATCTATAAAGGTATCCTCAATTGATTCTCCTACTACGTATGCTGTGTTATTTTTCAGTAAGTTTTTTAACCTACTTATCTTATCGTGTAATCTAGTCTGTATACCTGTCAGTGAATATTTAATATCCTCTTTATCTTGCATGTTTCCTCCCATAGCTATGTTTCCTATTCCATAATCTAGCATTTTTCTTGCAAAAAGATCATACTGTTCTTGCTGTATGTTTAAGAATTCTTTTGATAAGTGGGGGTATGTTTTTTCAAACATTTCTACTGCAGTAGTTCTAATTATCCCTATTAACAGGTCTGTTTTTTCCGGTTCCATTTATATAACTTTTAATTTTAATATAACTTTAAGATACGAAAAGAGTCGGCAGGAACCAACTCTTTTTATATATTTTTACTATTAAGGAATCTTATAGGTACCTTTTTTTATTCTGCATTTCGTCTTTAACCTTCTCTTTTGGTTGCCAATCTACTGTACCGTCCTCATGTTCTACCCTCCATTTTGTAGGTCCCTTTTGAACTACGTTAACAATCTTGTTATCATTCTCTGCCACTATTTTAGAAACTTTATCTAATGTATCCTTAAATTCCTGCTTACTCATAGAAGGTACAGGTGCTACCTCTTCCGCTACAACTTCTAGATTGTCCCATTCCCTAAAGTTATTCTCTATCTCACCATATAGATTCTCTTTAGGTTTTGCCTGTTCAAAAGCAAAGCTTGCTGCAATTACTAGAGAGATAGCTAGAGGGTCAAATACGAATATAATGACTAATAATAGCCAATTTATAATTCTGTTCATAGGAATATCAAACAAGGTACTTAGGTACTTTAATGGACCCACCTCACTTGCAACAGTGGATGCACTACGTACTTCTGCTACTTCTTCTGTAGTAGAATATACTTTACCTGTTAGTTCATCAACCTTGGCCGTAACTTCCTTTTCCCTACTTGTTGCATCGTTTAGCTGTTTTTCTAGTGCTTGTCTTGTTCCTTTAGAAGTTGTGGTAACTGTATTACCGTTTTTATCAACGTACTGTAGCTTATTTGTGACAAGGCCAGTACGTAGCGTCTGTATTGATTCTGATAATTCTTTTTTTTCTGTGTTATAAATTGCAAGTTGCTCACTATACCCTGTTTTCCTACTCTCTAACAATCCTATCTGGTTATCTACAACTTCTAACTGGTTTGCAGTATTTTGGTAAGCTGCTGATAAGAATCCGTAAATTCCCATAGATGTGATTAGTACAAGTATTGTAGTAGCTACTACTAGATATATCCTAAGCACTTTATTAATGCTATCCCAATACCTGTATAGTAAAGAGGCTATTACTAACTTTGCAACTTCTAAAGATCCAGTCATAATTATTACCTCTGTAGATGCTCCTGCAAACAGTTTACTTAGTCCACTCACACTGTAAAATGCAGCTGATGTGGATACTGCTAAAGCTGTTAAAGTAATCAGAACTGGAAATGCATATCTTCTAATTTGTTTCATATTACTGAAGTGCTATCGCTGCTATTGCTATTAAAGCTACGCCTGTAGAAGCCTTATACAATACTGATTTAATATTTGCTTTTCGTAATGTGTTTACTAAGTCTTTATTTAACTCTCTTCCAAACTCAGTTTCTTTTTCTGCTAGTAGTGTAAGATTGGTTTGGTTAAGTAAAAGTATGTCTTTATAGACTATTATACTATCCTGCTTGCTTGATTTCATTTCTAATATACTTATTTTTTCTCTTAGAAACTCAACCTCTTTCTTAGCAGCATCACCACGAACAAGATCTTTTACAACTAACCTTGCTACTGCTTGTGATAGCTGTATTGAGGTGTTACTTGTAGCGTTCTGCGAAAAACAGCTTAAGCTCACTAGTGCTATAATTATTAATAGTTTGAATCTGCTCATCTAATTTATCTTTTAGTATTACTATTTTTTTATCCTGTAAGGATATTTCTTTATTTAATTCAACAATTTCACCTGTAAGTGTTGATACCTCTGCTTTAATATGCTTATTGATAGATTGTAAAGAGTCTGCTTTCTTCTCTAACATCTCAATCTGTGCTTTGTACTTGGTTTTATCTACTGTGTTAAATGTATTAGTTGCTACAAAGTATACTACTAATATCACTACGACACCTAATACTATTAACTGTCTGTATTTAGTGCTTTCCATGTTTTTTATTTATTTTCTTTTACGTACTTTTCTAACTGGTACATCTTCTTCTTCCTCATAACTTTCTTCTTCCTCATAACTTTCTTCTTCCTCCGCTGGTGGTGCTTTTCTATAAGCCCCTACTGCTTTACTTACCTCTGATATTCCGAACGAGCCTAACGCTAACATAAGGAATGAATTATAGATATACTCAGTTACTGTAACTCCGTCAAAGAATAATGATGATATTAAATCTGCAAATGCAAATATTACCATTATTCCAAATGACATAAAACCTACTATGGTCTTCTCATTAAGGTCGTTCTTATCTTTAAAAATGTCTAAAAATTTCATTACTTTACTTTTTACATAGTTGTACATAGTGTAACATATTTTAATGTAACCTTTATATAACATAAATAGCTTAATAATGCGATAAGTACTTAATCCCTAAAGTTAGGAACTTCCTTTGGTAGAAATTCAGTGTTAACATGTCCGCAACTTATGCAAGCAAATAGTGGGATTGGTATGTAAGAAGTCTGCCCTGTCCCTGTAAGAAATCCTGATGCTTTTCTTATATGTAACGCTTGTTGAAAGTACATTCCTCCACATTCATCGCAAGTTACTGAGTCTGTTTGTGATATGTCTAAGTTTAATTTATTCTCCATGTTCTTATTTTTTTGTTAGTTTTGCTTCCACCCAATCCTCAAATCTAATAGAACTATCCCAAGGTGCACTGCTCTTCCAGTATTGTTCATACTGTTTACGTAAGTCATTTAGTATCTGCTCTACTTCAGCTTTTTCGAATAACGGAAAACGTTGAGACGGTATGTCTGTATTTATTTTTCCTCGTTCTTTTAACTCATTATATTTTTCTATTGAACTACTCATAACTTATTTTTTTTAAAAAAAAGCTCTAAGACTACACCTAAGTACCTCAGAGCCTTTTTCATGTTAGTTCTACTACTTTTTTGATTCTTCTACTGAGCATTTTCTATACTCGGTAACTAGTTTTTTCAAATCTCCAATATACTTTCTAGCTTTTGTTTGAGATGATTTTGTAGTTCCGTTATGTGCATCTGCGAACATTCTATAAAGTTCATTAATTTGTTCGAATACTTCTTCTTTTTTAGTCATTTTCTTTATTATTTGTTTATTGTCTACTTTAGGGAAAGTAAACTCTGTCCGTATTAACACATTCCCTCGATATGTCCATTTATCTAATAATCCGTATTGGTTTTTGAATTCCCTGATTAGTAGTGTTTCCATTACCCAAACATGCTTGGGTCAATTCCGCTATCGGCTACAGCTTCTGATTTTACGTTGTATACTACAGCCTCTGTGGTTAGCATTGTTCCTGCAACAGACGCTGCATTCTCTAAAGCAAGTCTTGTTACTTTAGTTGGATCGATTACCCCCTCTGTAAACATGTCGACGTACTTACCTGTTCTAGGGTTATATCCTGCCCAGAATTCACTATCAGCTGAAACTTTATCTGCAATTAGATTAGTTGCAGGTACGTCTAGTCCTGCATTATATAATATCTGATGAAACGGTTTAGAGATTGCGTTTATTACAATTTGATAACCTATTCTTTTATCTTCTGTTAGTTCCTTATTTGATAAAGATACTCTCAAATCTGTTGCGATATTAAGTAATGCTACGCCTCCTCCAGGTAATATACCTTCTTCTAAGGCTGCTTTTGTTGCATGTAGAGCATCGTCAACTCTATCTTTCTTCTCCTTCATCTCAATCTCAGTGTGTCCTCCTACGTGTACAACAGCAACTCCTCCTATAAACTTGGCTAATCTATTTTGTAAATTTTCTGTTAGGTAGTTTGACGTACTATCTGCGATCTGTTGCTTAATTGCTTCAATTCTCTCAGAGATTTTATCCTGGTCTCCTAGCGCATCAATAATAGTGGTTACATCTTTACCTACTGTAACTTTTTTAGCTTTACCTAACCAGTTAGTATCAAATTTATCTATCCTCATACCTTTTTCAGAAGATATTACTGATCCGCCTGTTAGAATTGCAATATCCTCTAGTAGATCTTTTTTACGGTCTCCAAAATCTGGTGCTTTTACTGCAACACATTGTAAGATTCCTCTCATCTTGTTTACTACTAATGTGGATAGTGCTTCTCCATCTATATCATCTGCAATAATTAACAATGATCGGTTTTGTTGTGATACTGCTTCAAGTAATGGTAGTAATTCCTTTACTTGATTTAATCGACCGGTAGTAATTAAAATTGCCGGGTCTTTTAAGATTGCTTGCATCGATGTGTTGTCTGTAACAAAGTAAGGTGATTTATATCCTCTATCGAATTGAACTCCTTCTACAGTTTCAAGATAAGTCTCTCCTGTCTTAGATTCTTCTATTGCAATAACACCATCTCTACCTACCTTATCCATTGCTGCTGCAATTAACTCTCCTACTTCTAGATCATTATTAGCTGAGACAGTTGCAACTTGTTTAAGCTGGTCTTCTTCTGTAATCTCCACAGAATATTTTATCAAGCTTTCAACTACCTCCTTTACTGCATCGTCAATACCTCTTTTTACCTCAATAATATTACGTTCAGAGTTAGTATATTGCAGTCCCTGTTTATAAAGTTCTCTAGCTAGCAACGTAGAGGTAGTTGTACCATCTCCTGCCTGCTCTCCTGTTTTAATAGAAGCTTGTTTAACTAACTGTGCTCCTATATTTTCTACCTCATCTTCGAGATCTATACTTTTTGCTACTGTTACCCCATCCTTCGTAGATGTTGGGTTACCTTGCGGCTGCTGTATCAATACATTTCTACCTGATGGTCCTAATGTTGCTACAACTGCGTTTGCTAATTTATCGACTCCGTTTGCCAGTTGCTCTCTTGCATCTGATGAAAAAACTATTCTTTTACTCATAACTATTTTAATTCTTTTATGGTTGCTAATATCTCTCTATCCGCTACTATGTAGAACTCTTCTCCTTCGAAATCGATTCGTAAACTTCCTATTTTAGGAATTAACACGATATCTCCTACTTTAGCATTCACAGGCACCTGTGTGCCGAATTCAGATAACCTCCCTGGTCCGACTGCTACGACTTCCCCCATCTCAGGTTTCTCTTTTCCCATGTCTGGGATTATAATTGAACCGTATCTTTCCTCACCCCCATCTGAAGGTTTTATCAGTACTCGATCATTTTGTGGAATAATTGTCTTACTCATTTAATAACTTTTCTTTTAATTAATAACTCTTATCTTTTAATATAACTACTTTAGTTCGAAGTTCAAACTTAATTCATAACTATTTTCTGGCTAACCAGTAACTGTTTGTATAGATATTCGTTAACCTTCTGTACTTCTCCAGCTTACCACTTTTAACAAAAGGTTTATGGAAATCTACATCTACCCAACTTAACATTCCCTCACTGTTCGGCTGTCCTGAAGCTCCTGTAGAGGTATTTGTAATTATTCCATGTCCGAATACATCATGTACTAACGTTCCTCCTTTTCTATAGTCTGTTCTAACTCTATAGGGTAACTCTTCTTTAGTCACTTCAGCATCTTTTAAGGATATCTCTTTTTCCCCCATTAAGTTTTCTAAGTCGATTTTAAATTTTGCAAATAATGGCGGTAATACGTCTACTGTAACATTTTCCATATCTGCACCTGTCCTCTTAATATGAGATATTGCTTGCTGTCTAATATCAGCAGATCCTTTAAGCAGTAGTAAAGTTACCATTACATCCCCTGCTACTACCACGACATAAACGTTTCCTACAGACTCTCCTGCTTTTATTACAATAGGGTATTCACTCTCCCCTGTTTTTAATACCGGTGCTAAAGCTGTTATAATTCTATACTGGTTGCTTTTTAAAGCAGCTGTTTTGAAAGTTTCTAAGCTTGCTAACCTATTTAATAGTGCTTTCTCTATAACAGCTTTTAACTTACTGTCTAACTTTTCCTTACCGTACTTTTCATAAAACTGCTTAGCTACGTTAATCTCCAGGATAGTACCCCTTTCTGCCTTCCTTTCAAGGTAGTGTTGAGATGCAAATATTTCTTTTATTATCATATTCTCTTTTACTTAGTATAGATATTACACTTACCTAGAAAGGTAGCTCTTCGTAAATTATTACTTTAACAGGTTTTTCTGCTTTCTCAAATAACTTTATAGTACTTAGTGTACCTTTCGATTTATTATCCCAAAATGCTATTCCTGCATCTGCATTATTTACTATATACTGATTTCTAATAAAACCTGCACTCTTACTGTGTTTATTCCAATCTGCAGGAAATATTAATTTTGGTATTTTATTCGTATCTGCCCACTGTTCACCAAATGTATCAGCTCCGGTAGCTCCTCCGCTTACTACTAATCCTATTTTGTTTTTATAATCTTCTAAAGTATTTGCAAGAAGTTCATAATTATCAAAACTTCTACTTCCTATAATAGCTATTCGAATTCCTTCTATATTATGTATTTCCATGTATACCTAACTTTTATAAATATGTTTGTTTTCTATTCTAATGACCTTCCTTCCAATTATTTGCTATTTCTGGCGGTGCTTTTAATGTTACACCCGGCAGTACTAAGTTAGTCTCCATAATATGCTGCACTATCGGTGCAAACATTTCTGCTTCTTCCTCAGCAATATTTATTATAAGTTGATCATGAATCTGAGCTTGTACTCTAGCGTCTAATCCCAACTCCTTAGCTTTTCTGTTAATCTTTAATGCAGCCCTGTTTACAACTGATGCTGCTAAACTTTGTAATTGGTAGTTAAGACAGTTGTTCAAGCCGTTTTTATAGTCTCTGTATATCTGAAGTACTTCCGGTTTTCCGAATCTTTGCTCTAATGTCTTTCTAAATTTCCAATCTAGTATCTGATCTCCAAATTTACCGTATATAAGAGCTACTTTGGGCAAGTGTCTAACTCTTCCAACGTAATTTTTAATAGTCCCATGAGCCTTAACTTGCTCTCTTGAACTTTCCATCCACTCTTTTAGTTGTGGAAACCCGTTTAAATAACCGTTTATTAATCTTTCTGCTTCTTTCTGTGAAACATCTAATGTCTTCGATAATGCAAAAGGTCCCATCCCATATGGTACACCCAGTGCATAGCCCTTTGCAGTATTTCTCTTTACCGGATCTAACTTCTTTAAGAATACAGGAGACTTCATATCTGGAGAAACTCCATTCGGATATCTCTTTGTATCCTCTTCTAATTTCTCAGTTTTAATAGCAACTGTTGAGTAAAAGTCCCAACCGTTATTAAAAATATCTTGTAAATTTTTATCCTTAGTTACAGATGCAAAGCAATGAGGCTCCAGTGATTCAAAATCCGCATCAATCGCTTTTCTTCCTTTCCCTGCTATAAGGAAAGCTCTCACAATGTTTGTATACTTTACAATAATTGGCACATCTTCTCCTTCTTCTTTAGGTTTAGGAAGTTGTTGCATATCTGATCCATACCTCCCTGATACTGTTCCATGTTGCTTATAGTAAGGGTAATATTTACCATCTTCCTGTCTATCCCTAAATCTATCTATGTATGTTGAGTTAATTTTAACTAACTTATTATATATCCTTAAATTCTCAGCCCATGTATAGTCTTTGGCTAAAATCTCTATCATATCCATATCAAACTGATCTTGCCCTTTCTTGGTTTGACTTTGAGCTTTAATCCCCATATAGTTAAAAATTATCTCTCCCAGGTGCTTTTTAGACTGTATATTAATATAGTCACCTTCATTAACTTCCTTCCATAGGTACATTGAGATACGTGCTACTTCTACTTCCTCTAGTAGTTTTACATCTCCTGTTAGTAGAAACTGTTTTACAGTCGAGTCTTCTAATTCTTCAATATTTTTTGACGTAAGTGAATACTTTCCTGTTTTTTCAGATTTCGGTATCGGTAGAGAATATCTTTCAACTAATGTCTGAGCCCATGTTCCTTTATGGTTTGGAGGGTATGTTTTAAACGCTGTATCCATCACCCATTGCTTAGCTTCTACGGTTGTTACTAAGCTCCGTAAAACTATTTCTTTATTTATCTTAAGGTCCTCTAAAATTTCAATGTGTGTCTGCTCTATAAGAGCTAAGTCCAAATCTACTCCTAACTCCTCCATTGGTATAGTAACTTCCTTGTATATCGGCATTACCTCTTCCTCGAAAAAGAATTCTTCTAACCCTTCTTCCTTTAGTTTTTCAAGGAAGTAGTTACATAGCCGTAATGTTAAATCTGTATCTGCACAAGCATACTCAGATATAATCTCTAGGTCTGCCTTGTATAGTTCATAGTTTGTTTTTGTAACAGATCCACCATTTGCTTTTATAGAATCTTTTAGTCTTATTTGCTCTTCGTTAGCTTCTTTTTCTACGTCTAATCCAATCTCCTTTTGAACTGAGATTGCTAATGGTTTTAACCCGAATACTCCCATGCCTGCTCCTTCTTCTTGAACAGTGTGTACAAGTAAAGCAGTGTCCACCCAGGTATCCATTATAAGATCTACTCCGTAGTAGTTCTTAATTATTCTAGTATCAAAAGACATATTGTGTCCAATAAGTTTCTTACCATGTAACGTTCCAAGCAAGTTCTTTACAATGTCGTCTGCTTTTTTTTTGTCTATATATAGGTACTCCAACGATTCGTTTACTGGGTTCCATTCTCGGGTAGGTATATACCATCCGTTACCTACCTCTGTTGTAAACGAGACTCCTATAATAGAATCTTTCCTTACATTAAGTCCTGTAGTCTCAGTATCTATTGCGATCTTCTCATGATCCATTAGGTTTTGCCACAATACTTTTAACTTCTCAATTGAATCTACAGTTACGTACTGTTTCGTTATTTGCATCCTATATCTTTTATTATATTAATCTATATCTAAATATATGAAAAAAGTTGCATTTCTGCAACTCTTTCTCTATTTTTACCCCTCTCCGTAAAGATCATAAACCTTAGGTGGTGGAGGTGGTGGAGCTTCAAGCCATTCTATAGCCATTAGGTACCCTTTTAACGGTTCTAATCTATAACCTCCTTTATGTCCTGTGCTTCTCATATAGACGGCTAGTGTCTCTACTAACCCGTCTATTGTACTTCCCACAGGGTTCGAACTCTCATCTACTAATTTCCACCTATCTCCCGGTGGCTGCCTTTTTGCTATTATTTTAAAGCTTATTTGACCCTCTTCTTGATTTTTATGCATTATTGTTGCGGTGTTTTTTCAAAGAGTATTTCCGTGTTCTCGTACTCCCACATTATGTTTTTTATAAGAGTGTTGTTTGTTGCTCTAATCGAGTGAATATCTAATCCTCCTCTTCTATTGTAGATGTTTGCTACAAGTAACTCTACCGGACTATACTTCTTCTGCAATGTATCGTACATGATCTCTGTTACGTTTTCATGAAAGTGTTGAGAATCTCTAAAGGAAATTATATACTTTGTTAATGCTTCTTTGGTCGGGGATTTTTTTCCTCTCATAAAAATATAACAATTTCCTGTATCCTTCTGGTTTGTAATTTCGCAGTTACTTCTTAAGTTAGCTGTATGAAAGCTGAAGTTATCTATTTCTTTTGCTTCAACCATATCAAGTAATTCAGGGTTTTCCTCATACTCACTCATCTCGTACCCTTTGTCGTCCACATTCTCAAAATAGTAGTTAAAAGGTGCTTTTGCAAAGCTGGCTGTGTGTGCTATATGAAGGGTTACTTTTACATCATCTACCAGTGCTTCCGAAAGGTCTTGTCTAATTATATCTTCAACAACTTCCTTACTTTGAAATTTCTCTAAATCAAAAGAATTTAGATATAACTTAAATGATTTGGACTCCACCATAGCTTCAGAAGAAGCCGAATACTTTACTTTAAGCACACCTGTAACTGGCATCCCGGTCGGACCTATAAAAGACATCTCGTATGCATGCCAAACTTCATAACCTACAAAGTCACTATTTTTAATCTTTGAATTAGTCCTATTTAAAGATCTAGGTAAGGGCACCAGTAGTGTTTTATCATGCTCAGTTGGGGTAACATAAGCTTTTACCAGTGTTCCGTCTCCTGCTTTCCCTAAATGCTTTGAAGCTAATTCTCTTAATTTATCTATTCCGTTGTCTTGTTCTTTCATCTATTTAATCTGTTATTTCATATTCAATTAATGGTTCTTCTGACTCTATTTCTGTAGTCCATTTCCAACCTAGTTCTGGATACTTTATAAAAAATGCTTGCTCATCTTTCTGAAAAAGGTGAGCCTGTTCACCGGTTATGGAAACTTCCCAGTATTCTGTGGTTTTTAGTTCTTTTATTTTAATTAATGTTGGCATGCTAACTTCCGAAAAGTATTTTTGTTCCTCCAGAGTACGCATATCCGTGTCCATTTTCGATTAACAGCTCAGTTACCGATTTAACCTCACCGTCTACGTAGATGTCTGCTAGGACTCTGCCAAACTTATCTAACTCTCTAGAGATTATCGTAAATTCCCCACCGTTTCTGTTCAGCAGTTCTTTAGTAAATTCCTTTGCTTTTTTTCCAGCTTCTTTTTCCTCTAAGTTAAGTGTTCTACTTTCCCAAGTATCTACTCCGTTTATTCTTATGGTTTTTTCTACCCATGTGTAAAACCCTAAGTCAATTGAAACTTCAACTGTGTCACCATCTACTACTCTTTGTAATTTTGCTCTATATGTATACACTACTTTATAAATTTTAAAATTTGCTCTACTCTTTGCATCGGTGATCCTGTAACTGTCAGTTTTGAAACTGCTGTTCGTTGTAGTTCATATTGAAAACCTTCATCAACTTTAACTCGCCACTCTTCATTAATGCTCCTTACTCCATCATCTACCGATTTAAATTCAATTGGAAAATATATAAAATGAGTATACCTTCCAGCAACATTTTTCCAAATATCTTCAATAAACTTTAACTGATTTTTGTCTATGTTTTCTAAGCATTTCGAATACACCAGTAAGTCCATATAACACCTGTCGTAGACTGTACTTTCCATTGAAAGTAAAGCCTGTAAGTGAAAGGAACTAATTGCTAATTGAGTTGCTAACGTACCTTCTTCATTTATAGCAAAACCATACTTCTGCACTGTTCGTGTAGACTCATTAATAAATGTATATTTAGGCAACCTACTCTTAAGTAGTTCGTACACCGTAGTTTTTCCTGTACTGCTCGCTCCTATTAACGCAATTTTATTTATTGACATTCCTATTGTTTTATTTATCTAAATATACGAAATTTAAATATAAACTCCAACTTCTTTAAAGAATCTTACCCACAGGTATAACGAACGGTCTCTCAATTTACTGTACAGTTCATCCAAGCTTGTAAGGGTCTCTACATTAAAGTACTCCTTCATTAAAACTTTTCCTTCGTCAACTCCTGCTGTAACTCTATGTATAACACATCCTGCTTGTTTCATCTCGCCATTCTGTATTGCAGTGTATGCTCTTTCTTGAGGATCTTTTCCTTTAAGCTCTGGGTATTTTGTAATAAGTCCAGGATGTCCATTTATTATGCTATATTTTTCACATATCTGTGGTGGCATTATTCTAAGCCATCCATGTAGGGTAATAACAGCATTCTCGTATCCGGATAGTATATCTTCTAACTCTTCTACTGTTGGCTTATTTGATACAAATGTAACCTTCCCCTCTAATTCTTGCGATACTGTTCTGAGGTGTTCTGGTCTTTCATTTGTTACTATAAGGTCAGGCCATCTTCCTATCTGTTTACTTATATCTACAATTTCTTTTCCTGTTTGTGAAAAGAAAGCTACATGTTTTTTACTCTCCATTACTCTATTTTAGACCTTATGCTAGTTTCCGGTAATGGGTATTTATACCTACCATCATTCATTAAATATAATTCTCTACTCGATGTTAATCCCTCTACCTCTTGAATGCTTTCAATTACCCCTGTTAACTTCTCTCCTAGAAATTCAAATATTACCTTATCTCCTTGCTTATATTTACTCTTTTGCTTTACCATTCCAGTATTTTCTAAACTCATTAATATTATATTCTACCAACTCTAAGTTAATTTCAGACTTTGAATAGTTAATAAGCTCAAATAACTTCTGAGATTCTTTTGTGTACAGTCCAAAATTCTCTTCATACTTTATTCCTTTAATGGCATGCACTACCGGATTACTTGTATCTATAGAATATATCCAAGGATACATACTATATAGCTTCCCTTCAACGGGTAAGCCTATTCCTAATAGGTGGTGTTTCTTTTCTATATTAATAACACCGTTGCTAAGCAGGTCTCCAAGTAGCTTTGCTCTTCCCATTGTCCAGCTTATATGCTTGTTAGGATGCGGAAAAGTCTCTTCGTAGTAACTGTAATCGAAAGATATTGCAATCATATCTACATTTGCAATTTTATCCATATACTCGTAACAAGCTGCAATTTGATTATAATTCTTACCCTGAACTACTCCTATTTTCTTTCCTGGTAAGTTCTTGTGCTTTTCATTCCAGGTTGCCATTTGAATCATAGTCTGTAGGCCATCCTCTAATGCATCTGGAACTATATACCAGGTTGGTCTTAATTTATCAATCCACTTAGCAAATTTATCTGCATCAAAAGCTTCCTCTAGCTCAAATATCGAATTGTCTAGTATAACTTCTCTACCTTCCGCTATTGCATCTTTGAATAGGTTATAATATTCCTCGTCTTCCTCAAAAAGGTGCACAAGAGCATAATCCCCGTCGGTAATTTTTTGAACTTCCTTAAATATGCTTTTAGGAGCTTCGTGGTATGTTTTTATTGCCATAATCTATAATTTTATAAGTAGTTAAGAGAATGCTTAACTAATATCTAATGCTGTCTTATATATACTCTCTATTAGACGATTTAACGTATCTTCTGACTTTTCTAACCCTTCCGAGATTTTCTTTAGATTCTCTTCTGACAGTCTACTCTGTTCTTCCAATATCTGTTTTGCTATCCCGTATGGAACCATCTCTGTCTTTAAAGAATCTATATATACGATATGGTCTTCTAGTTTAAAGCTCATTTTTTGCTTTTTTTAGTTCTTCCTCCGTAAAAAATTGTTTTAAATTCGGTTTAAAATAGTCTACCGATTTCATAACTTTTCTATCTCTTGTCCTGTACACCACATAATAGTCTCCTACCTTCTCATAATGACAAGGTTCTCCTTGTTCTTTTTGACGTAAAGCTGTTGATTCTATAGCTACTATTTCGTTCTTACAAGCTTTAGACATATTGGATGCTTGAACTTCTTTGTAAGCTTCCACAATTTTACCTTTTAAACCATGTAACATAGTTCCATTGCCCAACGATACATATGTAATGTCACATAATGCGTCTAATACTTCCACAATATCTCCTCTCTCACATGCTTCTTTATACTCCTCTAACTCTTCCATTATGAACTCATATACAAACCTCCAGTCGTAATCTTCCGGAATGTTTGGAGTATATTTGTTAGGCTTGCTGAATGTTTTATTAAATATTTCTACTTCATCTACAAAAGGCACAGATTTTTCAAGATTTTTTATATCAAGTTTAAGTCTAATAATTTCAGCAATAACATCATCTCCTAATTCTATTTTAGACATCATTGTAAGGTCTTGTATTTGGCCAATCAACACATCAATCAATTCGTTTTGTTTTTTTTCCAATAAACTCATAAATTCTTACTTTTCTATAATTATTGCTCCTTTATTACCAATTCTTCAAATTTATCACCAGGTTTAGAACTTTTACCTAGATATGCTTCATAATCATTAAAGTCTCCCTTAGTTGACATATGTTCTAGAACTTTTATATCTTGCGGTGTTAAGAATGCCATATTCTGTTTGACTCTTCCTAATATTGCGCTTACTATTTTTTCTTGAGATTCTCCTCTCATACTTTTCTGTGCCATCATCTATATCTGTTTTATATGTTATAAAGATAAGAAAAAGATCCCGAAGGATCTAATATTTCTTAAATAACTTGTACTATTCTTGATTCTGTAAGGCTTATGATTTTAAAAGCTGTTTCTCCTAACTCTTCTAACATTTTGTATGTTTTAGATTCTGCTTCTGTGCCTGTCATTGCATCTACTAAGTAAATTTCTTTTACTTTTTGAACTCTACCTCTATCGTTTTCTCTTTCGAATTGGGTAACTACTTGCCAATAATTCATAATGTTTGATTTTAGTTATTATATTTAATTACCTCTTTCTTACCGCATCACTTACGTGCATCATAAACTCAGCTCGTGCAGAATCCTCCTCTAGAAAACAACCTGATAGTTTTGTTGTTTGCATTGAGGCTCCTTGATGTTTTATACCTCTACAGCTAACGCATGAATGAGTAGCGTCTACCGTAATTGCGACTCCTTGATTCCCTTCACAGATAAGGTTTATAGCATTGTGTATGGAAACTGTTAACTGTTCCTGTATTTGACCTCTTCTACCAAAATGCTCTACAATACGGTTAATTTTAGATAATCCCACTACCTTTCCATCCTTAGACGGTACATAAGCTGCGGTTACATATCCCCGTATTTCTTCATGGTGGTGACTACACATTGAAATTAACGGTATATTGGACTCAACAACTAGGCCATCGTATCCATCAGAGGGAAAGGACGTAATACTGGTTAGTGGTTCAAATCTTCCTTGCCACTTTTCCATATATGCCTTTGCAACCCTCATTGGAGTATCAGATGAATTAGGATCATTTTCCCAATCACATCCTAATGCTGTAAGGAAATCTGCAAAGGCAGCAGCTGCATTAACGATGATAGTACTCTTTTCTATCTCGGTTAAGCTAGCTTCAGGACCGTCCTTTTTTTGCTTCTCAGCTAATTGAGTAGAAATTCCATTTGCGAAACCTGCTTGAACTAATTCGGTCCCTTTAATAAACTTTTTTGCCATTCTTTTTTAATTTTTATTAGTGGTGTTAAAACACTCTGTTAATATACGCACTTTACCTTTACTTTTCAAACTTTTTACTTTAAAAAAGTTAAATTTAGTTCTGAGGTCCATTCATAGTTATCTAACACTTCCCCATCGCTTTCATCTATGAATATAACGTCTTCTTGCTTAATCCTACATTCGTAGAGATATTTTGATAATTCCTGTAAATTTACGTTTCCTTCTACTACCGAAGTATCTTGTTCGTTAATTAGGTATACCTTGTTTCCTTTTGCTTTATAATCCCATACTGGGTTGGAACCAACGTATACTACTTTGTTTAAGTACTCTAATCCTTTGTCGTCTGTTACATCTTTAAAATTCATTCTAGTTTTATTTTATATTTTTCTTTAATTAATTATTTCCCAACTATTATCAAATACTGAGCCTGCCCATTCACAACTTTTTATACCATTTACCCCTATAAGGCGATATACAGGGCATTTAATATCCCCATAAGTAACTTCATAGAACTCATATTCCATTATTTTTCTATAATCTCCTCTTAGAGGGTCCGAATAACCCTCTCCAGGCATCCATTGGGGAAAATTGAGTCTTTCTATAGTTAATTCTTTTTTAACTTTACATTTCATTATTTACCTTTTATAGTTTTATTTTATATTTTTCTTTAATTACGTTATAATACTTACCAACTACCAATCGATTGAATATTTACTGCTTCCGTCATGTGCTTCTGCTGTAATTCCTCCATTGGTTATGCTTGTTAAATTCAAAAAGTACCCTGTTAGCAGTAGATGCTTTACTTGTGATGTTTCTATTTGTCTTTTTTTCCAAAGGTTATAAAGAACTCTTAATGCCTCGGGTGGTGTTGCTTGTGCTACCATACTATACGTACCTGTTTTTACCAAACATCATAATATGGAGTCTAGGTGCAAATCTCCAACCTCTTTTTAATGCTTGCTCTGCTATCCATCCCGTTCTACTATTTAAAGTATTAACATCTACTCCTTCTGGCATTAGACATACATCTGAAGGTTTAAATTCAGTTAACTGTTGTAATATCTGTTCGATTTCTTCAATATCCCGGTCTGTTGCTACTACAAATTTTAATTGAAAATCTGATAAATACTTTTTGCTTCCATCAATAAAAGATTGAATTACAGGTATATTAATTCTTAACTTTTCATGTCTACTGGCCCATTTCTCACTATACTCAATTCCTGTACCTGCAAGATTTGCTTGATGGGGAACTGAGGTTGATAGTTTAGGAGACATTGAAACTAAGTCTGTATGTTGTGAAATTTTTTCACTAAAGATAGTTGCATTTGTCTCAATAGTTGTGTGGTACCCTAATTTCTGTAGTGTTTCTAATAGCTCCTCTAATGCTTCTGTTTGCATTGTAGGCTCACCTCCTGAAACTACTATATGTTTGATTTTTTGAGGTACAGTGTTCTCTAGTACTATTTTAACTATCTCATCAATAGTCATTATGTTTTTTTCAGGTCTATGTGATGAGTAAGGTGTATCACAAGGCGATCCTTTTCCATCTAATCCAATCCAAGCACATCTCAAATTACATGCTGAAGTTCTTATAAATAAACAAGCTGTTCCTGTTAATTTTCCTTCTCCTTGAAAAGTACCTGCATACTTAAATCCGGTTGAATCATTTATAAGGTTATCCTTTATAGGAAATATTCCTCCTTGTACTAAGTTTATTTTCATTTTTTATTTTTTATTTTTTTAATGTATGCTTCTAATACTAGAATTTTTCTTCTGAAAGATCTATCCATTGTTCAAGCTTTTCTTCGGTAAAGGAAGAAAGAATTTCATTAAATTTCTTATCTAATTTATCTATATCTGTTTGATACCATCCTCCTGAGGTGTACACGTTCATAACATCTTGGAAGTACTTCTCATACATAGGAGCTACATTCTCTAATGAAAACTTTTCTCCATACTCTCTACAAGTCTTGTAATCTATTTCTCCGTTATTAACTTTTATAGTTGCTTTTAAGTAATCATCAAACGTTCTACATCTATAACCAGTTACTCCGTTTATGTTATTCTCTGCAAATGCTCCCCAGTCTGAAGTAATAGTAGGTGTTCCTGATAATAGATTTTCTATTTGAACTCCTCCGAATGGTTCGACATATTGTGAAGGTAAGAAGCATCCTTTTGCATTCTTCATTAACTCTTTTCTCTTCTCGGTACCGGCATACCCTACGAACTCTACATGAGGAGGAAAGATTCCATCCTTATAAGGTCCATCGGCGTCAATCTGTCCTGCTATCTTTAATTTATAACCTAAGTGTTCGGTAACCTGGATTGCTATATTAACTCCTTTTCCGTCAAAGACTCTTCCTAAATAAAGAAAGTAATCTTCTTTTTTATCGCTAAATTCGAAATCAGAGAGGTCAAAATAGTTTGGAATTACTACTTCGTAGTTTTTCATATCGCAATAATTCACTCCCACTAGTCCATAGTATGCATGGTAGATTGCATAAGATTCAAATACTTTCCAATTGGCCCAATGACCTCCAGCGTAACCTATTCCTGGTTCAACTGTTATTAAATCTGGATGAGCATCACATATTGGACGTACCCCCGATCCCCAGAATGGAAGTATGAAATCATTCTTCTGTTTTCTTTTACCTATCTCCTCTATTGCATTTTTGTAGAAGGTCTGGTATACTTCATCTTCAGTGTTGTAAGTAAACAGTTTAGTTTTATAGTCATGAGTTCCATAAACCTTTTTCCATACCTCATTGGTGATAACTGTTACGTTTTCCGCATATGGAGCGTCGCTCTCCTCATGTCCGTAGTGGTAGATAGTATGTCCTCTCTCCCCCATCATCTTACAGAATTTCCAAGCTTTTTGTGTATAAGCACAAGCTGTAAACTCTTTATTAGTAATTGTATGAGGAAGTCCTAATACGTGGAATGTAAATTTATTATTCATGTTTATTTTTTTCTATCATCGTATTCTAATACTCCTTTCTCAATTGCGTAAGCTTGAATAGTCTCTCCTTGTACAGACTGAAAAAACATTCTTTCTGTATCTGAGATGCTATCGTCAAAGCATTCTGTAGAGCAGTTTGGTGTTTCGTAAATTTGTACTTTGTGTATTTTTAGTCCTGTTGGAGTATTTGCATATAGAGTATTTGAAAGAAGTTCCATTGCTAAAAATACTTCTTTAGCAATATTCTCTACCGAAGGATTACAGTATTCTCCTTCTCCATTCAAAGACATCAACCAAAGTTTAGTTCCGTAGTCTCTTGTAGTTTGAATAAGTAGTTCGTCTTTTGCATTTAAAAGCATTCCATGATCTAGAATATCATCTATCCATTGACAGAATACTCTTTTAATCTCTTTGAAGTCGATTGCATACCCAATCTCTTCCATATTCTCAAATGAGAATGTTAACTCATAAAGGTACGTATGACCATGAATGTTAAAGCATTTCATGGACTCATTCATAACTCTGTGACCAGAGTCGAAGTTGCCTTTTCGGCTAGTGTATTGGATTCTTTTCATATTCTTTGTTTTTATTTAATATACGAACTTTATTTTATTTTTCCAAATTTCTTGAATAATATTTTTCATAGAGTTCTGCTTCTTTCTTTCCACATTCATCACATTGAACACCTCGTCCGACTGTACTAAGCATTTGATCATATAAGGAAAGTATATCTAACTCTTCCATTTGTTCTGGTGTTAAATCTGTTCGTTCTAAATTTTCCCACCAATCTTTTCTTCCCCACTTATCAATCTTTTCTTCCATTTCAGGAACAGGAATACACATCGTTATGAATCCATGATAGCAATTTTCTTTCTCTTCACCGCAGTGGTGACATGTTTCTAGTTTTTTCATTTCCAAAATAATTGTTTGCACCATTCAACTATGTTATCAGTCCCACCAACCTTGTATATTCTCTTCCATTATTTTGAATAATAATTTGTGGGCTCTTGCTTGGTTTAAATGACCAATACTCATAGCAATAAAATGTTTATCATCTTCTCTTCCTTCTATAGAGGACCATCCTTCTCCATTCATTACTCGTTTATATATTAATGGATACTTTTTAAAGTAATCATCATATTTCTCCCAAATATTTTCACTTTCCCAAGTTGAATTATCTGTTCCATCATTACAAGGTTCAAACCAATGTTTAGTTTTTTCATAATCCATATACTCCATTTCATAGAAATCATCTTGAAGTTTTTGAATTAGATTAACACAGATTGTCATTCTACGAGCGTCTTGTTGAGCTCTTGTATGCCTATCTTGTACCCCAATGTACTTAGCTTGAGCTTTTAACTTGTGTTGTAGCATTGTATAGATGTAAAATCCATCCCAGTTTCGGTCTTTCCATATGATAGGAAACCAGTAAATAAGATTTTTTACACCCTGTGTAAAATTGTAGATGTTAAATTTTTCCATAACCTAAATAATTTGTATGTTACTATATTTCTAAGATGTTACCGTTACTGCTTAATTGTCCGAATTTTCTATCTGTTACAACTGAACCATTACTAAAGGTAGTCTCAAATGCAGATAATTTTAATATTCCTGCATTGATAATATCTTCGCTGTTGTGAATATGTCCAAATAAACATAATTTAGGTTTTATTCTAAATAGTATATGTTTTCTTAATGCTGTACAGCCACAATATTCTAATATTCCTTCTCTGCTGTATGAAAGATCTAAAATTCCTTTAGGCGGTCCATGAACAATAAAAATATCTATGTCTTCATCCACTTTATCCCAATGATTGTGCATTTTATCTCTTGACTTCATAAAATACCAATTGCTAAATGTTGGAGTATTAGGGCTGCCAAATATTTTTACACCTTCAATAGTAACATAATCATTCTCTAAATAATTAATATTATAATGCTTGCACCATTCTTCTAGTTGTTTTTTATAATGGAATGCGTAAGCATCATGATTTCCGGCTATTAATACTTTGTATTGAATCGGTAATTTACCAAACCAATGTATAAAAGTTAAAGCTTCTGGTTCATTTCTTTCTACACCATAGTAGTTACTAAAATCTCCGCTATGCACCACCATATCTATGCCTTCTGGCATAACTAATAAGTCATGGTAGCTATGTGTATCGCTTATATGCCAAATTTTCATACTATTTTTTAAATTTTGAAGTTAAGTTTTTACTCTGTACAATCTGTTTCAACCTTGTAACATAATTAACATCTTCCGCATAGTGTTCTCGCAAGTATGCATAGTAGGCTTGCTCTGTTTTAAGTTTATGTAAGTAGGTTGAGTAATATAGTGCATAGTCAATTACAGAATCTTCCCAATTGTCATAATATGCATGTGATCGGTTTGTACCTGCTGCTAAATTTGCTCGAACTTTAGCTTCTTTCATTCCAAACAAATTATTATTTTCTCTAAATAAGTTGGATGTAAATGTGTTTGTCTCCTGAGTTGCCTGGGCAAGTACAATTTCTGGAAATCTAAAATTTAATTTTTCTATTTGTTCTACCAAAGCTTCCTCTGAAAAGGGTTTTTTACCATTAATGACAAGTACTGCTGCTTCTTGTGTTTGATTATCTATTTCTGAGTTCGGTATGTTTACGGAGGATAGTAACATAACTGATAACAGCACTGTTACTACTACTCTAGCTATTGGTTTTCGTATGCTTGCTTTTTCAAATATTAACTTTCTGTCATTGTATTTATAATACATAATTTAAGGTATTGTGTATAAGTATTTCTAAAGATACGAAATAGTAATGTAACAAGAAACTTTTTCTTAGATTACTTTACTACTATACTTATACGGAGTTAGAGAACATAATCAGATTCGAACTGATGAATAACGGTTTTGCAGACCGTTCCTTTAACCGCTCAGGCATATGTTCTTAAAAAAATTCTTTGCCTAAATTTCAGTAGGATATAATTGGTCTGCCTTGAACAGACTGCTTCACTTGGCAATTATAATATCTACAATAAACACAACTGCTGATACAGTCTTTTTAAAGTTTAATACAAGGCTCTGCCCCTTCTGGTATTTCACAGGTCTATTTAGCCTTTATTATATGTTCATCTTCAATCAAAGAATTTTAAAGTCTTAGCACCCTCTTTCTTATAGCTTACCGAGTTATCAGTTACGGAGCTTGTATAAGAGTAGGGTCACATAGTTAATCTACACAATGATGATACCTCTCACATCTAGGCATAATTATTAACTACTTGCTGAGAACTCATTTGTGTTGGGACTTGCTCATTACCGAACCATCTCTCATTGCTTTCTCAAGGCAACAACACATCTAGGATTACTCCATTAATTTATATAATCTTATCCATTAAGTGACACATGCAGTTAATTTATGTTATATCCCCTAATATCCTGTCAATTCAGGATTAATATCTTTAATAGTTTCTCATGGTGTAAGTTATACACACTATTAGGTTCAATGTTTAGCCTTTTTTAATATAACATTAAGAGTGCCTTAGTTCTCTTACTAGTATTTTTTGCTTATGTGTTTTATCACATGGTTATAATAGGACTTTCCAGTGTTATATTTACTTATCTATAATTTTTCTAATACTATTCCAGTTGATATATATGAATAGTGCTGCTGATGCTGTCGCTAGGCAGTTCCATCCTTGTATAAATCCTGCAATAGCTCCTACTAAGAATAGTACGTTAGTTAACCCTACTTTTGCGTACCATACGTTAAATTTGTCTATCATAATTTGCATTTAATGTTTATTTCTATTCTATTATAAATATACGAATTTTAATTCTAATTAACAACTTTTTTAGTAAAATAAAAATTCTTCCCAATTTTTCGGGATATATGACACCCTTTTTAATAACATTAATGAATGAGGTCTTTTTAAAACAGGTAACTCTTTTCCCCATTCCTGCAAAGATAAATCACTCTTTTCATTATTGCATTTTTTGCAAGCTGTTACAAGATTATCCCATGTATTTAATCCTCCTTTACATTGAGGTATCACATGATCCAGAGTTAACTTATGTGTTTCGTAGATCTTTCCGCAATATAAACACGTATTGTCATCTCTTTTGAATACGTTTACCCTATTTAAAGGAACGTTCCCATAGTTTACGTTTACGTAGTTGTTAATTCTGATTACCGAGGGCCTGAATATATCTATGTCTTTTCTCACTAGTCCGAACTTAGAATCATGGTGTTTTAATATCTCGCAGTTACCTTTCATGTAAATCACAAAAGCTCTTGAAGAACTGATTACATTTTTAGGTAAATACGAGGAATCTAGTAATAATGTTTTATCATATTTCATAACCTATTAAAGTGTTTTTTAAATAAAATAAAGGGGTCACCGATGCCACCCCTTTTTGACAGGATTTTTTATGAGAGCTTTAGTTTGGATTTATGTGAGACCTTCCCAACTCACCGCAAGTTCCTGTTTTGCCCTCGTACTGTTTTCGGTATTAAGGTATTTTTAAAAGTAGCAGGAGTCAGATTCGAACTGACGTAGTTTGGCTTATGAGACCAAGCTGGGACCATCTCCAGTCTATCCTGCGATTTGAATTCATTAATTAGCGCAACGAAAAGGACTTGAACCCTTAACCTTCGGGTTTGGAATCCGCTGCTCTACCAATTGAGCTACCGATGCTTTTAAATGTACTACATTTTATATGATTTTGATTGTTTCCTATGATTTCATAGTGAAAATCTCTAACCCCTAAATCTTGTACACCGTGTAAACAATGTTTTTGGATAGGACATTTATGTAAATTACATTTCATATATACATAAATACATAAATAAACTTCTTTTGTGTCCTTGGAGGATTCGAACCTCTGTGCTATATAGAATTCTCTTTGGGATGATCAGTCTTCTAATTGTTCTATAAGGTACTTAGCTACTTGTGCACTTTCACATTTCCCACTTTAACCTCTACTTTTACCAGTAGTTGAGCCAGCCATTACTCTTCTCAGACATTTATTGTGACCTATGAAAGACTTGAACTTTCAACCGCAAGTTTAGAAAACTTGTGCTCTATCCAATTGAGCTAATAGGCCGATTCCTGGATTTCGTTCCAGGAGACGTGATTGTTTTATCTACTTTTTAGCAGTACCAAATGGATTCGAACCACCCCTTATATTCGTATTAATCCAAATATAATTTGTTCCAACACATAACGTATACTTTATGTGCAAACTGTTTGACAGTTATTTATTTTGATACTATGTTTGTTGCGGAAAGAAAGGGAATCGAACCCATGTCCTTTAAAAAAAACATAAATGTCTACAGTTAATAATAGTACCCCTGATAGGACTCGAACCTACATGCTTACGCGACAATGCTTAAAACTGTTGTGTCTACCAATTTCACCACAGGGGCTGGTATTTGTGATTACCTTTGCAAAGGCTACGCAAGCTCACAAATAAAGCTTTATTATTATGAATCCTTACTAGTTCAGATTCGCGTATTCTGTGTGACACATCGGGATCGAACCGACACCTTCCTACACCACAAGCAGGAGTACTACCTTTATACGAATGTCACCATATAAAAATTTTAGTAGCGCAAAAGAGAATTGAACTCTTGACCTTAGGTTTATGAATCCTATGTTCTACCAACTGAACTACTGCGCCTGGAGTATGGTAGGAGCTAGCTTCCTTGTGGTTACCGTACGTTTTATCCACTTTTTGAAGAGGATGTGGGATTTGAACCCACGGGCCTTTACGACCTACAGTTTAGCAAACTGCTGCATTACCACTCTGCCAATCCTCCAATTAATACTATACTATTAGAACTCTTTTAATAAGCAGTATGTTACTGTTTTTTGATTTTTTACAAGGTCTAATATTTTGTAATATTCCCCTACATGATTAATGACCTGACATCCTACCGACCATCCTCCTATAAGTTTTGTCCAGTACGACAAATTCTTCTCATACAGAACTGTATGGAAGTTTATGCCTATAATTCCCTGGTATAATTCTCCCATCTCCTCCACTAAGTTGTTTTTGTTCCAATCCCTAAAGTATTTTATTGGTTTTCTCTGCTTTAGTGCCGGCATCCTACCTTTATGTAGTCCGTAGCTCCAAAGGTCGTAGTACCATTCGTTCGTCTTTATTACCGCTACTCCCTTAGAGGAGTAGTTCGTATAGTTCTTTAGTCCTGTTGTTCCTGCATTTGTAGTACCTTTCACTACTTTCACACACTTATCGCCCTTAAATATGTAGAACTTATCATCAAACTCATTATATGCATCTTCCTCAGACTGTACCCCTAATATCCAGTACTCGGTTGGTATTTGCTTAAAACTATCTAAGCTTTTCACTTTACTTAAAAGTGCCTTATCCGTATATGATTTTACGTTACTCATAATTAATTATTATTATTACTATTATTAAACTTTTGTCCTCATAATAGGATTTGAACCTATGACATTTGACGTATCAGGTCAACACTCTACCAAGCTGAGTTATATGAGGTGTTGCAGGATATCGCTTAACCTGCTGAAGTTAATTACTCTTCTTTTATTACGATTTTTTTGTGAACATAGAAAGATTCGAACTCTCACCAAAACGTCCGTAGCGTTCCGTTCTATCCATTAAACTATACGTCCATTAGTATTACAAATTCTAACCTACCGACTTTAGCAATATTAAAAAGGTGCTGTCTGCTAGGAAGTATTACTATTTCTTCCGAATCTCCACCTGTTCTTGAATAATTCTGTGACTGGTACTCCTTACCGTCTAACATGTTTAAAACCTTCATACTTGTTAATTTTTTGAGGGCTGGATGGGGTTCGAACCCATGCGCTTTTGCTTAACAGGCAAATGCTCTACCAACTGAGCTACCAACCCTAGTTGTAACTTTTCTAAGCTTAAGAGTTACCAACTTACCCAACTAACGATTTGGACATACGATGCGCTTTAAACTAAGAATACCGAAATATTCAATCTAAACGATTTAAGTAGGCGTTACATGCTCTTCGTTCCCTATCCTATGCATCGGAATCAGGCTGTTCGTGGTTACAGTTGGAATCGAACCAACGACACCTAGGGCTTCAACCTAGTGCTCTACCAACTGAGCTATGTAACCTAGTAGTACTGATAGAGAGAATCGAACTCTCGTTGATAGGTCGAAAACCTACTGTCCTGCCTCTAGACGATACCAGCAAGTGTACTTCATCTTATATCTTTCGATTAACGCGATTATAGTACTAACTAAACTCTGTGGGATACAGTGGATTCGAACCACTCGGTTAGAGTTTTACAGACTCGACCTCAACCCGAGGCATCCCTTAATAATTTTTTAAATAGAATAGGATTCGAACCTATGTCTTGCCTGCGGCTATGCTACCACTACACCATCTATTCAAGGTTAATTAAGAACCTTATTCTGCAAAATTGCGGTCTACAAGGGCGTCGAACCCTCAATCTCCTCCGTGACAGGGAGGCATGTTACCACCAACACCTCTAGACCTTGATTCCCTTCGTTGCTACTTACACCTTCTAGCTAGTGTGCTTTCACCATTTTTATTTATTTTAAATCGCCATACCTACTGGGCTTTTATGCTACGATTTTGTACTCCATATAGGAATTGAACCTATGACTTCCAAGATATAAGCTTGACACTCTGACCAACTGAGTTAATGGAGCAGTTGAACTAAGAAAAATTTGTAATTAAATGTTTTTTGAATCACATATTGAAGTAACCCGTCTATTTACTACTTACTTTCGTACAGATAGAGGGATTCGAACCCCCGACTTTTTCCATGTAAAAGAAACACTCTGACCAACTGAGTTATATCTGCGTTTTTTAATTTTTGTGGAACAGATGGGACTCGAACCCACATCCTTTTCGTTGCAAACGAAATGCTAAACCAATTTAGCTACTGCCCCTTACTATAGAGCTTTCTATCGGGGTCGAACCGATGACCTTCTGTTTACAAAACAGGTGCTCTACCAATTGAGCTAAGAAAGCGTTTACTTGTCTTTCCAAGTTGTCATTTAGTTTTTCTGTACTGGGGACTAAAACCCCTATAGAGCGGCTACTCGGATTCGAACCGAGGACATTCACCTTGGAAGGGTGACGTTCTACTCACTGAACTACAACCGCAAATTAAAAATAGTTATATTAACCAAGTGACCAATTAATATAAGGGTAATGTTGTCACTTCCTACGGCAGTTACCCACTTCTATTTTTAGTACCCTCTGAGAGACTCGAACTCTCACACCTTTCGATACTAGAACCTAAATCTAGCGCGTCTACCAATTCCGCCAAGAGGGTATTTATTTGCTTTATATAAAAGACTCGAACTTTTACTTCCTGGCTTTCGCCAGGCGTGCTGACCCATACACTCATATAAACAACCAAATAATTAAGACTTGCAATTCTACTCTATTTGATTCGAACATAAAACTACTTTAGCCCCTTTGCAACAGGTATATTTCGTTTCGCCATTCTTAGTCTAGGTAGTAGGATTTGAACCTACGAGTTCTCTTGCTCCCAAAGCAAGCGGGGTACCGGGCTCCCCAATACCTAGTTATTATTGATGTCCCAAAAGGGGTCGAACCTTTACTGTCTGAACCAAAATCAGGTGTGCTACCATTACACAATAGGACAAGTTAATTGCGGAAGATGTAGGACTTGAACCCACACACCCTTTAAAGGATTGACTGTTTTCAAAACAGCTGCCGATAGACCGACTCGGCTTAATCTTCCAATTTACCTACCTTACGTCTGGTATATTGTAAGGTAGGATTTTGTTATTTAAATTTTACTATCCAAAATGTCAATGAACTCTTTTACTATACTGTTTCTATACCTAAATATAGTATCTTTTTTCTTCCTATGCAACTCTTTTAATAAAAAACCCGAATCTTTTTTTTTGATCCGGGCTTAGTGTTATTTGATATGTGATTATATTATCAACTCATCTTAGTCCCGTCTATGTTCTTTGGTTGGTTATCCTCAATACTAAAGCCATAATTCGCTATTGCCCATACCGATAAGATTCCCTGCGTAAGGACTTCTCTCGATGTGTTTAATACTAATTGTATGTGTTCAGTTATTTTCATTATCTTTTTATCTATATATAAATATACTGTTTTTTTATTTCCCAACCAACTTTTTTTTATAGTAATTAAAATATAAAACTTATTTTTAAAAAACCAAATAGTTTACCTCTATTTTCTAATGATTAATTTACCCTTTTATTAATTCTTTTTTTGCTGATTTATTACTGTCTTGATTAGATAAAAGTATTTTCTGTTCTAATTTATCTACTCTAGAATCAATGTACCTCGTACTAGCCTCGTACATTCTATCTGCTCTATCGATCTCTTGATCGACTCTACGGTGAACTATTTCATTGTTATCTGCTATTTGTAACTGTTGTTCCATAGCTAATCTTTCAATCCTTCTAACTTTACTTAGTGTTCTAAATGCTACCGTAACCGCCCAGATAAGAGCAACTACACTAACACCTAAAACAAATGCTAATATTTCTTCCATAATTTATAAGTTTTTATTTCAAAGAACAGAGGTAAACTATTTGGTTTTTTAAAAATAAGTTTTTTAATTTTTATCTTTTGTTTTATCCGTTAAAAATTTACTGTTCTAAGAACGCTAATAATAGTAAGTTCAGGATCAAAGTCGTTACCTAGTTGTTTTGCAACTAATAAGTCAATTGATGTTCCGTTCTTTTGTTCAATCCATAATTCTTTTACAAATTTAGTTGAATTAATTTCATTTGTATCCTCATCTCTTGTGATTGTGAATACTGCTACTTGTACTTGATTTGGTGTCATGTTATTTGAATTTTGATTTGAAAAATTAATTGTTGAATTTCCTGATAATGTTAATCCTGGAACATCTGTAATAGTTGTTATTGATGTTCCTGTAAGAGGTGTGTTCAACTCAGGCTGATAATATCCAGTTGTTGTTCCCGAGTACCCGGTTACTAGGTTTGATGTGTTTGCTTCGAACATAATCTTATTTATTATGGTTCGTTAATAAATCTAAAACATACGTTCTAGCTGTGTGCCAGCCTACAGGACCACTTTCATCTGCATATAATACAGGGTCGGGTTTTCCCAGTTTAATAAAAGCTTCGATACGTTCAACACTTGATGCTGATTTATAGTCTGAATACCAAGTTCCTTTAGTTGAGTTTTCGGCTATCATTTTTCCATGAGAATGTATAAAGATGGGTTTATATGAAGTATTAGTTCTTGAATAAACTTCATCAAAATCTAATCCTAATTCCTTACACAATACTTCTCCATCTTTCAAGATATCAAATTTATCCCCTTCTAAATAGGGAGTAAAAAATCCAACTCTTTCAGCATCCCAATTCCCTAGTCTAAAAGCTAAGTCGTCAGCATCCCTAAATTCTTGTCTACAGTCTGGATATATATTATGATCTCCTGCATGAATTCCCATTGCAATATCACAAGTCTCTCCTGTACGATTTGCAACTGATAAAGCTACTGCTTGAGCAATAGAAGCAAATATCTTGTTTCTATTAGGAACAACTGTTTCTTTCATATTATCAGATTCGTAATGACCTTCAGGAACTTCTTTACCTCCTGTTACCAAAGCTGAATCTAATAGATCAACTAATCCGTCTAGTTTGATTTGACGATAAGTTACAAAATTCTGTTCCCAACCTGTACCCCTAGTTGACATAAGATTGTTAATATAATCTACCAACGATTGAGCTCTCTCTAGCTCTACTCTGTGTTTTTGACCATAGTCAAATGAAATAGCTGTTACGCTATCATACTCTTTTAGACATCTAAGTAATAAAGTACTTGAGTCCATCCCTCCTGATAAGGATATTACAACATGTTTTTTAGGCATAATTTATTTATTTAAGTTTGTGCCAGGTATTTAAAACGTATAGGCTAACGTTACTATTTCTTGCAATTTTACTAGTATTTAAAGTATTTATCTAGGAAAGTCCTTGTATATAACATTACTTTCCCTGTATAACTCTTATTGCTTACATCTCTACTTCCTACACTTTGATGAAGTGCTTTCGCAGTTCGGTATACTTTTCCTCCTAGTTCTTTATTTGCAGCATATCCTAAGTACTCATATAAAGATACTGTAGGTGCTTCTATGCCTTGAACATCTTTCTTTTGAATATCTTGCTCTTGTTCTTCTGTACGTACAATTTCTATTAGAAATATTACATACTCTTTAGTAAATCCTTTATTAAGAGACTCTCTTAATATCTCTAGAATTTCTTTCTTATCCATAATGATTTTATTTTAAATTTTACATACTACTCTACCACATCTTTGACAAACATGGATTAGATTCTTGTTAGTTGACTCTTTTATTTTAGGCTCTTTACACGAACACGGTAATGCCATACTGATTTTATTTTAAATTTAATATATGAAATACTTGCTCCGATTGCAACTGATGCTGCAGAAATATTTATTAAGTTAGGATGCCAGTGTTCTCCGCAAATCCCTAAGACGTGTCTTAATGCTTCCACCATTTCTTAAATCTCTGTTAATTTAGTTATCTTTTCTGCGATTGCTTTCCATGTATTTACATATTCCGATATACTGGTATAATTTTTTCCTGGCTCTGTGTGTAGCAGTTCTTTTGACACTATTGTAAGTGCGTGTGTAAAATTTGAGGGATAGCCAATTGTTTCAATGTAGGGCTTTTGTTCCTTACCCTTTATAACTCTTTTATAAACTACATAACCTCCGGATTGTGATTTTGAAATAAAGAACGGTTCTATAATCGGATCTTCTATTAAGCAGTCTCCTGCTGGTATTGATTTAGGATTTCTTAACATTTTATAACCTTTTTTAAAATTTAGTAAATACTTTATAAGTTTATCTCAAGTCTCCTTGAGGTTTCTTATATATTTGTTTTTTTTCAACTGAAATAGCTGTAGGTCTCATTACCTTTAACCATTCAATTAATTGTGTGTAAGTTTGCATTGATGAGTTCTTCGACATATTTATAGTATTTAATATTATACTTAAATATACGAAGAATTTTCTAAATATGCAACTTTTTTAAATGTTTATTTATCCGGTTACTGTTACATCGCGAACGCGGTCTGAACTGCTAGAGCCAAGATTGTTTGAAAGACTGGCATATACTGTATAAACTCCTGGTAACATTCCCCCAACTTGAACGGTTCCTGTTTCATCTCTTTCTAAGTTCACAGAGGTCCCTGAGTATGATTTGTTATAAGGAGGAGCTCTAAAGTCATAAGCTCTTATTCTCGCGGTTATATAATCTGCTCCATGAGCTTCATTATGAGTTACCGACCCTGTTATACTGTTAATACCCACCGAGGTTACTGTAAAAGATGCCCAAGGATCATATAGACTAGGTGGACCCGGACGGGCTATAGTTAATATTATCTCTACTCTTTCCGAGTAAGTTATTTGATTTGCTGAGTTTTTCACAAATGCCCACACATAGTATGTTGACCCTTCTATAAGTGAGCTAAGTGATTTTGAAAAGCTTAGTTCTGTACCTGTTATTATGTATTTAGTATTTGAAAGCATAGTTGCGCTAATTCCTATATAGAATCCTTTCTCTACTACGTTATAATCGTATACTTCCGAGATACTAGTGTAAGTTGTAAAGGAAGTTGTTGATGTCTTTAGTATCGATGGATTTTCTATAACCGGTGCTACCGGTATCTTCTCTGCAGGAGGTGGTACTTCCAGTACCGTAAGAGCGTAGGTATCGCAAAGCTCATTTGTACTACTTGTTAAAAAGAAGTCTCTAGCTGATTCATCATTTATAGTCCAATATGACCCTGATAAAAGCTGGTTTATTTCTTCTTCGGTATCTATAAGTGTATCGTTTAACTTAATTCCTCCTGATGCTTCTGATCTTGCCGTATGCCATAAGTTATACCCCGGTCCTGTATTGGTTCCTAGCACGGCTACCTTAATAAAAACTTCTCTTGCCATTTATCTATTCTCTTTACTTATAAATATTAGATTTGTAAAGAATTACTCCTTTTTTAGCGGATTAGAGTCAACTGCAATTTCATGCCAATGTACTCTACCTTGCTCTATTGCGTTTTTGATATTTTTTTGCTTTTGCATTAAAAATGCATTTCCACTTTTCACTTCTATTAGATGTACTGCACATTTAGTCTTGCTTCCTGTATCTGTAAATCCTATATAATCTATAGGCATCCCTAAAAATACTACATCTTCTGGCGGTACTGGAAAATCTGTCATAAACGGTACGAAGTGTTCTATACTCTTACCCCATTGTACAGCTCCAGATCTTTTTTTAGCATCCTCACGTATTGACTGCTCTCTTTTTTTAAATTTCTTTTCGTTATCTGTTAAAAGGGCCGTTACGTGGAAGTAACGGTAAATCAGGAGTAAGCATAATAGTAGGATTACCCCTGTTTTTACTGTTTCTATCATTTGTTTTTTAGTTTTCTAACTACTGCACTGTTACAGTACTTCAATTGCACAGCTACCACCTGAGCAAGCTAATTCCCCTGATAAATTTGTATCATCAGTCATTTCCACCACTTTGCTTAAATCTATTGCATGTAGGTGGCTTATTAGCTCATTATACTCTTGTTCTGTAATATCTTCAAATGGTGTTTGTACGTATGTATGGTCCGAGTACGGCAGTACTGCTAAACCATTATAAAAGTTCCTATTTTCCCACATCCATTTTCCTGCTGTATTCCATTCTTCTGGGAGTAGGCTAACTGTTGCGGATATATTATGGGTGTTTTCTCCTGATCTATGTCCTGGGCGTATCCATTCTTTGGTTAATTTCTTAACTCGTTCTAATAAATCGAAAGGACTCTCTGTTCTCAAGATTGCATTCTCTGGTGCTTTTTGTGGGACTGTTATCACTGCTGTGTCATGAGGTCTAAAGAAATCATCTTCTAATAGTTCCGGGTGATTTATTGCCAGATAACTATAAATAGCTTCATTTTTTCCAACTCTCACTCTTCTCTTATAATACTGACTGTGCCATGCATGAATTCCTGAGGAAGTTCCGAATACTAGTGATGTAGTCCCTGCTGGCTTGATTGTTGTTGTTCTAGCAGATTTTTTAATACCCAGTATATTTGCAATTCTAGCGTTTTCCTCTTTTACAATCTTAGCAGCTTGTTTTGTGTCGTACATAAGAACTTCTCCAGAAGCTACCCCTGTTAGGCTCACCCCTATCAATGCATCTTTCTCAGTTGTTCTTTTCCATATATCTCTTAGGTAATGAAAGTCTGTATAACCTGCTTGAAGTGTCCCTATAAATGCTGCTGCTTTTACTCTTGCATTCAAGTCTTCCTGGGATACAATGTCAGATACGTTAACTTCACATAGATTACAGAATTGAAACGGTCTTAATGCTATTTCAGCACATGGATTTGTTCCCCACTCTTTATCATTTGTAAAATATATTCCTGGTTCTCCTGATCCGCCACCTTGTACTTTCCCCCAAACACTAAAGAAAAATTCTTCTGTAATTCTATGTCTTAGTAAGACTGCTGAAATATTAGCTCTTCCTCTTTGTGGACTACTTTCCCACCAAGTTCCTGTTTTTGATGATAACATTTCTTGGTCATCTGCGCTAAATAGTGCAATTAAAGCTGCTCTTCGAATACCGCCTGCTAATACTGCATCTGCAATGTGGCAAATCATGTCTGAAGCTTCAATTGGAGTTAACTTATCTCCGTTTTCTTTGCTTTCTAGAAGTCCTCTTAGACTGTGTAAGCAATCTTTAAGAGGTTGAGGTCCTGGTGCTTTTCCTCCCGATGTTACTAGCTGTGCTCCTTTTACTCGTATATCTGAAAAATCAAAAACAGGTGTTGAATTATGTTGACCTGTATACGATTTTAGCAGTACCTTAACAGCATCTGCCCATCCTTCTATAGAATCATTTATTAAGTATCTTCTCGACCTATTCATATTCGGTTTTCTAATTTCCGGCAGATCCTCCACATGGTGTTTCTGAACGCTATAACCTACTCCGGTTCCTCCTAATAGTAAAAACATTGTCTCAGAAAATGCAGCTATATCATTAATTGGCAAGTACGCACAGTTATAAATTCTATTAGGACTTATGTCTATAGGTTTTCCCGCAAATTGCATACTTCTCATAGAAGGCAGTACCTTTCTATCATATACTTGCTCATACACTCCCTCTATCTCCTCTTTCAGTGCAGGGTACTTTACCTGGTGCATTATCTTGTTCCTTGTTACTATCTCATCCCAGGTTTCTCTTCTATTTGCAGCTGCTACGAATTTAGCATATTTCATATGCACAGTAATGTCTGATAGGATCTTTTGCGTAATTTCCATTTACTTTTTTTCTAGTTTTAAATTAATTTTATGTTTATATATCTGTGTGTGGAGTTATAAATAGGGTATATATTAAGGTTTTTTGTCAAACAGCTCTTCCATTTTTTCTCTTGATAGTGTAAAGTTTGGACCAGCTGATGAAAGTCCCTCTCCTGCGTTCGATTCCCCTTCGAATTGTATATGTCCATTATTGGTATCCATTTTTATGTCGTACGTCATTCCATCCATTCCATAACGGTTTTTCATAATATGAACCCTTCCTGTTCCTAGTACCTTGTCCTCTTTCATTCTAGACAGGGAAAGACACATATCCGCTACCATCATCTTATCGTAGGATCCTGCTGCTTTATCTCCTTCAATTATTGAATCTTTAGCTCCCATTCTATTAACTTGGGAAGGTGTTAGTATAGGTATCTGTAACTCTTTAGCTAGTCCCTTAGTTGCGATAAACACATCATCTATTTCATCTTTTCTTTCATTATACTTTCCTCTTGATGGTGGTTTTAAATAATCCACATAATCTATTACAACTAGATCTGGTTTATGTCCCATATCCGTACATTTCTGAATATGAGATCTAATTGTGCCTACTGTCGCTCCTTTTGGTGGATACTCCTTTACTATCAAGTTACCTTTTAAGTTATTTACCACTTTTTCTACCTCTTTCCTGTGGTTATTTACTTCCTCAATTCCGAAACCGGTCAGGTAGCAGTCAAATCTCTTACCTACATAATCTTCACCCAATTCAAGAGTATAGAAATTTACATTATATCCTAATTTTGCAGCATGTGCTGCGGCTGCAACCATAGTCCAGCTCTTTCCTCCTCCCGGATTCCCGAACATTATAATTAAATCTCCCGGTCCCCATCCTCCTTGTATTGCATCGTTCAATATCGGCCAAGGTGTAGGTATTACAGGTCTGTAATCTTCTCTATATCTTGTTTCAATATCCTTATTGTACTCATGCCCGATGTTTTTATCAACACCGGCTTTCATAGCTTTCTCAATCTGACTACGTATTCCGTCAAAGTCTCCAAGGCTTAGTAAATCTGCTGAAGCAAGTATAGCTTGTTTCATTTTCTGGTTAATGCAGAAACGTTGAAACTCTTCTTGAACATATTTTAAATCCTCTTGAGAAGCTTCATAGGAGTTACGTAACTCTTCTTTAACTGCTACTTGTAGTATCTCGTTTTCAATTTTCTGTAACTCAATTTTAAGTACGTCCATTGAAACTGTTGTGTGAAACCTGTCAAAATAGTCTACTATCTGACCTATTATCCACTTATGTGCATCTGAATCGAAATCTTCTTTTTCTAGTACATCTCGTACGTTTAGTATAAACGTCTTGTCTGTTAGTAACGATCCTAATACTTTTAATTGAAATCCTTTTCCGTACGCTGAAATTGCTTTTAGTGTCATATATAACCTTTTTGTTTTTTAATTTTACTGCGTACTGTTAAATGTTCTTAGTGAACTAAAATTACCTAACCATGCTTCTGTATTCTGTGTTATTCCTTCGATACCGTCCTCCTGTAAGCGATGTAAGAACATTGAGGTTTCCAATGAAGGTAATTCCTCTTTTAGTACTGCTAATATATAAGCTTTTTCCTTCTCATCCAACATAGTCTCATGTAAGTCCATTAACTTATAGTTGCTTTCTACCTTGTCCCAGTTATCTATGATCTCTGCAAATATTTTTCTCGTACCTAACTTACTTTCGCATATATCGTACACATAATCTAACGTAATGTTCGGATCTGTTGCAAGTGCAGGAAATTGAGATACTATAGTTTTTATACCGACTCCTCTAATTCCTTCAACATTGTCTGATTTATCTCCTTGCAGTGCTTTTACTATGTTGTAGTTCTCTGGTAGTACTTTAAGTTCTTCTTTTATATTAATATCATCCAGTAACACTTTTCTAATAGGTGAGTATACTGCTATACCGTTTCCTACAAGTTGTAAAAAATCCTTATCGGAAGAAACTATTATAACTTTCTTACCATTTGCAGAAGCATTATTTGCAAGATACGCTATAATATCATCTGCCTCTAACTTTTCCATCATTATCTGATGGACAGGCAGTAGTTCTAAATAATCTTGTACTTTATACAACTGTGCTATTAACGCTTCCGATTCTTCTACCTTTGTCTCATATAGTCCCCAGTGTGTTATTCTAGAGGTTGCTCTTTGAGCTTTATAGTTAGTGTTCATATTCTTACGATTACCTGAACCTCCTTTTCCGTCCCATACTACTATTGTTCGAGTAGGATCATGTAAACGTACCATGTAAGCTAAAGACCGTAAGAAGCCAACAAGACCACCTGTATGGTGGCCTTCTGGGTTCATTGATTTAATTAGGGCAAAAGACCTAATTAACATATTCATTGCATCTATAATAAGTATCTGGTCGTTAAGCCCTCTGTCGGGTTTTTCACTTAACTTATCTAAGAGATCTGTATAATCTTTTAGCATTACTATAGAAGTGTTGTAGCAGTTGGCTTATCCTCTTCATTATCTCCCTCTTCTATTAAATCAAACTTATCTGAACCTAATAATTGGAACCATCTATCTTTATGATCGTTCTTATACTTATCAATATCCTTTTTATCATCATTAATAAAGCCATGTGATGTCATAACAATCTTACCTCTAGATTGAACTCCTCCAATATGGTTTTTTTCTATCTGGACGTTAGTCTTTTTAGCAAACTCAACCTGCTTTCCTCCGTTAATAGCTTTAATTTTGGAAGTTCCTGGGTTTGTTATATTCCCGAAAGTAATAATCAATGTTGCATCATACCACATTGTCATTCCGTTCTTGTTCTGCAGTTTAGGTTGTCCCATTGGATGCTCAGGTTTCTGAGTCCATACCTTATTAATTGCAATAAGAGTGTTTGTATACTTACTTCCTTCCTTTCTAGAAAGTAATATTTTTTGGTTCATATTATTTCCGAACTGTGTAGACATCGCACCTGCATTCCACTCATTATTGTTCTTGTTCGACCGTACAGAAAGTTCACAAGGAACTGATCCTATTGAATCCCAGAAAAAACATAAATCATAAGGTAGGTTACCTTTTGCCTGTTCGTCCATTAGATCTGCCATGTATACCGCAACATCCTCAATAGTATTTAATGTCCCCCTATCCGCATACAGGTAAAATCCTTCGTAATTTAATACCTCTCCTGTTTCTTCATCAACTACTTCATTAAACTGAAATCCCATTTCTCTGGCATGTTCCCATGACCATTTCATCTCAGTAATGATAAAAACTGGTAGTATATTATTTTTCTGACATTCTACTGCTGCTTCAATTAGTGCCGTTGTTTTTCCGGTATCACTATGTCCTCTAAGCAATGTTATATGTCCAATTGGATATCCAGGTAAGGAAGTAATTTCTTGTAAAGCAGGAGACATTGTTATGAACTCCTGCTCTTTAAATTTTACTGATGTTGCAGCAAAACCCTTCTTACTTTTAAAATTAGCTAGATTGAATCCTTTCTTTATAATTGCTGAGGCGGCTTTTTGTGTTTCTGCTTTTTTAGCCATACTCTACTATTAATTAAAAAGTTCGTCAAACTTTGATACAGTATTCTTAGAAGTTTCTGCTTTTGTCTCTAAGGTGAAGTCAGTCTTTTCTGCTGGAGCTTCTTTCTTAGCTGGTGTTAATGTTTTCGGAGCTTCCTGAACGGCAGCTGGTTCTTCTTTTTCCTCCTCTGCTGTAGGATCCAAATAACTCTTTAACTTACCTTTAATAAAGTCGTAGTCATACTCTGTATTAACCTCAACTGGGTCTGGTTGCTCTTTTAACCAAAGTTCTACCTCTTTACTATCCTCTGATAGTGGTGTTTGTTTTGGTTTGATTCTTACAGTAGTTGTTGCGAAAGGTGTTCCTGGTGCTTGTTCTACCACTAAGTCCCATCCGTTTACTACGTCAGTATAATCTCCAATATCCTCATCTTCTGCTAAAGCTAATAAGGATTTGTAGATTGTTGTTCCAAAGCCCCAAAGACGTACTCCTTTTTCTTCTTCACCTCTTACGATAACTGGTGCAAAGATTCTAGTCTTAGGACTAATTTTTCCAGATAGTGACCAGTTGTCCTTATCTGATGTTTTCCTTAACTCCTTTACGAAGTCTTCAACAGGGTCTTGTTTTCCGAAGTTAGATAAAGATAACATTGGAAATTTTGCAATACCGTAATGAAATTTTAACTCTGTAAAGGGAAATGCAGGGTTGGTTGCTGAAGGAACTATCCTGATAGTCTGTTTACCTGTTTCAGGTCTCCAGTAGATTTTTGAAAAGTCAACCTTTTCTCTGTCATTGTTTGTGTTCAAAGCTTCTAGCTTCGACTTAATTGTACTTAAATCCATACGTAACTAATTTTAGTTTATTATATATTAATTTAATATACGAAGAATACCTCGGTAGAGCAACTCTTTCTAGTATTTTTTTTAACTAAGATGTTAAACTTGTACTATCTTAAATAATTTGGTATTTATTCTTTTTAGCTCGGTACCTTCTGTAAGTAGTATACAGTTTTGATAATTCTCCCAATCCACCGTGTAGCTCTTACTTAGAACTCCTCCGTTCAATTGTTGAATTAGTTTATTTAGCGAATTTATTGTATAAAGTGTTCTGGTTTCCTTTTTGCGGTGCACAAGGATTGTATTATCCACAAAAGTAGAGGTGTTTCCTACCTCCACGTTGTATGTACACATGTATTCATTCTGACTCTTCGAATACAGTACAAATATCTTATCGTATAGTATGCTATATTTTCTTTCTATTGTGTTTAGTACATTTTCTAACTCATCCTCGCTGGAAAATGTACAAAATAGTCTATTTGACATATTGAATGTAATATTATAGTAATTTATAGCACCGTAATAGGGGACTGTAAGTATACTTTCGTCTACTTTATACATATAAATATTAACTCTTTTATAAAACTAAATTTTTAGCGTATTTAAACTTTACCGGGTACTTTCCTCCTGCTTCCATAATTCTTTGAACCTCTTCTAACGTTTCTTTTCCATCTTCTTTACTGAAATCCAATATAATAGCATCGTATACGTACAGTGCAATCTTTGAATGTTTATTTTGAAGATACCCTAAAAGTTCTTTAAGCACTTTTATATTTCTAGATGTTTCCATTGACTGCATTACATAATTCATTAACTTTTGTGGATTCATATCTTCTAAAGCTGAAGTAAAAGGTTTTTCACTGATCGGGGCAAGTATTTTACCATTTTTTTGAAATTCTGCCCACATTTGGTCAATATATTGCTGTATAAGCTTAAATATTTCTAGATTTCTATACTCTTCTGGAATTCTTCCGTAGATTGCTTGAAAATTTACCTGCTTTGCTTTTGCATAATCTTCATCTGATATATTATCTTTCTTGTAGTACAGTTTCGCAAGCTGCCCGTGGGCTGAATTTTCGTTTAACTCATATCCGATCTGTTCGCAAAGTAGTCTAATATGGTATCCGTCAAAATCCAACTCTACAAAGTAATCATTTTGCGGTTCAAATGACTCTCTATATCCATGTTCTTTAGGAATTGCTGCAAAGTTTATTGAATTAAAAGCATTAGACGGTCTAGATGTCGTATTGTACAGGTTATAGTAACTGTATACTACATTGTCTGTTATGTTAAACTCCTTAACTTTAGTTTTAAATAATTCTAAAAAAACCTTCTCATTAATACCTATTCCTGTTTGCTCTATTAGATAGAATACGTTTGTAGCTGTTGTGTTATAAAAATCAAACCCGGATGGCAATTCACTTTCATCCTCTATATATTTCTGTACCGCTTTAAAACTATTCTCACAGTTCTCATAAAGTTTTGTAAGAGGCACTATTCTATTTAGTTGTGGAAGTTCTGCATATTTTCCGTAGTACCAATTGTAAGTGTTAGTCTTTATTGCAGGTTCTAGCTTCTTATAGTACTTCATTGAAGCTAGTAACGAAACATCTGTGGCTGCTTGTAAATTAAAGTGGTATAGCAGTTGTTTTTTATCGACGGTATAGAGTTTGTTAAACTGTTTTAGTATTTGGTAGACACGAGATTTATCTAAATTTAATCCTTCGTCATGTGTTACTGGAAGTATATACCCTTGCTCTGCAGAAATTGGCCTTATGTATACTGCGACTGTCTCTACTAATTTAGGATGATATAGGTCGTTAGTACTTATAATTTCTATATAACTACGAACTTCACTATATTCAAGTAGTGCTTCTATTTGTATGTCTGATTCTGTTATGTAAAACATTTCATACAATATATGAAATATCTTTTACTTTACAAACTGTCCTGGATCTTTTAATATTTGAGCTGAGATTCCTGGTAGTATCTCTTCTGCTTGTTTTATAACGTCCGCATTCTTTGATTTAGTACCTGGGTATAGGTACCCTTTTATTATCTGATCTTCTGCACTACCTGTAATATACCATTCTATTAGAAGTACTCTTCGATATGGTTTTCTCTCTTTTTTATGTAACTTGTACCCGGCTTCATCCTGCTCTACTATTCTACCGTCCCTACTATCTTTCATAAAGTACCTACCAAAACTTCCTTTAACATAGTCTTTTGCGGTTGGTTGCTGGTACTTATGTTCTACACCTCCTTCGTAGTTACCTGGTTTTATTACTTCTGAGGAAGGTACGAATTCCAGCTGTTGTGTATCTTTTGTTATTTCAGAACCTTTATAGAATCTTCCTAAAAAATCCTGTATAAATTTTCCTACATAGGTTAGCCCGGTTTTAGGATCTATTAAACTTCCGTCTAGTTTTCCGCCTGGTTTTATTTTAGATTTGGGTAAGTACATTATACTGTATATTTTTGTATTTTTCCTCTAGAAGCTAGTGCATCAGTAAATTTTATATCTCTCGCTCCTTCTTCTACTAGGGTTGATTTAAATTCAGTTAATTTTGTTTCTGGTAGATATTTTTTTTGTTTTACCATTTACTTATAAGGCATTATATAGGTTACCTCTTCCTTTAGCTGCGTATGTGTCATTTAAGAATGTACTTGCCTCGTTTCTATGTCCAGTAGACCTATATGTAACATGTATCCAAGGTCTTCCTCCTCTTGTTGTCTTATACTCTAGTAGGAGTTGATCATAGTTTTTCCCTAACAGTGCTTTAATTCTTTTTGCCCTTTCTAAGATAAGTGCATTTTGAGTGGAAAGGCTTCCCGTTAGATCACTAAACTGTATATCTGCAGCCATTCCTGCTTCGTGTTGGCTTTTTCCTCCGTTATTCCTATATGCATTAGTGACAAACATGGTCGGGTATACTTTCTTAATTGGCTCAAGTACATTCATAGCTAGATTTTTAAGATTGCTTATAATATCCTCTCTTGCTAGATTTCCGTAAGTTGGGTGTGATTTTAATTGACCGGGAGCCGGAAGGGAGGCCTTTACCACTATTCCTGCGCAAGATAACTGTGCTAGATTAAAATTAGGTGATAATTTTATTTTTGAATCATCCACACACGATTGTGATGTATATTTATTTGCTGGTGGTTTATACCCTGGATCTGTTTTACTAGGGGTCCCTCTATCTGCACCTCTTGCTGCTTGTTGAACATTAGCGGAAGGCTTACGTATAGGGTAGAATTGAGTCTTTAGTGATGTGTACCATTTATTATCTGATATTTCATGATCTATCCCTGTAATAAGGTAGCAGAAATTATCATATTTGGCAGGTAGCACTCCTTTACTAACTTTAAATGCTGAACCGATTTTAAATCCTCCTAATCCTACCATTTTAATAGAAAGCTCTACCGGTATTGCACCTGGCACGTTCTTACCTTCTTTCTCCACGTATGACTTTAAGATTTTACTTAGGTCTATAATTGCCGAACCTCTAAGTTGATCAAACAGTTCTGTATCGAATTTTTGACCTGAAAAGAGTCCCCCGGTACCGTTGAAAGATTCCCATACATCTGTCATATCCTCCTCGAACTTCTCCTTTTTCTTAACTTCTGCTGCTGCTGCTTCAGTATCAGGTTTCTCCTCAACATCTTTTATTAAATTATGTCTATCTACAACTGCCCTATTCCATTCTAGTATTGTTGCAACATTATCCTGATAATCTCCTGAGCTACCTTGTGCTGCGATCGATATCTGAGATGCTATCTCGCTTGAAATCTTACTTGTTATAGTTAATTCACTGACTGTAGTACCTATTCCTGATACTGTTATAACAGGTATTTCAACTACCTCTAGGAAGGTTTTTCTATCTATTATGGTATGTGTGTTTGTGCTATCATCATAACTTATATCAAAGTCATTAACCTCTCCTAATGCGTTCTGTACTCCTGCAAGCACTGATTTAAGTACATCTAAGAATCCTATACCTTCCTCTTTTGCACCATCCATATACTGATCTAACGTTTTTTCTAAAAAGTGCGTAGATACCATTATATTCAGTATATCATCAAGCCCTCCTGTATTAGCAGATTTTTCTATTAGTGCGTGTAGTCCGTCTTTTATTACATTGTACTCTACCCGTGTCGATTGTTTTGGTGGAATAGCGACTAACGGGTTTACGCTATAATGTTCTGGAAATGTTAAAAACTTGTGATGTATCTCCGTATTAAATACAACTAGATTTGTATTAATGTCTGGTCTATTCGGATCTTTTGGTGATCCGAACATATTAAATATCTGCAAGAATCCTCGTAGAGGAATGTATATTAAATTTATTGTCTCTTCGAAAATAAAAGTTGAACTATCTGAGATGTCCATATTTGTACGGAAGATATCGAAATCACCTTTGACTTTCAGTTTACCCGATACAGTCTTATCATTTTTTGCTGATAGTGCTTCAGACATTTTAGCTGTTGGACCGCTCTTATATCCTGATAATTTATTAAATATGTAATGGTATATACTCTTACGTTCTTTCATACCTGTTTCGGTATCCTCATTTGACATTTCCTCTACAGTAACTGAGTTTTGTGCAGGTCCGACTTTTAGTCCATCTAGCACTACTCCTTTTGAGATAAGCTTCACTGTACAGTCGTACCCACCATCTTTTCTAAAACTCCAGGAAAAGTTTACAATATATCCAAATAATGCTTCATAATTACCGTTATGATAGTCCCTAAGTGACCTCACTATACCTTCTAAAGTATCTATGGTTAAAGGTGAAAAAAATCCGTTGTTTACTGTGCTTCCGTCTGGACCTGTTCTTCTCAGGTTACCGCTATTGTCTGTATAACAGCTATGTCCAAATTCGAGAAGAGCTGTGTAGCCTGGTCTAAAATATAATGTTTCACATTTTTCTAAATCCTCTACTGTCCAAACTGTAAATCCTACTTCTGCTTGCATTAAAGCTCCGTAAGTTCCTTTCGAATCAACTTTTAAAGAAGTAATACCCGGCATTGGACGAATTCCTAATCCATTCACATAATTCCGGTAAGCTGACATCGTGTTGAGATCTCCTGTTATATCAATCCCGCTTCTTGCAGCAATCCCGCCTTCTTCGCTACTATTAGAAGCTCCTGCTATTAGCACTAAGCTCTGTGCTGCAGAGGAATCTCCTATAATACTCGATCTCCCTACCTTGCTTGTAGCTAGTTGATCAGCTTCCGTAACGGTAAGTGTGTTAACGCTTGAACGCAATTTAACCCATCCTGTATTTGAATGTATATTAAACAGTTCAAAGGAGTTCTTATTATTGCTACTGTACAGATTCTCTCTAACTGCTATTTGTTTAACCAGTTCTTCAGAGATTGGAGATCCAAACGTCTCTTTGCCCATTACCTATTTTTATTTATCTCGTTGAAAAGTCTTCTTACCTCACTTGGGTTATTTGGAATTCTTATCTGAACTCCTACTGTTACCAGAAGACTGTCTCTCTTTGTAGTGTTAGCAGAAGCTATAATCCACCATAATGAACTATCCCCGTAGAATTGCTGTGCAAGAAGATCATATCTATCCCCTTCTGATGTAATTACATAGATATCGTTTGCATCTATAGGAACATCTGGGTATATTACGCTTCCGAAATACCTTACTCCTTGCTCTGTTTTATTAATTTTAATATTTTTAAATCTATCTGGCATAACTTATCTTAACTTGTTCTTTTTCCGAAATACCTCTCTAATCTTCCGTCTATATTTGATTTTACATTAAATGTATGAATCGGGGTAAAGGTTACACTTACGTTTAACACATGTGGAAGTACCTCAAGCCCTTCTTCGTTCTCTACGTTTATTTCCCAAGGAAACTCCTTATCCCAGGATAACTTTACACTTCCAATAAATCCATTTTGCTGAGATATTAAATCCCCTATTGTTAACTTACATAAGGTACCTCTCATAAATTGACCGCCGGAAGCGTACGAAGGTGCAGTCGTACCTGCTAATATATTTAATTTTTGATATAATGGCTTTAAGTCTGCTTGACTTTGTGCTGCTACTTTAAAACCAAACGAGATATCTCTTTTAAATCCTTGGTATGTGTAAAATTCTTCTGCTCTACCTATGTACTGCGTTCCTGACCAGGTTCCTGTATAACTATCGTCAAAGGAATCTAGAAAAGCTCTAAAATATAAAAACTGTGATGACTCTGGTGTTATTACTTCAAATTCAAAAGGAATAATGTCTATATGTCTTTTTGTAATGTCACTCAGTAGACTTCTTGTCTGTGCTGCTAACCTATCTACATTACTTTCTTCAAGGTACATTTGATCAAGCCAGCTATTTCTGTCAGTGGCTACAGTTCCCGGTACTCCCGGAGCTGATCCTTTAGTTTTATGAAGGTATATTGTATTTCCCGGTACTGCTTCCGTATCAGGATCTCTCCCTTCGACAGATACTTTTGGGGATTTTTTTACATCTGTTTCTAGCCTGGATACTGTAACACTGTTGTATTGAGTTTCGTCATAGACCTTAGCTTCTTTTTCTAGTGTACTCTCTGTAAAAGTCCTGTAATTCTCTTCCCCCGTATTATCTATAATTATACCTGTACCTGCTTGTGCTTGAGTAAATTTACTTTCTTGAGTGGTAGGTTTAACTAACTTACTACTGTCAGCTTTTTGACCTGTAGCTATATAAGGACTATATTGATCTCCAACATTATCTACTGTATTGTCCGGTATTATAGTTGTACCTGCTTGTGCTTGAGTAAATTTACTTTCTTGTGTAGACGGTTTAACTAGTTTGCTGTTGCTAGCTTTTTGAATTGTGGCTATATAGGGATTGTACTGATCTCCAACATTATCTACTGTATTATCTAGTATGATAGTCTTTCCGTTTTTAGCCCTCTCAGCACCGTTTATTCCCTTATTTCCTACCCCTAAGTTCTGACTTAAAAATTTTAACAGTCCTGATGAGGTTGGTGCTCCTTCTGTGAGATATTCGAATCCTCCAAACCCGTTAATAAAATGTGTTCCTGTACCGTTTACGGGTACTTGGGCTAATATCGAACCCATTATCTTTAAAGGCATTAAAACGGAACCTCCTAACTTCTGTAGAAAGCTTCCTTTTTGTGTTTCTGTCTGAAGTAATGCTTGATTTAGAAGAAACTTTTTACCGGGCTTATCCATAAACATTTTTGAGATTCTAGTAAAATCATCTACTCTTGCAGATAATTCAGTCGTACTAGAACCTTTTTCGTTGTACTTTGGCAGTTTCTTACTTACGTACAAAGGATCTTCACCAGCACTCACATACTGTGGCGATCTCAAGTTTGAGGTTAGCGATATTAACGGTTTGTTGGCCATCTACTACTTTGGCAAGTTATCTGAATATTTTACAGGTGTTGCTCCGTCTAAATCAAATTTAGAATGTGCTCCGTCTATTGGTGCATGTGTAGTTGAGTTAGCGGATGCTCTTGGACCTACTTTAGGTGTTGTTCCTTTTAGTCCGAATACTGAATCTACTAGTTTATCTAATAATCCCATTGTTTTGTTTTTTAGGTTAGTTTATATGTTTATAAATATTACGTTATGCTCTTTTATAACTATTTAGTGAAATTGTATGTCCTACTTTATTACCATCCATGATTACATCTCCTCCTGCTTTTACTATTGAAATAAGTTCATCTAATTTTGCTACAAGTTGTGAGTTATTATCTTTTTCGCTACCTCCACTAATTCCGTTTATAAGTTCTGTGATTGCTCCTGTAGCTGCTACCATTGGAGCTGCAATAGCAGTTGTCATCACAAGTTCTTTTATTTCATCTAGTTTTCCTGTCTCTATAGTTGCAAGTGCAGATGATAGCATGACTAATCCTGTTGCAATGGCTGTTAGGGAGATCCCTACACTTGATAAAGGTTCAGCCATTAGTGATAATCTTTCTAAATCTGCCATAATTCCTCCGCCTGTTAGAAAACTTGCTAATCCTGTTGCAATACTCCCTCCTGCTAAAGCAGCTGACATTACTCCTAATCCTATAGCTGCTGATGCTAAAGCAGGTCCCAGAAGTGCCATGTTTGCTACTTTTTCTAAAGTAACTGAGTTTAGCATTGTTACGAATCCAGTTGCTACTGCTGTAATAATTCCTGCTAGTCCTCCTAATGCTTTTTCAACTACAGTTCCAAATGCTCCTACTGTTGGTGCTACTAAAGAGAGTGCGTATCCCAAAGGAATAAGTGCTGTTCCAAATGCTGCTAATAAACCTATACCAGCCCATGTTAGTGGATTCATTGCAGCGGTTCCAAATGCTATCAGTCCGACAGCTAATGCAGATAATCCTGCTCCGGCCGGTGCACCCAGTAGTGCTACAGCCCCCATTCCTAGTGCTCCTAATGTCATTGCTACAAAACCTGCTCCTGCTACTATTAATGCTGCTCCACCTAGTAAAGTGCCTGACATTGTCGATAGTCCTACCGATAAAGCGGATAGTCCTATTCCGGCGGAAGCTCCTAAACTACTTGCTACCATCATCCCGGGTGCTCCCAGTGTTAGTAGCAATAGTCCTGCTCCTGCTGTTATTAATGCTACTGAACCTAAAAGTACTCTTCCTGTTCCCATTGCAGAGACTCCGGTTGCTAATCCTCCTAAACCTGCTTTTAATTTTTCACCATCTAATTTTTCAACTAACTTAGCCCCAAAGTACCCAGGCATAAAAGCTATTAATCCTATCGAAGCTGTTACAAGTGCTAACGAACCTAAAAACACTTTACCTGTTCCCATTGCAGATAAGCCTGTTCCTAATCCTTCTAAACCTGCTTTTAATTTTTCACCATCTAATTTTTCAACTAACTTAGCCCCAAAGTACCCAGGCATAAAAGCTAT